GGATAAATTGTTATGATTATTAACGGTAAAAGAGCTTTAGCGTATATTACTAAGATTGATGACATTTCTCCTCTGGATGGATATGATAGGGTAGAATACGCTAGAGTAGGGGGATGGGGAGTCATTGTTTCTAAGGCTGACCAGTTTAAGCCCGGAGATAAGTGTGTTTATTTTGAGGTTGACTCTAAGGTAAATGCAAACGACCCTCGGTTCGCTTTTATGGCAAAGCGTGACTATAAGGTTAAGTGTATTAAGATGTGCAAGGTATACTCTCAGGGATTGATTATGCCTGTGAGTGTATTTGACGAATTAAAGGATGCAAATATCGGTGATGATGTTACCGATATTTTGAAGGTTCGTTATTCTGTCGAGGAGGACAACGCCCGTAAGTCGGATGTGGTTGAAAAGAAGCTGACTTTCTTCGAGCGTATCAAGAATTTCTTTACTGGCAAGAAGGTAACTAATCCTCGTAAGTTCCCTACTAAGTTTGAATACGTAAAGAAGTCGGATGAAGAGCGTTGCTTAATTGGCGATACTAAGATTCTTACCAACATTGGCAATATTAGAATTGCCGATATTGTAAATAAGAATCTCGACGTTTTGGTGGCATCTGTGAACGCAAATGGCGAAATTGAGTGGAAACCTATTGTTGGTAGGCAGAAACTTGCATCAGAGCCTAAGATTGAAATTGGTTATCCTTATCGCGCTGGCTGTGCAAAGCTAAATCATGTCGTATGTTCTTACGACCACAAGTTTATGACTCAGGATGGTTATAAGACCGCATACGAACTCTCTATGTCTGATAAACTTTTCATGTATACGAACTGTTATTCAGATGACGTTATTCCTTTTATTTATGGTTCGATTCTTGGTGATGCAGGAGTTTACCATGATGCTAGGGCAGAAGGTGACGGTATAAAGATTAACTTTACGCAGGGTGAAGCACAGCGCGAATATCTTAATTTTAAGATGGAGTATCTTGGTTGCGAAGATTCGCCTGTCTATCCTATGAAGAGCGGATATGCAGATACCACTGTTTATCGTTTTTGCTTGAATATGGATGGCAATATCAGCAATCATGTTCTTGAGGATTGCTGGAACGGGACTGAGGTAGTCTTGACTAATAAGATGTTTGAAAAGATTACTCCGCTGTCGCTTGCTATTTGGTATCTTGATGATGGTACTTTGATTAAGAATAATCATGACGGTGGACGTGCAAAGATTTCTACCTGTGCTTTCTCTCTTGAGGAAAACAAGATGCTCGTTGATATGCTGAATGATAAGTTCGGTATTGTCGCTACCATTATCAACGATAAGGGTTACTATACCTTGGCTCTTGATACCGAGAATACGGATAAATTTATGGAAATTATCTGCGGTTATGTGCCTAGCTGTATGCGGTATAAGGTGACTAATAAATTCGCTAATGCTGAATTTGTTTTGGACGATGTTGTTTACAAGAAGTCTTATAGAACTATCGCAGTTCCTGTAAAGAGCGTGAATAACTATAACGGTAAGTTCGTAAACGGTAGTTTGTATGACATTACTGTTGCAGATAATCACAATTTCTTTGCTAATGGTGTTCTGACCCACAACTGCGAGAATATGCCGTTTATTTTGAAGGACAAAGAGCCTTGGATTAAGACTCAGAAGATTGATGGCACTTCTTCTACGTATATCATGGAAAAGAAGCCGTTTGGTCGTTGGGAGTATTATGTATGCTCTCGTAATGTACGTCAGCTTGACCGTAAGCAGTTCACTTGGCACAACAAGGGTGGAAATTCTGAATCTAATGTGTACTGGGATATGAACGACAAGTATCATATTGACGAATTTTTGAAGCGTTACATTAAGGATAATAACTTGAAGTATGCGGCATTGCAGGGAGAAACCGCTGGCCCTAATCTTCAGGGTAATCCTCACAAGTATGGTGAAGTACGTTTCTTTGGTTACAATCTGATTCGTTCTGACGTTGGGCGTATCAATTCTTTGGATGCAAAGAAGATTTGTAATGCCAATGGAATTGATTGGGTTCCTATCGCAGATGAGCATTATATCTTGCCTGATGATATGGAAACTCTAAAGCTGGATGCTGATGGTGAGTGTATTGTTGGTACTGGCTTGCGTGAAGGTTGGGTTTATCGTAGCCTTGACGGTCAGCGCTCTTTTAAGAATGTTAGCCGTAAGTATATGATGAAGCATGACGAGTAATCTAAAATAAGGAGAAGACGCCGATACTGTCTTTAGTGCGAAGAAAAGTCGGCGTTATTTATTAAATGGCATATTATACCTACGGACAGTTGGTAGACAAAATAAATAATGGCGAGGTAATTTACTTCGTTAATGCTGAATGCGATATCATAGAATTTTCTTTTGATGGTCATTATAAGATGACAATATCAAATCTAATGAAAGTTATTTTTAACAAAGAGTTAACAGAAGAAGAATTTAATGAACGCTTCACATATTATGTGAGACATTTCAAGATTGGCGGTAAAAAATGAATAATGAAAAGTGTATGAATTGTGGAACTACAGTTGACGTTGAAGGTATTGATATTTTACCGCTTAAATATGGCAGTAGATTTGATGGTTGGGGAACAAGAGTTTTTCTCTGCAAGAAATGCTTGAGCGCAAGCCCCTTTTCTTCTATTGTTGCAGTAACAAATAAAGAACTTTCTGATAATAGCGATGCAACAGAGGAAGATTTGCTTGAATATAAGAACGAAGATGATATGTTCAATTACATTGAGTCCTTGTCTCTTGAAAGTCAGGAAAAGTTTTTTAACAGTAACGCCTATGGGGAGTTTTATACAAAACTGTCACCGGATGTATGGCTGATGGCAGAAAGGAGTAGATTGAATGGGTAAGCACCAGAGAATCTTAGCGAAATTAAAGTTTAGAAAAGAATATATTGAACTAAATAGAAAATGCAAGGTCGCTTTTGTCGGGTTGTTTGGTAGTCAGAATTATGGCCTTGATGATAGCGATTCAGACATTGATTGCGTAATGGTTACTATGCCTTCACTTGATGGGTTAATTAGTGGTAAGACGGAAGTAAAGACATTGACATCAACAGAGTTTTCACCTGATACCTATGATGATGGTCAGGTAAAACTGATGGATATTCGTGATTTCGCAAAACAGCTGGCAAAGGGCAGTTTTGTTAATCTCGAAGCACTATTTTCTGATTATGTTATTGTGGATGACTCTTTTAGGGGTTTTTATAATGTCAGACAGGAAATTTACGAAAGGTATTTGTGGCACTATCAGAACGCAGTATATGGTGCTATTCACAATATCTTAAATGACTATGAAAGAAACTCTTGTGCAGACGATGAGGTGAAAAGACAGTCGAAGCGGATGTATGAGGCGTTGCGATTAAAGAATCTCTATAATCAGCTTATGAACAAAGATAATGCACGGCTAAAAGCGTGCCCAGAATTTTACATTGCCGATTTGTCTGAAAGATGTTTTATCGGCAATGTAAAGAGCGGCGTTCTTGATAGTGGGCAGTTTTTTGATAAAACTAAAATCATTGAACCACCGACAAAAGATGAGCCAAGTGTTCCTAATTGGTTTGATATTATTTCATTTGCTAATGGTGTCGTAAAAAAGTACATCCTGTACCGTGATTTTGACCAAAATTGCAATAAGGCAAAAGAGTAAAATTGTGCATATTTTTTAGTGAAACCACTTGACAATCTGAGATTTTGGGTCTATAATAGCTATAGAAACGGAGGGATAGAGTGAAGTGTAAGACAGTTGATGATGTACTAAAAGCGATGTCTGTAGACGATGTATTTACGAATAATCCTTCAATTTTAAAGGCAGAGTATCGTGAATACTTAAAGATGTTTCATCCAGATTTTCACAATGGCGAGATGACTTATCAAGAAGTAACCTCGAAAATTGTGATGCTTTATGAAAAGGCCACAGATTTAATCGCTAGAGGTACATGGGAAGAATCTAACAAGATTCGTTTAAACAAACCGAACGGCAAAACGCTTATCGTATCATATCTAAAAGAGTATAGTTTTGAACTTGGAAAGATGTATTTATGCAATAATCATATTGTATATGTCATTCCAAGACAGCACAAGAAGTATTACGATAATTATATTAGCTCAATTAGATTTTCGTGCCCTAGAGACATGATGCAGAGTATTGATTACGCATTACCGCACATCGTTCAAAATTTTGAGAACAGTGAGGAGTGTGTGATTATCATTAAGCGTGAGCATAGTTGTGTTCCGCTTTCTGAAGTATGGAATAACTTTAATGGCAAGATTCCTATTAAGCACACAGCTTGGATGATTTCTCGATTGCTTAATCTTGCTTGCTTCTTGTCATATAACAATGTTGTTCACAACGGTATTGACATTAACAGCTGTTTCGTTGATATTGAAAAACATGGAATCATGTTGTATGGCGGATGGTGGTATACACGCTCTGTTGATGCGAAGATGATTGGTGTTAGTAGCGAAGTATATGATGTTATGCCACCGTCTGCGAAGCGTAACAAGAAATCTAAGAAAAGCACTGATATGGAATGTATCAAGATGCTCGGAATTAAGTTGCTTGGATGCACTTCAAAAATTTCAGACGCAACAGTTCCAGACCAGATTATGATGTGGCTAAGAACCGGGTCTGGTGAATACCCGCCTACAGAAATGAAGAGATGGGAAATGTCGCTTGATGCGGCATTTGGAAAACGCACATTTACTAAGATGAATCCAGAAATGGGTAAAATTAAATTGTAATTATAAAGGAGAAAAATTATGGGTTACGGTAGCTTTACTAGCGCAGATTGGGACAGTTATTCTACTCGTCATGTCAGCAATAAGACGAGTGTTTCTGGTGGCGGCTCGTCTAGTCTGTATCAGTCAACCGCTATGCCGGATGACATGAATCCGAAAAATATTACTGTCCGCGAGTCTCGTGACAGCCATGATAATCCGAATAGTACGCCTATTATCATTGCGCTGGATGTCACCGGTTCTATGTCGCCTGTTCTGCGCTCTGTTATTATGAACCTTAATACTCTGATGCAGGAGATTTATAATCGTGGTTCCATTACCGACCCGCAGGTTTGCTTTATGGCTGTTGGTGATGCTGACTATGACCGCGCCCCGCTTCAGGTAAGTCAGTTCGAGAGTGACATTCGCATTGCAGAGGCTTTGCAGAAGGTATGGTATGAAGGAAACGGTGGTGGTAATAGTCAGGAGTCTTATACGCTTCCTTGGTATTTTGCAACCAATTATGTTAGTGCGGATGCAATCGAAAAGCGTCATAAGAAGGGTATTTTGATTACTATGGGTGACGAGCCGTGTCCTGATAAACTCACTCGTAGACAGATTCAGAAGGTATTTGGAACTACTATCGAAGAGGACAGCATCAGTTCCGAAGAGTTGCTGAATGCAGTTAGTCGTGATTGGGATGTTTTCCATCTGATTATCGAACAGGGCAACTACTATTCTAACCGTTATCGTTATCACGATACAAGTCTTGTCGATGACAGCTTTGGTGAACTTTTGGGTGAACGTGCAATCCATGTGTCAGACTATAACAAGATTGCCGAAATTGTTGTTTCTATTCTGGAAGCACTGGCTGGCAAGGATATTGATGCTATCTGTAATAGCTGGGATGGTTCTACCGGAATCGTTGTCCGTAAGGCAATCGAAGGACTGGCAACAACTGGAAACAACACCGCCACCGCAGTCAACGGATTGGTCGAGTTCTAAAATCTAACGATTCAGCGCGGAGAAATCCGCGCTTTTTATTTTACAAAACCCCTTGACTTTTCTTAGCGTCTATGATATAATAATGATGTCAAAGATGCTTGACAGGAGGGTTTATATGGACATTAAGATTGTGATTGGCGCACAGTATGGTGACGAGGGGAAAGGTAGAACTGTTGACTACTTTACTCGTGAATGCAAGAACGGCGATATGGCTGTTGTGCTCACAAATGGAGGAGCACAGCGAGGTCATACTGTTGTAAAAGGCGATAAGCGGCATATCTTTCATCATTTCGGTTCTGGAACTATGAACGGTGCTGATACTATTATCAGTGAAATTTTTCAGGTAAATCCTATGGTATTTTCTACAGAGTGGGATGAACTGCGTGAACTTGGTTTTACTCCGAATGTATATGTCGATGGAAACTGTTTCATTGCTACGCCTTGGGATGCTTTAATTAACCAGTGTTGGGAAACTGCGCTTGGTGATGGTCGTTTTGGTTCTTGTGGTCTTGGTGTCTATGAAGCCATTATCCGTAGTAAAGAGCCAGAATATGCAATTACTGTAAAAGAGATTCAGAAAGCGAACGAAGAGAATAACTGGATTCCGATTGCAGAAAAGTTGGATATTATTTGCATGGAGTATGTTCCTTCACGTTTACATAAAGTTCTTGATGGTCGTGACATCCCGGAACAGTTCGTTAGTAACTTTGAAAAAGATTACGTGTTATCTTTTTTGAGCGACTTGGCCTTCTTTATCAAACACGTTACGGTAAAAAAGTTCACTAAGACAGAGCTTAGTGCAAAATATAAGCGGCTTGTGTTTGAAAACGCGCAGGGTCTTGCAATTTCGCAGAAATACTACGAACAGGGTGAGAATACAACTCCGACATATACTGGGCTTGGTTCGGATTTCGATGTTTTAGATAGTTTTGACGTGAAGAGTATGGACGAGTTTGACGTTGAGGTTTGTTATGCTACTCGCTGGTATACTACACGGCATGGTGCTGGTATTCTTCCGGGCGAAACCAATGTGAGCAATCTAAGTACAAAAATTATTGACAGAACAAACGTACACAATGAATGGCAAGGTAGTATTAGATACGCCATGTTTGATGTTGATAGGTTTGTTGGTCGCGTTATGCGTGACCTGAGCGTAGTTCAGTTTGTCGAAGGCAAATTTGATTTGTCGTTTGCCATCAATGCTATAGACCAGTGTGATAACAAGAAAATCCGTTATATTATGGATGGGCGTGAGAACTGGACTGGAGCGATTGATTTCGCAAATGTTATTTCTGGAAATTTTGCATTGTTACCGAATTTTGTCGGTTGTTATCTTGGCGCTGGTGATGATGCTAGGTATACTGCTAACCATGATTAAGGAGGTATAAATATGCAGGAGTTTGTTATGTTGGTTGGACTTCCGGCAAGCGGAAAGTCTACCGTAGCAAATGAGTATATGGGGAAGGGGTATCTTATCTTTAGTTCTGATGCGATTCGCAAGGAACTTTTTGGTGACGAAAATGACCAGACTGACAATAATCTGGTATTTAACACTCTGCATAATCGCATTCGCACTGCAATGAAAGACGGTTTTAGTGTCGTGTATGATGCAACGAATATCAATGCTAAACGGCGCGAAGGATTTTTACGCGAGATGGCGAAGGTAAACTGTCATAAGCATTGTGTCTTTATGGCTACTCCGTATTCTGTCTGCGTTATGCGCAATCAGAAGCGAGAGCGGAAAGTCCCTATGTCCGCTATGGAGCGTATGCGTAAGGGAATTGACATCCCGTACTACTTCGAGGGATGGGACGAAATTACCATTCGGCGCGTTAAGTTGGTAGCTCCGTATGAGCCGTTTGACCTTGTTGACAGCCTTTTGAATTACAATCAGGAAAATCCGCATCACGAGTTTACGCTTGGCGCACACATGAAAGAGGCATGGCGTTACGCAGTGAATGAGGAATACAATATGTATGTTCAGTGGGCTGCTCTTGTCCATGATATTGGCAAACCGGCTACTAAGACGTTTACTAAAATGAATGGAACAACTGATGAAAACGCACATTATTACAGTCATCAGAATGTTGGTGCGTATGATTCTTTGTTCTTGAACTATCCGAAAGAAATTACGGACAAAGATAAACTGCATATTGCAGTTCTTATCAATTACCACATGATTCCATATACATTTGGTAAGGGTAATACCGGAAAAGATAAGATGCGTGAACGTCTTGGCGACGAAATCTATAACGAGGTTATGCAAGTGCATAACTGCGATGTAAACGCACATTAAAGAAATAACCGCCAAATGGCGGTTAAATACATATAAAAGAGGTTGAAATATGGCATTAACTTTCTATGATACCAATGCTCTGCTAAGTCTGCGTGAAAGCGCATTTGTTGAGAAATTTGCGTGTTCTCATAAAACACTTGAGGAAATTGAGAGCATTAAGACATCTGGCAAGAAAGACGATGAAACTAGGTATCGCGCAAGGAAAGTAGCACACGCTTTTCAGAATGGAAACAATTACATCGTTTGCAACTATCCTTATGACAGAATTGTTAAGGAATTGGCCGCAAGAGGACTTGAGGTAACGCCGGATGCAATTATTACAACAGAAGCATATCTGTTAAATTCTGAAACAGATGATGTCGTTTTTGTTACAGATGATGTAAATTGCTATAACATTGCGAAAAACATCTTTGGTCTAAAAACAGAGACGCTAAATAGCATTAAAGAAGATATTTACGAGGGATATATTAAGATTAGCGGCACAACTGACGAAATCAATGAGCAGATGGATGTTATTGATATGTCGAAGTTGTATGCCAATGAATATATTGTAATTGACGATAAGTCGATTGGCAAAACGAAGGAAATGCGTTTTGATGGTAAAAAATTTGTTGAATTGAAGTTACCTCCGTCTGGATTTATTAAGGGTAAGAACAGTTTGCAGAGATGTGCGCTTGACGCTTTAAACAACAAGGATATTGACATTGTTGCTATTTTGGGAACCTACGGGTCTGGTGAAATGGTTGCCTGACCTTAAACATATCGTGAATTGCTGGAATATCCTTAGAGATTAACGTACCAACTATATGCGGTGACGTAATATAGGGCAGACAGGTTCTCTGATATGGTGAAAATCGTTAATATTGGACAATCAGCAACCAAGCATCTAGCTTTGCTAGATGAAGGCTCAACGACTAAGTGCGATATAATATAAGTTAGATTAGAATTTATATAGAATGGAGGTGAAAATATGAGACATAAAAGTACATTAACAGAAAATGATAGCAATTTAGTAATTGAAATGTATAATAGTGGTATGTACCTAAAAGATATAGCCAGTTCTTTTCATTGCAGAGTGACTAAGATTACTGATATTTTACATGACGCTGGTATTAGAACAAACAATGAAGGGAAATATCTAAATCGGCTTGCAAATACAGCATACTTTGACGTAATTGATAGCGAAGTAAAAGCGTATCTCCTTGGTTTTATAACCGCAGATGGTTCGGTTGGAGCAAGGACAGGGAGGAATTTTGGTAAAACACTAAGGCTTGAACTTCAAGAGTCTGACGAGTCTATTTTGGATTTGCTCTCAAGCGAATTGAATATTAAAAGCAAGAAATATTATCACAATAAGAATGGGAAAATTACTGTTTCTGTTGGTATCAGTTCTACAGAGATAGTTGATTCTCTTGAAAAATACGGCGTGGTTGCTAATAAGACATACGTTCTCGAATCTTTATTCATGGACTTACCAGATGATTTGTTGAGGGCATATTTACGTGGCCTTTTCGACGGTGATGGTAGTTTATATATTTCTAGCGGCATTGTTCATGGGAACTTCACGGAAGGATTAGAGCATATCGTTGTGCAGTTCAGAGATATAATAAACTCCAAAATTGGCATCGAGAATACCACAAAGATTCAGTGCAATAATGGTGCATATCATGCTGTGTGGAATGGCTCTAATTGCGTAAAGCTATGTGAATATCTTTATAAGGACGCAAAATATTTCTTGCCGAGAAAATATGAATTTGCAACTACAGCTATAAAGTCTAACTAATTCTAACTTATATTAAAGATATAGTCTGACCTTATTGGAAACAGTAAGATTAACAAAAATGAAATCATTTCTAAGTATGCAGATGGGATTATATGGTGTAAATGAGAAAGGCTATCAGTCCAAGATTCTTGGTGTACGTGAAGCGCGTGGCGAAGGTAGCGCAGTTGGTTACTTGCCCGGAGAGTTTGAGCAAAAAGTTGGTGATTTCTTTAAGCCTTTGGAGCAACAGCTAAAAGGCGGTGAGTTTGAGTTGCAGAGTCTAAAGCAGCGTGGTGTACTTGATGTTCAGATTCCTTATTATCTAAAAGGAACTACTTACGATAGCACCATTATGGTTGTTGACGAAGCAGAGGATTTGACGGAATCGCAGTTGCGTTTGGTTGGCACACGGCTTGGTCAGAACTCAAGAATTTTCTTTTCTGGTGACTATAAGCAGTCACTAATCAATAAGACTATTAGCAATCCGCTTGTTAAGATGTGTGACGAATTTAAGGGTAGCCCTAATTTTGCTTGCGTATTTCTTGACACCGATGTTCGTAGTGAAGCATCTAAGATGTTTGCTACTTTGTTTAAACAGTAATTGAATTATGTATTTGCCTAATCATTTTGAAGCTATCGACAAGAGTGTTTTGAATGATAAGGCCAGATATAAAGAAGACTTTGGTGATATGTATAGTCTATTGCTGGGTCTTCTTTCTACATCTGGCATTTATCCGAAGCATTCTTTAGATTATAATAAGATAACACTGGAGTTTGACGTAGATAACCGTATGTTACAGATTATGATTTCTGACTTGTATGGTGTGTATACATACGTAAATTATAATTCCGTAAGTAACGTAGTTACGTTAAATTTAGCTAGTTGGACTACTTATGGTAAAATTTACCAGTTAGCCAATGCTATCTACGAATCATACTTTAGATTGAAGAAAAATTCAAAAACCCCTTGACTTTTCTGTGAAAGTATGGTATTATATAGGTGTTCCAAGAAATCTTGAATAAAAGGAGGGTTAAGAATGGTCGTTAAAGTTGATGAAGCAAAGAAAGCAAACGGAGTCGCGTATACTGAAACATGGTATCTCGACAACATTTCATCTGTGAAATTTTATACGCTTCCGACTGATGGTGAAGTTAATATGCCCATTATGGAAGTATACAAGCGTAGCAATAACACTATTGATGGAGTTGAGCCACTCAAGTATGCTATGGGCCAGAATCAGCAGAATGTTACTCTTATGACCGACACTGGGTATATTATCGAGAAATTTGGGTACGAAGCTGTTTCTGAAGGCTGTGTTGTTCAGGATGTAAACGAAAGCCCGATTATGAAATCTAAGTAAAAATATTTTCTAAACCTCTTGACAAATTTACATTTTTATGGTAAAATATTAGTGTTCAAGGAGGTGCGAGAACCATAAGGAAAAGCGGCTTTTTGACCACTTTGATGAATTTTGGAGTTAGTGAAAAAGATGCAACCGATTTTGCTAACGAGGTTATCAACAGAGGTGGCAAGATGAGTTATGAGGGTGCTTATCATATTTGGGAAACCGAAATGATTAAGGCCGGAATCGCATCTACAAAAGATAAGATGGTTGCAAAAGATACAATCAGCAATAAATTATTTGGATAAAAGGAGTATCTAATTATGGCAAATTTTGCAAATGCAGTTCGTGAATCTGCACGAATGACCACTACCGCAAATGGAGCAAAGTGCTACAATACCACTGGTAGCAAGATGCTTGACCTGTTCTCTACCGCTGGCGGTATGCGCACTCGAATCAATGATGTTCGTGATGCGTTCTCTGCGGCATGGAACGAGAATCCTGAGCTGGCAATTAAGCTGGCTTTCTATTGTCGTGACGTGAGAGGTGGACAGGGTGAACGTGACGTTGCACGTGAGATGCTTCGCTGGGTCGCAGAATATCATCCTTCCACTATGCGTAAGAATTTGAAGTTCTTGCCTGAGTATGGTCGTTGGGACGATATTTACGTCTTTGTTGGCACTAAGGTCGAGAATGACGTATGGCAGATGGTTCGTGAGCAGTTCACCGAGGACATCAAGAACGTCAATTCCGGTAAGTCCTGTTCTCTGATGGCTAAGTGGCTGAAGTCAGTCAATACTTCCTCTAAGAAGTCTGTCGAGTTTGGTCGGTTGACCGCTCGTAAGTTGGGACTGTCTTATATGCAGTACCAGAAGACTCTGGCAAAACTGCGTAAGTACATTAACGTGACCGAGGTTAATATGTCTGCAAACAAGTGGACTGATATTAACTACGAAGCTGTCCCTTCTAAGGCTATGACTAACTATCGTAGCGCATTCGCCCGTCACGACCACGAAGGATTTACCGACTATATCAACGCTGTTAAGGCCGGAGAAAAGACTATTAAATCTAACACTTTGTATCCTTATGACCTTGTACATCAGTACATGGGCGGCGGTGGAATGGTTTCTTATCGCTCCGGTTACTACAACTGCGGTGGTTTGGCAGATAAGGAAGATGCTGTTGTTGAAGCACAGTGGAAGGCATTGCCCAACTACATTGACGGAAACCATAACGTGATGGTTATGGCAGATACGTCTGGTTCTATGCGTGGTCAGCCCATCGAATCCGCTCTTGGCCTTGCAATGTATTTTGCAGAGCGTAATAGTGGCCCTTATAAGAATCTGTTTATGACCTTTAGCTCTCATCCTTGCTATGTCACTCTGGATGAACAGAGTATGCTCGGCAACTTGAAGAAGGCCGCAAAAGCTGACTGGATGGGTTCTACCAACCTTGAAGCTGCCTTTGCTAAGATTCTCAAGACTGCGACTGACAACCACCTGACTGATGACGAGTTGCCCAAGGCACTTGTTATCATCTCGGATATGCAGTTTAATAAGGCGTTGATTCAGGGCGACAACTACTTCGACTCTATGAAGAATATGTATGCCGCACACGGTTATACCCTTCCTCATGTTGTGTTCTGGTGCGTAAATGCTTGGGCTGGTTCTACTCACCATAATAACTACAACGACTACGTTACTACGTTTAGCGGTAATGCCGCAAGCACTTTCCGTGATGTTCTCGGAACTATCGGTTATAATGCTTACGAGGCTATGTTGAAGGTTCTGAATGGTGAGCGTTACGCGCAGATTCATGCCTAATGTTTGACTAAACGATGGCAACACCGCCACCGTTAATTTTTAATCTAAAGGAGAAAATATGGTTAATCTTTTCGCATTTATTCCTGTCGTCGCAATTATCGCTGTAATTGCATTGATTGTTATTGTTTTCAAGTCTTGTTATAAGAAAGCACCGCCCAATAAAGCGATGGTCATTACTGGGCCGTCTGGTAGCAAGACTGTTCACGGTAAGGCTTGCTTTGTCATTCCGCTGATTCAGCGTGTTGATTATATGTCTTTGGAGAACATTCAGGTAGACTTTACGTCTCGTGATGAGATTCCTACCAAGGACGCTATCAATATCAATGTTGATGCGGTTGCTAATATGGCTATTGACACCGAACCGGAGCGCATGGCGGTTGCCGCATCTAAGTTTCTTGGATATTCTATCGCAGACATCCAGACGATTGTCCAGCCTATTTTGGAAGGTAACATCCGCGAAATTATCTCTCAGACTACTCTGAAGGAGTTGATTCAGGGAGACAAGAAACAGTTTGCTGAAAAGGTTATGGAGAATGTTGCCCCTAACCTTGCAGACCTCGGTTTGAAGCTAACTACGTTTAACATCCAGAACTTCAAGGATAGAAATGGCGTGATTGAGAATCTGGGTATTGAGAATACTGTCCAGATTTCTAAGGACGCCAAGAAAGCACAGGCACAGGCAAAGGCAGAAATTGCTATTGCAGAAGCAGAAAGCGCACGTGCCGCAAATGAAGCACAGGTCGTAGCTGATGCTGAGATTGCTCAGAAGCAGAACGAACTGGCTATCAAGAAAGCACAGCTGAAGAAGGTTGCGGAAGTCGAACAGGCTCGTGCCGATGCCGCACGTGGAATTGAGGCTGAGGAACAGCGTAAGGCGCAGGAAATTGCGACCGCAAACGCAAACCTTGCTCGTCAGGAAAAGGAAATTGAACTGAAGGAGCGCGAGGTTTCCATCAAGGAAAAGTCTCTGGAAGCAGAGGTCAAAAAGACAGCAGAAGCAAAGCGCTACGCTGACCAGCAGGCCGCAGACGCACATCTGTATACCGTCCAGCGTCAGTCTGAGGCTTCACTGTTCGACCGTCAGAAGAAGGCAGAAGCAGAGAAGGTTGAAGCTACCCAGAGGGCAGAAGCTGAAAAGATTACCTCTGAGGCAAAGCGTATTGCCGCAGAAAACGAAGCTGCTGGTATCAAGGCAAAGGGCGTTGCAGAAGCAGAAGCTATTCGTGCAAAGGCATTGGCAGAGGCAGAGGGCACTCTGAAAAAGGCAGAAGCTATGCGTGAGTACGGTGATGCTGCAACTATGGACATGAAGTTGGCTGTTGCCAAGGCTTATATTGACAAGTTGCCTGAGATTGCCGCCGCAGTTGCCGCACCTATGGCAAATATTGGCAATATCACCATGTATGGCGAGGGCAACACCGCAAAGCTGACTGGTGACGTTACCAAGACCATGAAGCAGATTACCGATGGCTTTACTGATGCCACTGGTTTCAATCCTATGATGCTGTTGTCTGGTGTTCTGGGTGGTAAGCTGGCCGCGTCCAACAACGGTTCTACTGTAAACGTCCATGTTGACGGTGACAATCAGTAATCATTCTCTTTTAGATTCTTGCAGGGCATACGCCCTGCTTTTATATGGGGTATTAGTCTAACTGGACAAAACATCACTCTCCTAAAGTGAATTTCTCCGTTCGAGTCGGGGATGCCCCACCAAAATTTTTCTCAAAACCACTTGACAAATCGCAAAAAGTATGATAGAATATAGGTGTTCCAAGGGGAATAGAAAGAAAGGTATATTGCATGAAATATGAGACTGTAAAAATGCACGAGTCTATTCCTATGACACCGAAACGTCTTTATGAGTGGGCTGTTGCAAACGGTGTTGAAGATTGTCAGATGTATTTTCCGGCAGACGAGCTTGAATGAGATGTTTATTTGACTATGGATGATATGTGTAAAGAACATCGTGATTTTGATAAGAACAAGGAAATGGTAGTCAATATTCGTAGGTAATTGTATGATGGTTTTTGTCTATGAACTGAAATATGTTGATAAACGCAAATTAGTCCCAGTCACAGAGAGTCCAAAGACGAGGACAATCGCTACGGTGATTAACAAAGTTACTGGAAACGATGTTAAGCGTTTGTATAATCGCTTGAAGCGAAGTGGCAATATGCCACAGATGGAATATCTAAAAGATGGAAATTATCGTATTATGTATATGGCACTGCCTAATGGGTTGAAGTTTGACCCATTCTATAAGGACGGGATATATTACAGAGGAAGGAGCGTATTTGACCGTGATGACACTTGATGACAGAATGAAAACTTATTATGAGGGTGCATATCGTGTTTATCTGACACGGCGTATGCCTGTCATTATCCGAATCGACTCTCGTGCTGGGCACACCTTTACAAAGAATCTGAAAAAGCCCTTTGATGTAGTTTTCACTGCAACGATGCAGGATACAATGAAGTATCTGTGTGAAAACATTCAGGGTTGTGTAATTGGTTATACGCAGTCTGACGAGATTACTTTGTGCCTTGTTGATTATGACAAGCTGGAAACCGATGCTTGGTTTGGTTATAATCTAAACAAACTGGTAAGCCTCAGTGCATCAATGGCTACGTTGGCATTTAATAAGTGCTTTGAACGTAATGCCAATAGAACCCTCACTAAGATGGCATTGTCCTCTGGCGTGAATAAGTTTGAAATTGACGCTTACTCTGCTACATTGGCAAAGTGTAAAGAAAAGGGTTTGTGTTTCGATTCTCGCGCCTTTAATATCCCGAAGGAAGAGGTGTGCAACTGCTTCTTATGGAGACAGCTTGACGCTTCTCGAAACAGTATTCAGGCGGTTGGTCAGGCTAATTTTTCGCATACCGTTCTGAATGGTAAGAATACTTCCGAGATTCAGGATATGTTGATGAACGAGAAGGGTATCAACTGGAATAATCTTGCTACAGAATTGAAGCGTGGCTCTTGTTGTGTGCGAGATGAAGGTGGCTGGACTATCGACCATGAGATTCCTAAGTTCTCTGGCGATGGTCGTGATTACATCGACAAGCTGATTTATATCGGTGAATAAATTTTAAAAAATATTTTCCAAACCCCTTGACAAATGACAAAAAATTTGATATAATAAGGGTGTCAAGAGGAGGTGGTTGAATGGCTACACGATGGTATGATTAGGTCTATCTTCCAAATCATCCGAGGGCAGGAACGAACGGAAATGTATTTGTCCATGTAATTGTTGCTGAACAAAAGATTGGAAGATACCTGAAGCCGGAAGAAGTTGTTCATCATATCAACATGGATAAGCATGATAATCGACCAGAAAATTTATTGGTTGTCGCTACAAATAGTGACCATGCGGCAATTCATAATGGATGTAACTATGAATTGGATAGTGATGGTGTGGCACATTCAATAAAGAAAGCGTGCTTTTGTAAGGTATGTGGAAAGATTATTTCTTATGGTTCTGAAATGTGTATTGATTGCTGGCATGAATTTTTGAACAAAAATAGTGCTCCACATAAAATAGTCGATGGACATTGCATAATTATAACACGTGATGAATTAAAATATAAGATACGCCATAAGTCGTTTGTCGGTATCGGCAAAGAATTTGGTGTCTGTGACAATACGATAAGAAAATGGTGTAAAAAGTACAACCTCCCTTTTAGAACAAAAGATATAAAGAAATATACAGATGAAGAGTGGGTGAGTGTTTAACACCCACTAATATACGTCCTTAGTGTAACGAATAGCACGAAAATCTCCAAAATTTTTAGTAACAGTTTGACTCTGTTAGGACGCGCCAGTTAGACTTTGTTTGGTTAAGTTAAACATCAATAGCTAGTCTATGTTGGTGAGTTAAAAACCAAGTTCGTGCGCACGAATTTCTTGCGGGAGCAAGGTCGTTTATATGCGCTTATCGTTCAATGGATAGGACAAAACTCTTCTAAAGTTTTTATGTGGGTTCAATTCCTACTAGGCGTACCACAGACGCATACAGCAATCCATAAATTTTGATGGTTTAAAAAGAATGCTTAAAACAATCTTTTACGGTTCGATTCCGTTCTGCGTCTAATTTTTAGTTATTCTTTATCTTTTTCTGAATCTGATAGATACGAACAGCAACACTTTCTTTGTTCGCGCCACTAATTGCGGATATAGTTTAGATGGTTAGAACGCCACACCGAAATGTGGAGACGTGGGTTCGAGTCCCACTTATAGTCGTGTCTAATATGCCCGGTTAGTCAAGTTGGCTAAGACGAGTGATTCTCAATCACTAGGCGGCAGTTCAATCCTGCCACCGGGTACTTTATGGTCGAGTAGCTCAGTTGGTTAGAGCAGTAGATAAATGGGGTATGAATATGGTAAATTCAAAGATGAAAGGCAATATTGCAGAGTCGCGTATTTTATATGAATTTGTTTAGAGAGGAATACCAGTTTCAATACCTTACGGCGATAATGAACGCTATGATATGATAGCGGAATTTAATGGAAAGCTGAATAAGATACAGATAAAGTTCTGCAATCAACAAATAGTTGATGGTTCGATAAGCTGTCCATGTTCTAATATAGTAAATCCATTAACAAAAAGTAAGCATAGAGAATTATATGTTAATGATGTTGATTATATGGCATTTTACATATATGTATGGGATGTTGCTGTTATAATTCCAACAAGTTACATAGGGAATAGGATTCAGATAAAGATTAGAAAAGAACGTGCAAAGAACAATCAAACTACAGCTTCTACATTTGTTGATGACTTTACTTTTGATAAAATTGTTGGAGCAGATGTTCGTAATGTGATAGAAGAACAACAAAATGTATATGAAAAAGCATATAATAGATGTGTTGATTGCGGATGTGCCATATCGGATAGGGCTGTGAGATGTTTAAGGTGTAGAAACTTGAAGCAATATGAAGAAACGGCAAATCCGAATATGATAGATAGAGACACGCTTAAATCCATGATTAGAAATATGCCATTTAAGCATATCGCATCTATATGTGGAGTTTCAGATAACTGTATTAGAAATTGGTGTAAAAGATATAATCTTCCATATCGTACATCTGACATTAAGAAATATACAGATGACGAGTGGAGTGATGTATAATTTTTAGCTAATTACCAAAACAATATCCCACTGACATAATAATACCCATTTTTTCGGTTTGGCTAACAGCGCATAGCTATAAAAGTCTAGGATTATTGGATAGGCTAACAATGACTGCTGGAAAGACAGCAATTTATATGCGGCAGTAGTTCAACTGGATAGAACAATCGGCTACGAACCGATAGGTTGCGAGTTCAAGTCTTGTCTGCCGTACCAGATAAATGAGTCTCAAATTACGCTGGACAAAGGGGAGCCTTTTATGGGTGACTGTTATGACAGTGACCCTGATTATCGGTGACGATACTAACTCATGAGAGTGCGTAAGCCGACATTTATATGTGCGTGTATCCGAATTGGCATAGGAGCTGCTTTGAGATGGCAGTGTCGAAAGACATTGTGGGTTCAAGTCCCACCATGCACACCAAAATACAGGATGGTTTCAATGGTAAAACATCGCCAAAATAAGAATGTGTCTATGTAGACATAAGCCGCAATTATTTTTTCTTAAAAGCCAAGACGAAGATGTTGGTTCGACCCCAACTCCTGTATTTATTATGCGAGATTAACTCAACTGGAAGAGTGCTACCCTTACAAGGTAGAAGTTACAAGTTCGAGTCTTGTATTTCGCACCATACGACAGTTTATAAGCTAAACAAGTCCTGCCGTGGACAAAACAAAAACTTAATTTGCGGTTGAGTGACCTTAAACTCACCATTATGGCTGTGTAGCTCAATAGGCTAGAGCGCGTAAAACCTATCTATTTTAGATAGTAACAGCTACACATTTTTCCATTATAAGGACGAGGTTTATGGTTCGAGTCCATACGCAGCCACCAAAAATCTAAAAAAGAAGGGAAATGAATCCGATGCAGTAGATTGATAATAATAATCCTATGGTTTTCTTTCAAATGTTGGGTGAAGTTGCCGGTGATAACATCATGAGCAAGATTTCCCGACTAAAGATTAGTGAAGAAAATGGAATTGTTACTTTATATCTAAGAGATGAACGTGAACCGTTTAACGATAGTGAACTTAGACAGCTAAGATACATCTTAGAAAGATGGTATGATATAATTTCTTTTAGGCGTGAAGATAGGCTTACTATGTTAGATATGAAGGTAAGAAAATAACCCTCCTTTATTTTTATATATAAAAAGACACATCCAGCAAACTTTTATTAAATTTTGAGTAGCCTTATGATTCAATTTTTAATGTGTCTTTTAGATTTGCCAGTGTAGTTCAGTTGGTAGAACGCGGGTTTTGTAATCCCGATGCCGAAAGGGTTCTCGCAGGTTCGAGTCCTGTCACTGGCTCCATGCCACTTTAATTCAGTAGATAGAATGATGCGTTCGTATCGCATACGTCGTAGGTTTGATTCCTACAGGTGGCTCCAATCGCACCTATGCTGTGGTAGAATAGGTATAGGCAAGTATTTTAACTACCGTGTCCATAGAGTTAATGGACTTGGGAGGTACTGACAAGACAGAAGAGCAAGTACCATGCACGTGGGCGGGTATTCGTGCTTTCATTTGCGCTCGTAGCTAAGTTGGTATAGCACCGGACTTTTAATCCGGGGTGGATTATTCCTATCGTGGGTTCAAGTCCCACCGGGCGCACCACGCGGTAAGTAGTTTTCGAGTTGCGACTATTGTAGCTGGTATTCGTAAAAAATATAGTAAATGCGTGATATGACAGTATGCCGCGTTTGTGTCAAGGAACAAGCACATTGCGGATAAACCGATGACTGCTGGAAAGACAGCGTTTTATGTTTCCATAGCTCAGTTGGTTAGAGCGCAATCCTGATAAGATTGAGGTCGAATGTTCAATTCATTCTGGAAACACCACTTATTTATTATGTGGTAGTACCCAAGAGGTTGAAGGGGCTTGCTTGGAAAGCAAGTAGGCGGCGTAAGCCGTGCAGGGGTTCAAATCCCTTCTACCACGCCACGACCGTAAAGATGAACAAAATGGAGCATACGGTGTTACAAAACCGTCTCGGAGTGATTGTATCACAAGGGGATTTAACGGAATATATGCTCGATGCGTGGTTCGCAAAACCTAAATTGCAAATATGCGTCATGTGCCAGACGGCTAGGCGAGAGACTGCAAATCTCTTTTAGATTGGTTCGACTCCAATATGACGCTCCAGTAAATGAGAATCAAAGCGGACTGGTAAAGGGATGCCTTTAGGAGCAGACCGAACTGTTGTAATAGAGGTACACTATTACACTTTGCGGTGCTCTGATTAGTGGTTTTGATGCCAACAATGGTGTTCGCGCCACCCCATCATTTATCCTCAAGCTGGCTTGAGAAACGATACTCGGAAGGGTATCACGCCCCACCGTGGGAGAAAGCGGCAGTCCGGGTCGGGACTAGAGAATACGACCACGCGATATTTGGTGGATGGGAACGAGTGAGTACGATTCGTTCCCAATTTTTATTATTTATGAATAGGAGATGGTTGCATGAAGAAACTGCTAGGAGCTATCATTGCTTTGCTTACAACATTTGTGATAATTTGCGCTGTGGCAGTTCCGTCAAAAGCGGCAGATTTTAGTGACAAGTTTGAATTATATGAATCGTGGAATAACAATCTAAAAGTATATACAAGAGAAGTGAGTGAGGAACTTGATGTTCCGTATTCTGCGTTAGTTGCTATTATCTATCACGAGTCAAGATTTAAGAACGATGTTGGCACAAGCTATATTGGCCTAATGCAAGTTGGATGTACGTCAGATATTTTGAATTTTCTTTCAAATAATGGACTAAAAACATCTAAGAAAGGTTTGTATAACCCAGAGACAAACATTAGAGCTGGTGCATTGATTCTTAGATACGCAATGGATAAAGCCACAAATATGGAAGATGCGTTCTATATTTATACTTGCGGCGAGGGTGCTGTAAAAAAGCGAAAGGCGAACGGTCAGAAGAAAAATAAAGCTACTATTGAAATTACAGAGCTTTATTACGAATATTCTGAATACTTTGCTGAATAGGGTAAATCTGATTATCGACAGTTCCTATTAGATGAACTAAATGGGGTTCAGTCAGAACTCGACGAGACGAACGGTTTGCTTCAGTCTTGTGAAGTGTATCAGTCCGACTATTACAACCAGCAGTTGTTGTTTATAGAGCAAAAGATAGACTTCATAAATTCTGAATTAAAAAATTTAGAATGACCTCTTGACTTCTTGAATCCGGGATGGTATACTACTACTAGGTAGTAATCATCCCGGATTTTTCTTTAAGAAATTTTCCAAAACCCCTTGACTTTGGCCGGTTTCTATGCTATAATATAGACAGTCGAAAGGCAATAAAACAAAAACAAAAGAACTAAAGGAGAAAAAATTATGAAGCTGAAGGTTTATGAGAATCACAATCGCGTTATCGCTCTGGGTCACGAGTTTGGCAAGCGTATCAAGGTGATGGCCGTGTGTCACGCAGAGGATACCTTTGACGCGGACTTCGGTAAGAAGCTGGCAGAGTTCAAGTACAAGATTGCCAAGAAGGATGCTAAGATTGCAGAGCACAAGCGTTACATTAAGGCACTGAAGGCCGCCATTGCCGAATGTGAGCATGAGATTGCGGCACAGGAGGCCGCAATCGTTCTCGTGACCGAGAACCGCGATAAGGTTGTTGCAGATAAGGACGCATTTATTGCGACCAAGTATGTACACAACGAGGGGTAATTACCCCTTATACATAACAGGTGTTTAGATGAGATATTTAGGTGGCAAGAGCAGAATCGCAAAAGATATTTCTGATTATATCAATTCAGTGATAGGAAATCGTGATTTTATCCGGTAACTGCCTTCCGGCCTGAACATCTCGCCACATGGCGATTAGATATGGATGCGCGTCATTAAGAATTTTGCGATTCGCATTGACACGCGACTCAATAGAACAGCTCCCGCAAAACAAAGATATAAAATCACGAAGTCAACATACGATTACGTGAAAGCGCACAAAGATGAAGACCCCGGATTGACTGGATATGTTGGTTTTGCGTGTAGTTATTCTGGTAAGTGGTTTGGCGGTCTTGCAAGAAATAAGCGCGGCGAAGATTTTTGTGCTGGTGCAAGTCACAGTATTTATCGTGACCTAAACGGTTTAAAGAATGCAGAGTTCTTGTGTGGTGATTATCGAGATGTATCAATCCCGAATGGTTCGGTCGTGTATTTAGACCCACCATATAAAGGAACTACTGGATATTCTACTGGTGATTTTGACCATGAAGCGTTTTGGGAGTATGTCAGAGAGCTTTCAAAAAGGTGCACTGTCCTTGTAAGCGAAGAGACTGCTCCTAATGATTTTGCTTGTGTTTGGTCTAAGCAGATTGCAAGACAGGTAGATGTGCGGCAAGGTCGAGTCTACAAAACTGAAAAATTATTTTCAAAAACCACTTGACAAATTTCAAAAAATTTGATATAATATAGTTGTTCGATTTATTCTATATACATAAGAGGTAATTTACATGGCATTTAATTTTAATGTACAAGAAGCTGTACGTGAGAAGATTGCTGTCAAGATTGCGCTGATGGGGCCTAGTGGATGCGGCAAGAGTTATTCCGCATTGCGTTTGGCAACTGGTATGATTGACGAAATGCGGAAGCGTGATGTTCTTGAGGGAACTAACGGTAAAATTCTTTTTGCGAATACAGAAGGCCCTCGTGGTCGGTATTATGCCAAGGAGTTTAAGTTCGATATTGTTGACTTGAATCCCCCTTACAATCCTGAGCTGTTTATCGACCTTATCAACTTTGCTGTTCAGCAGAAGTATTCAATTCTTGTGATTGATAGTTCGTCCGCTGAATGGGAAGGACGTGGTGGTTGTCTTGATTTGCAACAGCAGTTTGGTGGAAACTATCAGGCATGGGCGAAGGTTACTCCTCGTCATGATAAGTTCATTGATACCATGGCATATTCGCCCATCCACATTATTAGTACGATGAAGGGTAAAGACCAGTATGAGGTCGATAAGGATGACCGTGGTAAGGTTACTGTCAAGAAGCTCGGTGTTGGCGCAAAACAGCGCGAGGGCTTTGAATACTACTTTACTACGACTTTTATGATTGACCGCGATAGTCACATGGCAAAGTGCGAAAAGGATAATACCCACATTTTTGAAAATGAAGGTATTACTCGATTGGATGAAAGTCATGGTGCTAAGATTATCGACTGGGCAAACGATGGCGCTGACGACAATTCCTACGCAAACAATTATAATCCTGTAAAGGCAGATATTTCTACCGGTAATCCTGCGGCAGTCGGCAAAGCATCTGATTCGGAAGTTGCATCCAGTATTGAATCTATTGCAAGTCTGATTGAAGCCCTCAAGACCAAGGGCGTTGACCGTATGGATATTGCAAAGGCTATTTCTAAGCATCATATCGTAAATGGCAAGCCTGTTGCAAACTATAATACGATTACAGATGGTGATGTAGCAAAGGCTGTTCTTGCAGAATTGGAGAGTTTAGCATAATGAAAAGTGCTTATCTTTCCGGTAGACAGATTGCAAAGATTATTTTGATGGAGGCCGTAAATGGCAACATCAAGTATAGTCGTTATATCTATAGACTTAGCTCTTCTGCTGACGCAACACAGAAAGCTATGGAGGAACTTGCAACGCACAAGTTTACCAATGCTGGTCAGTTGAAGAAATATCTTGAAACGTATGTTATTTTCTAATCTAAAGGAGAATTTGAAATATGCTGAATCATGTTGTTATTATGGGTCGTATGGTTCGTGACCCGGAACTGCGTCAGCTTGATAACGGCACTAGCGTGACTAGCTTTAGTGTCGCAGTTGAACGCAATTATGTTGACAAGACCACCAATGAGCGTCAGGCAGATTTCCTGAATGTCGTTGCTTGGCGGCAGACCGCAGATTTTGTCTGCAAGTATTTCCATCAGGGCGATATGATTGCCCTTGAAGGTTCTTTGCAGTCTCGGAAGTACACCGATAAGGACGGTAATAACCGTATCGCAATCGAGATTGTTGCAAGCAACATTTCTTTCTGCGGCGGTAAGAATGGCGGCAATGCAAATACCGCAACTACCAATGATGCTCCGGCAACTATGGTAGCAAATGCACCATCTGAGGACAATGACGAACTGCCATTCTAATAACTAAAGTATGATTTATGGGGCGAGCGGTTGCGCTCCGCCCCATTTTTTATTATAGGGATGATTGACATGGATATGAATAAGAATGTGTAGGTAAATACCTACTCTTTTTCAAAACTAAAAAGTTTCTTTAATTGTAAATATTACTATTATCTTCATTATTTTGATGATATGAAGATGATTCCAGAGTCACACGGTACAAGCGAATTTGGGTCATATATGCACAAGATATTGGAGATGTATGGAAAAGGTGAACTTGATATATATGATATGCTTTCGTATTATGAGAAGCATTATGCAGAGAATGTAACATCTACTTTCACTTTGCAGATGGAAAAGAACTTTTCAAGGGATATGGGGTATAAATATTACAAGGACGGCTATGATTTTCTAAGTAATTTTACAGGTTTTGATTTTAAGATTTTAGAAACTGAAAAACATTTTGAACTACCTTTCAAAGACAAATTTAGATTGCAAGGTCAAATAGACGTTATTGCAGAAAACGATGATGGCCTACTGATTATTGATTATAAATCTAAAGGAAATTGGAAGAGCAAAGCGGAACGCATCGAATACGAGAAGCAGTTATATTCCTATGCTTGGGCAATGAAACAAATGTATGGCGAATATCCGAAAAAGATGGCGTTCTTTATGTTTAGATTAAATAAATGGACATGGGTTGATTTCGACGAGAATAGGCTAAACGAAGTCTTAAACTGGATAGAATCAACCGTTAATGAGATAGAGGGCGAATTTGAGTTCAAACCTATCACTCAAGAGAACAATGGAAAGTTCGACTTCTATTGTAACAATTTCTGTGATTTTCGTCATCAATGTCCTTACGGACAATTAACTAACTAAGGAGAAAGATTTGCATGAGTGAACTTCTGGATAAAATCATTGAAGCAAAAGGAGTTCTTGGTGATAGACAAGCAGAGATTATCGCAGAGGGTTATCCGCTTGAAGAGTGGAATCCAGAGAAAGGCTCTGCAAAATCTATCTTCAATGCTAACGACAATAATCCTTCAATGATGTGGATGAAAAAGGACTACTACTTTAAGGACTTCTCCACTGGTAAGGTGTTCGGTATCTTGGACTATTATATGTACAAGTTTGGTGAACCTTACATGAAGGCAGTTAAGCGTTTGTTAGATGAAACAAAGGTAAAATACGACCCATCTCTGTTTAGTTTTACAGCGCCAACTGAACAGAAGGATTATTTCAAGAACTTTAGATATCCTAAAATCGAAGATGATATTTCCGGTGTTGCGTTGGAGTATATGGCAAAGCGCGGTATTTCCGAAGAGACGTGTCGTTATGTCGGCCTTGGTTCTGATATGCATGGGAACGTTGCATATCAGTTTAGGGATTTGACCGGACGTGTTGTTACAGTCAAATATCGTCCTAGTCATGCAATTAAGAGTGGCGAACCAAAATATTTCTATCAGAAAAATGCTGATACTTGCCCTATTCTTTATAACATTAACAAGATTGATATAACACAGCCGCTTTTGTTGACAGAGGGTATGAACGATACTATGGCCTGTATTGAGGCTGGCTTCAAAAACGTCGTAAGTATTCCATCTGGCGCAAATGATGATAACTGGATTAACTTTAACTATGAGTTCTTAGACCAGTTTGAAGATATTATCCTTTGGTTTGATAACGATGATGCTGGAGAAAGTGGTATGAAGAAAGCCATTCCTCGCCTTGGTGAATATCGTATTAAGATTGTCAAACCTACGGAGGATGATGAAGAAGCGGTTTATAATTACTATCATAGCTTTAATGAGAATGTAGATATTCGTAAAACTGATGCGAATAATGTTTTGTTGGCTTGTGGTAGCGCAAGAATCCTCGCGTTGATTAACTCTGCCGAAGAAATTCCTATGGAAAGCGTTATCGACCTGATGGACGTTGAGGAATTTGATATTGAACAGACTGAATATATTCCGAGCGGTATCAATTCGCTTGATAGACAGATTTACGGTTTCATTGACGGAACATTGAACATCTGGACTGCCTACTCGGGTTGTGTTGACTGTGACACAGAGTTCTTTGATGGTACTAAGTGGAAGCGAATTGCTGATTTCCAGAATGGCGATAAGGTGTTACAGTATAACGATGATGGAACAACGTCACTTGTTACTCCTTGGATTTATCATAAATACAAGGCAGATACGCTATGGCATTTTTCTGCCAGAGGAATTGACCAGTGCTTATCTGATGAACACAATGTATGTTATTGGGATTCTAATGGCAAAAGACGTGAGAAGACGTTTGATGAAATTCATAAAATTCATGAGAAGAATGTAAATGGATTTAGCGGAAAATTTAAACGGTCTTTTGAGTATTCTGGCGTTGGCATTGATTTAAGTGATGCGGAAATTAAATTGATGTGCGCAGTTATTTGTGATGGTACTTTTACTCACAATAAAACTAACCTATGTAGATTCCATCTGAAGAAGGATAGAAAAAAAGTTGAGGTTCGTAAGATTTTTGACGAGTGTGGCATTAAATACACCGAGCGTGAATCCTCGGCAAATGGTTATACCGACTTTTATTTCTATGCCCCTCGCAGAGAAAAGGAATTTACAGATTATTGGTATGATTGCTCTTATGAACAACTGATGGTCATTTGTGACAACATCCTTTTTTGGGATGGCAGTATTGACAAAAAAGGTAGGCGTGTATTTTCAACGACAATCAAAAAAACGGCAGACTTTGTGCAGTTTGCCTTTAGTGCCACTGGTCGCGGTGCATCTATTGGCGTTGATGACAGACGTGGGCAAAAATACATTACTTGTGGAAAGATATACACTAGAAAATCCGTCACATACCGTGTTGTTATTTCTGATAGGATTTTCTGTTCGATGATTGCAAGAGAAGAATCGTCAAAAACAAAAATTGAGGAGTATAAAACTAAGGATGGATTTAAATATTGCTTTACTGTTCCGAGTCATACATGGATAATGCGCAGAAACAACTGTATTTGTGTCACAAATAACTGCGGTAAAACTACTATGATTTCTCAAACTGTAGTTCTTGAGGCGATTGATAAGGGAAATACGGTATTCTGGTTTAACGCCGAATCGACAACAAGCCAAATGTTGAACTGGGTTTTGGCTCAGGCGGCTGGTAGACAGCACTCTGTTGAGTATACTGGCGCTAACGGATTCCAGTTCTATAAGCCGACTCCACAAGCGACGCAAGCTATTAAGCAGTATTATGCAAAGAAAATTTTCGTCTATGATAACTTGCTTTTGTCGAATCCAGATATGGTTTTCAACAAGATGAAAGAAGTTTATAAGCGGTTTGGTACAAAAGTTTTTGTTCTTGATAACTGGCTGTGTCTGAATTTCCGTGGTATTTCTGATACAGAGGTGACTGGTATTCAGGTTGATTTCATGAATAAATTGATTCATTTCACAAAGCAGAATGGGTTGGAAATTCATCTTGTTTGCCATCCTCGTAAACAACAGGCCGGTATTCCTCTTTCCGAGTATGAGATTCTTGGTACATCTAACATTGTTAATATGGCTGATAGAATCTATGGACTCGAAAAGGTTTGGGACAATGACTTGAAGGCGCTAGGTTACGACAGACAGTTTACGGTTTTTAAGGATAGAACGCTTGGAATCCATGGTGAAAGAATTGGACTCAGATATGACCGTGTAACCAGACGTTTGTATGGAGACGGTGATGATAAGTTCAAGCAGTATTCTTGGGATAAAGGTTTAATTAGATACAATACTCCTATTTTTGGTAAGAATGGCTTGCTTGTTGGCGATAGAGTTCTCGATTACGAGCAAGCCGCCGCCAACAATACTCCGTATTGATGAGGTGACGTAATGGCAAATTATACAATTTACCATCTTCATACCATGCTAAGTAATGCAGTAACAAATATCGACTCAGTTACTACGTTTAAGCAATACATAAAAAGAGCACAAGAGTGCGGTATGACCGCACTTGCTTTTTCAGAGCATGGTAATATTTTTGAATGGGTTCACAAGAAAGACGCTGTTGAAGCCGCTGGTTTGAAATATATTCATGCAATGGAGGCATATCTTACAGAGCGCATTCCAGATGAGGGCGAAGAAAAAATTCGTGATAACTACCACTGTGTTTTGATTGCCAAAAACTGGGAGGGTGTTAAGGAACTTAACCGTTTACAAGGAAAGGCATTCAATAGAACAGACGGTCATTACTACTACGCACCGAGAATTACATTTGCTGAATTATTTGCTACAAGTAATAATATCATTATTACCACAGCTTGTGTTGCATCTGCATTATGCAAAGGAACAGAAAGCGCGAAGGCGTCATATCTTAGATTTCTGACGAGACATAAAGATAGATGCTTCTTGGAAGTTCAGCATCATAATACGCAAAAGCAGTTTGAGTATAATAGATATTTGGCAAATCTGTCTAAGGAAACTGGTCTTAGATTGATTGCTGGTACTGATACGCATTGTTTAAACGCAGAGCATGAACTTGGTCGTAGCGCACTACAGCGTGGCAAGGGCGTTTTTTTCGATGATGAAGTCGGTTGGGATTTGACATGGAAAACCTACGATGAACTTGTCGAGGCATATAGAACGCAAGATGCTCTCAGTGAAGAAGAATATATGTCTGCAATCAATAACACAAATGTTATGGCAGATATGATTGAAACCTTTGAACTTGATAGAAGTTTCAAGTACGCAAAGATTTACGATGATGGTGAAAAAGTCCTCCGTGAAAAGTTGTTTGCGCCAGAAACTATCGAGCCGATTATCAAGGAGGGATTTTCAAGAGAAGAAGTAACTGCGCGTTTGGAGCAGGAAATTGACACTTTTAAGGCTTTGAACGCAACTGACTTTATTCTTCTCGAAGACCATATTGTGCGTTGGGAGCATTCGCATGATATGTGGCAAGGCCCTGCGCGTGGAAGCGCCGCTAGTTCCTTGGCTTTGTACGCTTTGGGCGTGACAGAAGTGAACCCATTGAAATATGGATTTTATTTCTGGCGATTCATGGATAAATCTAAGTACAGCTTGGCTGATGTTGATATGGATAACTCGGCAAAAGACCGTGATAAACTGAAGTTCTGGATGTTGAACGACCACCTAGACCTTCCGAATGTCAAGACTTGTGAAATTATTACGTTCAACACAATCGCATTAAAGGGCGCAATTCGTGATATTGGACGTGGATTGGATATGCCTCTCGATGAGGTTGATACGATTGCAAAAGCTGTTCATGAAGTAGCAGTCGATGAAGAAAAGATTGTTACTATTGATGATAGCTGGCGTAAGAAATATCCAGAGTTGTTCAAGTACGTTGATATTGTTATTGGCACTATCGTTAGCATCGGTTCTCATCCGTCTGGTGTTGTTGTTTCCGACCATGACATTGAATCGGAATTTGGCCTGTGCTATCTAAAAGATGACCCCTATCCTGTCTCCTGCATCAATATGAAGGAACTTGATTCCCTTAATTTTACCAAACAGGATGCCCTTGGGTAAACAATCCTGCCCAAGTAAAAGCGAGTTATATGCTGGGAAGTGCTTAGAGCCTCAGTTACCAAAGTGTGACAATACTGAGGATTGCACAATCAGCAGGCACGATAAGTTCTGCCTCAACGACTATGGGAATATCCCAACTGTCATAGAGTGATTTATGACAGTAACCTCGCTGAAATGATATAGTCTGGTCTGCATTTAATAGTGCAGAGTCAAGCAGAAATGACTTGACATTTTGTTTGCTTTCTGATATAATATATGTAAAGGTGGTGATTGTATGGCGAAAGCAAGATATACGAAAGTGTAGTTCTATAATGAAATACTCCGGTTGTATAAAGAGTATGGCGAGATAAACCAAAATATCTACGCAAAACACACAAGTCTTGATGTTAGCTTTAGACAGTATTGTAATAAGTACGGTGGATTAAAGCAGATATGTAAAGACCTTGGAATAGAGTATAGCTATTATAATGAAGTTTCCAAAGAGCAAGCGCTTGAACGTGGGCGAATGTTGCTAGAGCAATATGGATTCTTGCGAAAGGAACTTTGTCAAAAGAACGGAATATCATCTAGTACAGTTGCGAAACTGTTTGGAAGTTATCAAAACTTTTATAAGGAAGTTGGATATAACACAGACTTTCGTAGAGATGTTCCAGTTGAAGCTGTAAGAAAAGATATACTCGAATTTATAACCGAAACTGGTTCTAAGTCAATTACAGACTACAAGAAAGCGCATCGGTATTCACAATCTATAATTGATAGATGTGGTGGGTGGCATACAATTCTTGTTGATATTGGAGTAGAACCAAAGAAATGGCGTAATGGTAAAGACAATATAATCAAACAGACACGTGAATTGATAAACAAATATGGTTATCTGTCAAGTAAACTAATAGAAGATAATTGCGATTTTACTTTGCAAGCGTTGGAGTATTACTTAGGAAACGCTGATAGTATTTGCAAATATTTCGGTAATGAGCATTTATTTGACTACGGCAGAAGTAGTCAAGAACTCAGAATAGCAGAGTTACTCGAAGATATTCTAGGTGTCGGGAATTTTTCACGTGAAGTTGCATGGGATTGGTTGTTGTCAGACAGCGGCAATCATCTGTATGTGGACTTTTATATTGATTCTTTAAAAGTTGCGATAGAATATGACGGTGAGCAACACTACAAATACGTTGAAAGGTTTCATAGAAATTATGATGGGTTTCTTGAATATCAGCGTAGAGATAATATAAAGAGTTCGTTGCTTGCAGAACATAACATCAAACTTATTAGAATATCATATACGCAAGAAATATCAGAAAAATATCTAAGAGATATATTAAGCAAACAAAATTAACAAAATTACGTGGATAACGTGGGTATTATCAATGAAACTTGTAAATTAGCTGGCATCGAGAGATTGTCACCTAAGACGATTGACTTTGAGGATGATGCAGTTTGGAATAGTATCAAGGAAGATACATCTTTGATTTTTCAGATGAACTCCAACTATGGTCAGCGCACAGTTGATAAGATGTTGTCACCAGAGGTTTACAGCAAGATTAAGAAGCAGATTCCTAATATGACACGTTTGGATTTGCTGACGTTCATCAATGCTCTTATTCGTCCTTGCGGCAAGGGAGTTTATGATGATGCGACGAACGGCATCGTATCTAAAACAGGAATCAGAGAGATTGATGATTTGCTTGGTTCTTCTATGGGCTATGCAATTATGCAGGAACCTCAGATGGCTTTTGTTCAGGAGTTCTGTGGTTATGATTTCTTGAGAGCTGATAAACTTCGTAAGATTATCGGCAAGAAACTTGGTACACGTGACCAGCTTCCTATTATTAAGGAAGGTTGGGAAAAGAACGCAAAGGTCAAATATCATTTAACCGATGAGCAGTCTGACAAGATTATCAATCCGTTCTTACAGTGTATTCTCGATGCTACACGATATTCATTCTCGCTGGTTCATAGTTTGAGCTATTCTTGCATCAGCTATGAATGTGCATATCTGCGTTATCATTATCCGTTACAGTATTTGACTTCTTGCCTTAACGCATGGAACGGTGACGATAACAAGACAGCAGAAGCTATTGAATACGCAAATAGTCGCAAGGTAAAGATTCTTGCGCCTAAGTTCAGACACGCAAAGGCAGAATATTTCTATGACCTTTCTACAAACAGTATTTATAAAGGTACGAGTAGTATCAAGGGATTAAATGCAGGGTATTCTGATTTCTTGTATTCTTTGAAGGATAATTCTTACAAGACATTTACAGACCTACTGTACGATATTCAGGCATCTGGTATGCCTCGTGACCAAGTTGAAACTTTGATTAAACTTGACTACTTTGAGGAGTTTGGCACTTGCAGAGAGTTGGCAACAATCTTTAAGCAGTTCCAGTTCTTTAAGAAGGGCGAAGCGAAAACGATTGCTAAGAGCAAGATTCCAGACGAGATTACAATGAGCATTATTAAACGCAATGCTAACGAAACCGAAAAGCAGTTTAATAAGCTGAATTGCCATAATATCTTAAATGAGATTGAACAGTACATTATGACAATGAATCTTGGTGATGTTGACATTAAAACCAAGATTGCTAATCAGCTTGAGTATATGGGTTACATTGGCATTAAGACTGACAAACCCGAAGATAGACCTAAAATTGTCATTCTTGAAATGAAGGTTATGAAACAGCGTGAATCTGTTGAGCCTTGGGGCGTTATCATTGATGCGCAGTCTATCGGTTCTGGTAAGCGCAGTTCTTATACAGTTCCTTATAAACTGTATAAACAGTGTAAGTTCAACAAGAATGATGTAATTAAGATTCGTGATTGGTATAAGAACAAACGTGGTTATTTCTATATTACTGATTACGAGTTCGTGTTTATGTAAGGAGGCATTCTATGTGGCTACTTTGTAGCGTATCAGATAACGAGCTTCTTGCTCCAAGTATTTGCAGTTCGAAGGAACTCGCGTTAAGGAAAATGGATAGCAGTATCAATTTTATCCTTAATGACTTAGATAGTGATGGTATCGACTATGATACACACGTTGGCTCTGATGGATTGAGCTATCAGATTGTATGTGACGATAATATTTGGACTTGGAAGATTTTCCATTTGGAAATGAAGGTGGCGTAAAATGAAGGTAGAAATTTCTTACGATAAGATTGAGACGCTTGATGGAAAAAAGGTAAAACTTGACGTTGACAATATTTTGTCACGTAAACTATCTGTCGCAGATAGATTCAGAAAATTCTTGCTAAAGAATAAGGATGTTGTGTTTACTGCGATTGATACAAAAAAAGGCACTAAGTTCACTGGTATCGCTTATGAGTTAGCAGAGGATAATTCTCCTGTTAAGTGGTTATTTTACGCGGATGATTTAATTGCTGTTGAGGGGTGATTGTTATACATAAGGTTATTGTTATCAATGGTATGCCGAGAAGCGGCAAAGACACCTTCGTATCTTTCGCCAGTAAATATGCTACAACTACTAATTTCTCAAGCGTTGATTTCGTAAAAGATGTAGCGCATTTTGCTGGATGGAATGGCGAAAAAGACCTAAAGTCTCGTTTATTCCTTAGCAAGCTCAAAGAATTACTTACTGAATATGATGATATTCCATATAAGAAAATTGCTGAAGAGATTCATTGGTTTAAGAGTCAGCCAGAACAGGAACTCTTGTTTATACATATTAGAGAGCCGGGTGAAATCGCACGTATTGTAAGAGATTTCGGTGCAATAACTGTTTTGGTTAAACGTGCAAACAATCAGCAAATTGTATCTAACGATTCTGATAAATATACGGAGTCTTATAATTATGATTTCGTTTTGAACAATGATAGTGACCTTGACGCTTTAGATGCGAAAGCGCGAGGTTTCGTAAATTATTTAAAAAGAGGTTAAGGAGTATAACGATGGTTAAGTTTGAAAAGATTAGTTATGAGCAGTTTGAAAAAGATTATGTCGCAATTTTTGGTGACGAAATTGAAAAGGGCTGTATTAAGAACATCTATGACAGTTTGAGACTTCCGAGACGTAGCACTACAGGCTCTTGCGGTTATGATTTCTTTAGTCCATTCGAGTTCATTCTTGAAGAGCCTAACGCAGAGCTTATTATTCCAACTGGTATTCGTGCGATTATGGACGATGATAAGTTTTTGATGATTGCACCTCGTAGTGGTCTTGGCACTAGGCACTATATGCGTCTTGCCAATACTATCGGTATCGTAGATAGTGATTATTCTAAGTCTGATAATGAAGGTCATATCTTCATTAAGTATCGTCTTGAAAATCACAACTCTGATAGTGTAAATGTGAAAACTGGAATGGCTATTGCACAGGGTATCTTTATGAATTATCTAAAGACGAATGACGATGATGCGGACGGGCTTCGTAATGGTGGATTCGGTAGCACTGACAAAAAGTGAGGTGTCTAAATGCAGGATGAGTTAAAAAGCATCGAGAAACTTAAACCTTGGGAGTTTCTCAAGAAATATTGTTATCCTTGGCTTGGCGCAGAGGTAGATTATCCAGATTTATTCGGCAAGTATGGGATGACATATTGCGGAATTGGGGATAAATGGTGCTGGTATTCAGAAAAAGATGTGCGTGTTTTGAACGATACAAACTGGGATAAAGGCCGGACATACTGTAAAGTAACTGACGTTACATTCGAAGAAGCGTATAAGATGGTAGCACTTACTACTGCTTATTGGCAACCTATGCACGATAAAGAGTTCGAGGAATATAACGAATATAAGCGACTTGACATGATTCGTAGACTCTTTATGAATCATCCAAAAGAGCGCGCGAAGTATTTCAAAGATTGCCCAGACGAGAAAGATGTATATTATGAGAGATTCCCAGAGGAGAAGGCACTATATGAAACTGAGTAATTTCTTTTTGCACTTAAAGAAGATTATCGTTCATAGGTATTGGGTATTTTACTTTTGTTGCAAAGCTGGTATCCCTTGGCAAGGGATTACCCACGACCTTAGCAAGTTTTCGCCGGTTGAGTTTTGGGAGGGTGTGAAATATTATCAAGGCAACAGAAGCCCCATTGATGCTTGCAAAGAAGAGAATGGTTACTCTATGGCGTGGCAACACCATAAAGGACGTAACCCACATCACTATGAATATTGGCAAGATAATTTTGATAATGGTGGAATACCGCTAAAAATGCCATATAAATACGCGCTTGAAATGGTGTGTGATTATCTTGGTGCAGGACGAGCATATATGGGCAAAGCCTTCACATTAGATAAAGAATGGCAATGGTGGCTTGGCAAGTGTTCCAAGCCTATTGCAATGCACCCACAAACTAAGAAGTTTGTAAATTGTATGCTTTGGGAGATTAAAGAGGATAATTCTTATAACGCACTGAAAGACTATTCACGTGCGATTTATGATAATGCAAATATTGATACGGGGGTGGTTTTTTGATTGATGTCAAATCTTATGTTTAGAAGCGAAAGACGGATATACAAGATTATTTGTCTAAAATAAAGCCGTCGAGGGATACGCTCGTAATAATTCAGTTTGGTGACAATCCGGCAAGCAATGCTTATGTAAATGGAAAGATGCGTGATTGCGAAGAGGTTGGATTGCGCACGATAAGATATAAACTTTCAGTAGATACTGAATATGCAGAAGCGTTGAGAGTTTTAATAATGTCGCAAGAAAATCCAAAAGTCGCTGGTGTTATAGTTCAGTTGCCTGTTCCAGAGCATCTAAAAGGAATTGCGACACATATTAAACCAGAATTTGACGTTGATGGATTTTTACCTGATACTAAGTTTGTCCCTGCAACTCCTAAAGGGGTAATTGAGTTATTGGATAACGAACTCAATTATAATTTTGTTGGGAAAGTTTGTACAGTAATTGGCAAAAGCCATATAGTCGGTGAACCGTGTGCAAATTTAATTAAAGGACGTGGGGCAACAGTAATTTGGTGTGATAGTCATACAGTTGATTTAAAAAAATGGTGTTTACAATCAGATTTAATTGTGACAGCCACTGGTAGACCGGGACTAATTACACCAGATATGATTAGGCCAGAAACTGTAGTGATTGATGTCGGGATTACTCGTGGTGATGATGGTAAGTTGTGCGGTGATGTTGATAAGTCTTGTTACTCTGATGATGCACTAATTACACCAGTGCCCGGTGGCGTAGGACTTCTTACACGAGTTGCACTACTTGAAAATCTAGTATATGAGGTGAAATAATGACAGTAACACAGGAATATATAAATGAACTTTTAGATACAGCAGAAGTAAAAGAAATTGTTGTATTTGAAAAATGCCTAATCTGTGCTTATAAGTTTACAAATGGTTTTGTGATTGTTGAATCAAGTGCATGTGTTGACCCAAAGAATTTTGACTTAGATGTTGGTCGAAAGATTTGCCGTGAACACGCTGAGAACAAACTTTGGGAACTTGAAGGCTATGTGCTTCAGCAAAAGGCCACTAAAGCCACCCAGAGACGCTCCCCGGAGGCTGTAAAGAAATCCATCGAGGAATTGTCCCCGGAGGCCAGAGCTGTCTATGAGACGCTATTAGGTCAGCTCAAGGAAAAGTACCCTGTGAATATCTAAAAATTTTCTGAAACCCCTTGACAAATCAAGGGGTTTCTGTTATAATATAGGTAGTAAATTTTAGGAGGTTTGACATGAAACTAACAGAGTGTCAGGCCAGCACAGACTATACGAAATACTGGCTATCACCATACACCAATTCACAATATCCAGATTTTAAGACACCTTATCTAAAGATAAAAGAGGATTCAGCGAAGGATGTAAAAGTCGATGATATTGTTTATTGGGTAGAAAGAAGTCCTAGCGCAGCGATTGAGAGAAAAATATCTGTGCAGTGTGGGATTATCGTAGACGTATATCCAGACTGTTATGTTGCTAATCATCTTGCAGTTGCCGAATATATCACGTTCAGACTATATGACGAAAAGACGGAAAAGTTGTTTACAGATACCGCATCTTGGCGTGAGTATTTTCAGAATGTATCTTGGAGAAAATATCCGTCTAAAAAGGAACTGTCCGACAGTAGACATCTGTTTACTTTCAATCGGAAACCGCTGTATGAACTTATTGGTGGTAAACCTCCGAATTTGAAAGATATTGATGCTATCAAGGCGGCGTACAAATCTGGTATTATTTGTAAGAGAAATGATGTAGTCGGATATGCGTCTTGCCCATATAGTGAGATTGATAAGGGCAGTTGGAAGCCGATTTTGAAGAGTGATTACGAGTCTGACAACACAACTCTTTCTAAGAGTCTTACATTCGCAACGTATGACGATGCAGTAAGATTAAAAGACTGTATTGAGCATGAATATGACTGGGTTTCTGGTTTAACCGATGAACAGTACACGCTTCTTGAAATGGACAAGGCTTTAAATAAACTTGTCCGTGACGGTATGTTGGAATCTGATGCGCGTAGAATTGCCTACTTTATGTTAAAGCAAAAGAAGTTAGTAGATATTGAGTTTCGCACTCTTCACGGCAAATTCCAATGGAGGAGCTACGACAATAAAAAGTGGAACAATGTAAATCCTGAGAATATCCCACTTATCGAAGATGAGGTGTAGTTATGACCCATGTAACCGATGCTGAACGCTATCTGGCAGAATTAAAAAGTGCAATGGATTACTACGGTAATATGCTCGATAAGCAGCATGGCAGTAACCATGACGCATACGTTAAGTATGATGTTGCACGATGTCAGTATAACGCCGCAAAAAGAATGATGGAACTTATGAAGAGGTAAAATATGATTGTAGAGAAGAGTTTTATTGATGCTATCAAGTATGCGAAGAAGAACAGCGTTATGATTCGGCCAGAATATTGGAGTCTTTGGATTCAGTATGTTAAGTCCAATGGTGGGTTTTTCTGGTGCGACAAGAGTGGTAGAATTACTGAAGACCATGGCCTCGATAAGAGCGTAGTGGTCTGTGATAAGATTCTCGATGTTACCAGATGGGAATTTATGTGTGATGAGCTTGTTGACGATGCGGAGGGCAGCAATGACGGAAACCGAGTATAATCAGCTTGTTTTAGATTTGGCAAACGAATCGGAAGATACGCTGTATTTTATGTTTAGAAATTCTATTCGTCAGGTTAGATTCACAAGCCCTTACGAAAATGATTATCGGTACGTTGTTGCGCGACACAACGCAATTTGTGAGGCGTTTAAGAAAAAGACTGGACATAACATTTTGGAGGACTTTTGCTAATGATTAACGTAGGGAATGATTGGCAACCGTTCTTTGATATAGAACAGCAAAAACCATTTTATAAGAATCTAAAGAGATTTCTTGCACAGGAATATGCAACAAAGACGGTATATCCACCGATGCAAGACATCTTTAAGGCGTTTGAATTAACGCCTATACATAATACAAAGGTGGTAATAATTGGACAAGACTGTTACCATGGCGATGGGCAAGCAATGGGACTGTCGTTTTCTGTTAGGAACGGCGTATATCCAACCCCGCCATCTTTAAAAAATATTCAAAAGGAACTTAATTCTGAAGCAGTTGAGCGTAGTGAGTGGTCACAGGATTTGACAAGATGGGCAGAACAGGGTGTCTTATTGTTGAACACAATTTTAACAGTAAGACAGCACGAACCACTATCACACGCAAATCAGGGTTGGGAAACATTGACCGATGACGCAATTAAAGAGTTAGAGAAATACGACCAGCCCATTATTTACTTATTATGGGGTAAGAATGCCGGGTCTAAAAAGAATCTAATTACAAATCAAAATCATAAATTCCTAGAATCTGCGCATCCGTCACCGCTAAGTGCGAATCGTGGCTTCTTTGGGAATGGTCACTTCGCAAAAGCGAATGAGTTTTTGATTGAGAATGGCTTAGAGCCAGTGAGGTGGTAATTTTATGAAGTATATGGGAAGCAAGGCAAGAATCGCAAAAGACATTTGCCCGATTATCCAGTCGTTTATTGATAAAAGTGGTGCGTATATATATGTTGAGGGTTTTGTCGGCGGTGCAAACGTAATTGATAAAATTAGTTGTGATATACGTCATGGAATTGATAAGAACAAATACCTTATTGCGCTTTTGAAGTATGCTGCCAATGGTGGGGAGTTACTTGGTAGAGTATCTAAAGATACATATACAGATGTAAAACTAAATAAAGATAATTACCCGGATTGGCTTGTTGGAAATGTTGGATTTCTTGCATCTTATAATGGTAAGTTCTTTGATGGTGGTTATGCGAAGACTGTAATCGAGCATACTAAATATGGAGATAAAGTCCGTGACTATTATCAAGAAGGAAAGAGAAATCTCGAACAGCAAGCACCGAATCTAAAGGATATTATCTTTACGTCAGGTGATTTTCTCGAATTATGGAAGAGTTTTAGCGGTCAGAAGGAAGTAGTTTTTTATTTTGATATTCCTTACTTAAATACTACAAAGTATGATGTATCAAAGGGGTTTGATTACGATAAATTCTATGATATTTGTAGGGAACTTAGCAAGGATAATATTGTCATCGTTAGCGAGCAATGGATGCCAGATGATTTTACTTGTATTTGGGAAAAGAAAGTTGCAAGAACAATCAGTGCAACTGGCCGTGAATATCCTACCGAAAAGCTGTTTGTAGTTGGCAAGGCTTTGGAGTATATTTAATAAAAAACTACTATTATTAAAGGAATAAAAATGGACGATTTTGAAAAGAAAATGCTATCTAAGATTGATAGCGGCGAATCACTTACAAGTTGTGAATTAAGTAAACTCGTGTATAATTATGATATTGATACACAGGAAGGTGACGATGGACGATGGGTTAGAGGCATGTATACGGTCGTTGAACTCGGTGGGCGATACTTTGGAATTGATTGGTTTAAGGGATTAACAGAGTGTCAGGAGAGCGAATTTGATTTTCAGCCAGAAGAGGTTGAGAGACACGAAAAGGTGATTACCGTTACAGAGTGGTTGCCTATTAAGAGAGGTAATTGATAATGGTAGACTTTATAAAAAAGGTAAATCTGGGTTCGGTTCAACCCGGACAGTTGTTTATTTTAAAGGGTAAATTTTATCTACGCATTACTACGCATGAATATGTCTGTAACTGTGTAGAGATGGGGACTTTTGATATTTGCGAGTTTGCTCCCGGCTTGATAGTAAGGACATCTGATATATGGCTTCTTTGTCCGAACCGCGCTTTTGCACTATGCAATGGAAATCTTGATGAACTGGAAAAAGTGTGGACAAAATATGCCGATGACTTAGCATCAGAAGGCAAATATCATAAATTTGACTTGATTGAGACGGAGGGTTAATATGGTAAGAGTATTTATTAGCCAGCCGATGCAAGGTAAAACAAGCGAACAGATTCGCACTGAACGCAATGAATGGGCAGATAGGTTAGGCAAGCTATCTAACGAAGAAATTGAGGTAATGGATACAATCTTCGATGATTTAGATAATGAAGACCCAGCAACACCTTTAAAATGTCTTGGAATGTCACTCTACATGATGGCAGATGCAGATATTGTAGTATTCTTGCCCGGATGGTCTGATGCTCGTTGTTGTAAAATTGAGTACGAGTGTGCAGAAAAGTACGGAAAGAAAATTATAGACTACGATAATTGGTATGATTTGGAGGCATAAATATGACGACAGAGGTAAATGTTGTTTTAGATTCAAGTGCAAAAAAAGTAAAGTTTGAAGATGTGGCAGTCGGTAGCATCTTTGAACATGAAGGCGCTTACTATATGCGAATTAAACCGCAGTTTGGCGTTAATTCTTTAAAGGTATACTCGCCAAAGTCTGAAACAGATGAAGCCACGGATAGCGATGTATTCACTACGGTTTTGTTTCCTTTTAGTAGTGAAGTTATTCCACATGATTCTACTTTAAATATTGAGGTATAATAAATGGAAGTAAAACTTTTAACGTATACGCAAAATCCAGAAAAAATTGTAGCGGCGGCTGCTAAGTTGTGTTATGCAAAATCTAATATAGCAACCTTGATGGACGGTTTAACAGATGAAAAAGTTTGCTCATTCTTAAATAGGCTTTCTGATTTGGGGCATCAAAGTCCAACAGAACACGCATCTTTTACGTTTGGCATTGAGGGTGTGTCTCGTAGCTTTTTGGCACAGATTTCACGTCATCGTCTTGCATCTCTTTCAGTTCAGTCACAACGCTATGTTGACATGACGAACGCAGGGTTTGTTATGCCTGAAGAGTTTGTAGATGACGAACCGGCATCAAAAACATTTGAAGATGCTGTTGGTTATGCGCTTGAATCTTATGAGGAACTCCGCAAATATTTGACGGTAAGGTATATTCAGTCTGGGATGGATACTAAATCGGCAGAAAAGAAAGCGCAGGAAGATGCACGTTATGTATTGCCAGAGGCTTGTTGTACCAAAATGATTATCACGATGAATGCTCGTGAACTTAACCACTTTTTTAATATGCGTTGTTGCAATCGTGCGCAGTGGGAGATTCGTGAGTGCGCTGAACAGATGTTAAGACTGGTATATCCTATCGCGCCCCATTTGTTTAAGAATGCTGGCCCATCTTGTGCTTGTGGTGCTTGTCCAGAGGGCGCTATGAGCTGTGGAAAGGCGGCAGAGATGCGGCAGAGATATACGGAGATTAAGACGCTTCATTCTACTGAAGTGTAATTAAAAATTTTACCCGGAAAGCCCTTGACTTTTCCGGGTATTTTTGCTATAATATAGTTACGGAATGGAGGTTAGATTGATATGTTCGGGTTAGTGCCGTTATTACTTATACTATATCTTGGAGTTGGTTCAATGTACTTTCTCGAATGCTTTCCAGATATTTATACCGAATACGGACTATGGCAATATGATGGGATAAAAGAGGCTGTAGTCGTTTCCTTTTTTGTTATCTTTTGGTTGCCATACCTTATTATTTCAACAGTGATTGGCTGGACTATTGATGCGACATATAATATGATTAAGTGGTTTATATTAAGCGGTCAAGTAGACAAAGATGGTTTTGAAAAGGAAGACTTTGAATGAAATATATAATTATGTTCTTCATTATGTTCTATCTACATCTGATTGACGACTTTCATTTGCAAGGATTTCTCGGAGACTTAAAGCAGAAGTCTTGGTGGAAGAAGAATTATCCAGACAAGTTATATGAGCATGATTGGGTGTTCGCACTTTTTGAACATTCCTTTTCTTGGTCTTTTACAACGCATATACCGTTGTTAATAACTTCATTATATTCTTATTACGCAAATGGATATTTTGATGCTTTATGGGTATATGTATTGTGTATAGTATTTAATACAGTGACCCACATGATTATTGATAACAGCAAAGCCAACAAACTGGAAATTAGTTTATCAACAGACCAAATGGCCCATATAGCACAGATTGTGTTTTCACTTTCGATGTATAGTTTTTTAGACCTTGGTAATTTAATCTAAAGGAGATAACAAATGGAGAATGTAATTAACCGCTTTGATGGTGAGTATTTCTTTTTGAGCAATTTTTATCAGTGTCCGGTAACTTATGATGGAATTGCTTATGGCAGTTCTGAGGCGGCTTTTCAGGCCCAGAAAACTTTGGATATTGAAAAGCGTAAGTATTTTGCGACACTTGACCCGTCTAAATCTAAGCGCGAGGGTCGCCGTCTTGTCGATTTGCGCTCCGATTGGGACGACGTAAAAGACAAAGTGATGTACGAGATTGTTATGGCGAAGTTTATCCAGAATCCAAAGCTGGCCGATAAGCTGTTGGCAACTAATGGAATGACTTTGGTTGAGGGCAACAGTTGGAATGACCGTTATTGGGGTATGGATTACGAATGTACTGTTGGACGTAATCAGCTTGGCAAAACTCTTATGCTTGTTCGTGAGAATATTTATATGATTCGTATGATGCACGACAGCGGAAGCGAATCTATTTTGTGAGGAGGAAAATATGAGTTATCCTGATTTCAAGGTAATGAGCCGTTATGTGCTAGAAGATTACCTTATGAACCCGGACAATGTTGAAACACTCGTAGTTTCTATCACTGATATTGGCGCACCTCTTGCTGGTGATGACTGCACAGCAGACAACATCCACTTTCTTAGATTACAATTCAACGATTGCGAAGTCAGTACGAAGTGGGAAACTGCAATGTCTGACGAACAGGGTGAAGAAGTGGCGAAGTTTATCAAGGGCTGGATAAACAAGACTTACGTTGAAAAAATTATCGTTCAGTGCGAGGCTGGTTGTAGTCGTTCTGCTGGTGTATGTGCGGCAATTATGAAGTATCTTACTGGAGACGATATGCCAATTTTTCGTAGTCCTAAGTATAGTCCGAATATGAACTGTTATCGTATGGTTTATAATGCTCTTTTTAATTCAAAACCTGATGAAATTGAGTTAAAGAAGAAAGCTAAAATTAGTGATGCAATTTATTTTGCGGATGGTTCTGAGTGGGATTACTTTGGTGGAAAGGTTGTAAAAGAATGATTAGTTCTTGCGTATTTTGGGTCTACACAATTTTTGGTTTTTCACCGGCTGTTATCGCGTTCCTCGCGTCAAAACCTTCGAAGTGGTACGGAGTCGCATTTATTGTCTGGTTTATTCTATTGCTGATTAGAGTATCGCCTACCGGGTCACAGATTCCTCAGTATAGAGCCTTTTGTAAATATAGATTGCATTGCCCTAATGAACTTCTCCCTAAGATGAAGTATGCACAGATTAAACAGTTGTTATCTGTCAAAGAACTTCGTGCAGATTTTGACTATGTTAGCTGTAATTACTATGAAGATAGATTTGTGTACGATGATTATTATGACTGGTCTTGTAAAGATATGAGACATAATTTTGTAATTTGTCATATTGCTAGTAAAAACAATAACTATGTCGTTTTAAACCCAGCGACATATTTTGATTACTTCGCAATGTGCTTGACTGTTAGTAAGGGTTTGAAAAGTCTGTGTGCAACAGAAACGGTCGATGCACAGTTAAAAAATCTAAGAGATATTAGGGAAGTTGTACGCGAAGTGCAGGATAGAGAAGTAGCAAAGATGCAAAATATTGCATCAGAAAATCTTGAAATCGAGAATCGTATTATTGGCGATAGAAAGGTTAAGATAAAACAAAAATGAGTTACGATATTGTTGTCACAAAGGTAAATGAGCTTTTGGAAAAGTTTGTTGGTGGCGAGATTTTCTTTGACCAGCTTGACGATTCTATCAGAGCGAGTAAAGAGATTCTTGCAATGCTTGACCACGATGTTAAGATAATGTATCCGCACGACAAATATAAGTATGTTGTTACCGGTAAAACCGGAATTGCATATTTCAATTATGGTTTTACTACAGACCTGATTGTTCCGGGCGGCTTGCGTAAATCTAACACAAAGTTAGACCTTTCCGAATATGTAAAGTCCGGTGAGAATTACGTACTTATTGATGATTCTTACTTTATGGGGCGCACAGAGGCAGTTATTCGGAAAGCACTCAATGAGTGCAGTGCTAATTTAGCCGGAACACTCGTTTTCTATGATGGTTGTATCGAGAAGCGTTCTTGGGTCACTTCTATGTATCGTTACTACGATAATTATGACGTTCTTGGGAACAGATTGGAGAAATAGTTATGAAGATTAAGGTTGAATTTACTGTCGAAAATAGCATGGACGCGGCGCAGATTGACGAGAATCTGCAAAAGGCTATTGCCGCTGGGGTTACTGAAACGACTGTCGCAGGACAGATTCGTGATGAGTTTAAGCAAATGCTCATGGGACAGATGTGGGGCAACGATATTAACGGTAAACCTGTTGTTGCAGATATTGTCGGTGTTGAGGTATTTGCAAATTCTAATGATACTTCCGTATTTTCTGAATGGCACAAGGAGGATTAAATGGGCGAGTGGTATATTGTTCGTGGTAATATGGATGATGGCTGTCGTAAGTACACCACAAAAGTTATCGTGTATGCCGAGACTGTAAACGAAGCAAAGTCTAAGGCAAAAAAGCATTTGGAGACTGATGCAGATTGCCTGTTTACTCCTGCTGACGTAAGCCGCCTTGATAAGAATAAGGTATACTAATTATGGAAGATTTTGATATTAGCAAAATCACTATGAGTAAGGTGCATCTTGATGAATATAAGGTAAATCCATATTCAGAAGAACTTACTTATACGCTCGTCAATGGTGATGGTGATGATATGGGCGGCAGTAGAGTATTGCGCTTTACCGATGATGGCACATGGTCATTATGTAATAAGGACGCGGCTATCGTCCGTAACCATGTCTTTTTAGAGCCTTGGAATGGTGATAGGATTCTTAGTGCTATTTTTTACGATGAGCATATCGCCGCAGTAAAGATTCACGATGGCTGGATTCCTCTTAGTGAATGGGGCAATTCGTGCGTCTGCTTCAGAATGGGTGTTGAATACGCCAAAAACAACTAATAGTTGTAAGACTGGAGGAAATTTCCAGTCTTTTTCTTTAGATTTCCCTTGACTTTCATTGTTTTCTATGGTATAATATAGGTGTAAGAAGGATGCACGATAGCGGAGGTATTTATGGTCGGTTTAAAATTTATGATATGTGGATTTGCAATAATTCTCATTGTAGTAATGTTAGCTTGTGTACTCATTGTTGATTTATGCGAAAATACTTGGTATGACGATGCGCACGAGGACGAAGCAGAAGAAAGGTACTCGCTATATGTTACCAAAGTTGAACGCGAGATGAGCGCTAACGCAAAAGAACGCGCCAAACGAGAATCGTATAACAAATGCGTAAATCATAGCGTCATTGTCAATAGTATCGTCAGTAGATATATGTCAAAAATTAACGACTATCTTACAAAATACGAATTAAAACAGTTTGAACGCTTCTATACGGTATACTGCAAAGAACTCGCAAATACTCTCGACTCGATTGATAAATGTGTATCAACTTCTTTATATAGCGACCTTGTATGTAAAACCAGAGACACATACGGTAGTATCTTTTCTAAAATGCTTGCAGATATAGAGACGTTTATTAAGAATAATTCCGTTTCTGTTACAGATATTGAAGGTATTAAGAATTTTGCTAAAATCAATGGTGACTTCGACGAGAACTACAAGGCGGAAACGGCGAGTAAGTCGGTAAGTGACACAGATATAACACTTACACCTACCACTTCGGCAGTAAAGTACAAAGTAAATTATGCGGACGCTTTAAATCGTGCTTACGAGAAGGTAAGTCAGTACAAAAAAGAAAACGCACAACTTGCAAAAGAATTGGAGAACTGTAGAGCGGAAGCCAAAAAGCATATTGATACAACTAATTCAGCGGATAAGTTAAAATCTGACTTAGCGAGGATTGATGATGTTATTTCATGTCAAGAACGCGCTGGTCGTAATGACAGCACGCTTGAGTTAATGCGTAAGGTGCGGTGTCAAATTGCCGAAACCGGTATACTTCATGGCAAAGACCACTATACGGATTATAAACTTTACTACTGGGGCATCCCCATTGATGACTATTTAAATGATTGGGAAGCAGAGTTTGATTATACGCACGACTATACGTACTATACTAACGAATGGAGTATATAAATAATATGGACGTTTGGAAAGTTATTAAAAAGCTAGAGAAACTCGCAAAAGAGAATCCAGAACAGGAAATTACGATTGAGACTGGTAAACATCATTATTATGAATGTCCTTGTTGTGGGAAGAAATCTGTTCGAGTGCAAGAACTTGCAACGTGTAAACTTAGTGACGCAAATATCTACGAAGGATTTGACGGAACGATTGTAATTGATTCTGAGTGAGGTTGTGTTATGCTAAGTATTTCAGACATCGCCATTATTGTATTTATTATTAGTGTTATAGCGATTGGCGTACTGTTAGAGATTTATGGTTTTATAGTGTGGGCAATCCCTAGAGGTTTATTCGCCTCTGTCTTATACTTATTGGGGTGTTTAGCGACAGACTCTTTTATCGTCGGGGTTGTAACCGCTAGAGCGGCGAGAGATGAAAATGATTAAAAAACGTATTACATTATCTGATTGGACATATATTGGTAAATATAATGTATGCTATGATTGGGCTAGAGGTCTTTGCGACTATTATCTTCTTTTAGATGAAGATAAAGCGATGTATAGGAAACAGGATATTAAAACATGGTTCTATGTTCTTATGTTTGTTCCAATTTGTTTAGTCAATATCATTCTTTGTATTATAGATGGTGGATTAGTCGAGTTCGAGATTCCGTATAAGACACTTGACAAAACCTTTCTTGGTATGCAGAAAGATGGGGCCACAATAAGCTGTGCTATTGGTAGCGTGTCTTACGATAAAGCAAAAGAGATTTGGAATAAGTACGATAAAGGTTCAAGATGGAGATTTATAGAGAAGTAATTGATGCCGCTGTTAATATCTTTATTCTTGGTGGGCTTTTAGGAATTGGCTATATCGGTTTTAATATTGTAGTCGATATTTTTGAATGGATATGGCCGTTTTGAGGTAGTAATGTAAATGGAAACATACGAAAAGATGAGACAGCTTCTTTGGAGAAGAATAGATGAAATGCTCCTGAACGGTGTTTCTCTGTCCGATACCGTGAATGCGATTATCGGTGATATGACAGAAGGTATTTACCATGACCTTTATTTTGAAAAAGATATGAAAGAAATTTCACATCCGTATAAGCGAGATTACGGTCACTACTTTTTAGATAAAATTTGACTTTTGTGTAATAAAAAATAACGTAGGTACGTTAAATTTTAAGGAGAAATTATGGAATATCGTGAAAAATCTGAACTTGTTGGTGTACACAGAGGAAAATTTGTGTGTCCGGGCTGTGGAAGTTGTGAAATGCTATTTAATAAAGATGGCGTACCGAACAACTTCTGTGGGAGATGTGGGCAGAAACTGAACTGGTTCGACAAGAACAATAAACCACTTTACGATTTAAAGCTGTAAAACTGGAATAGTTTACGCATACAAATATATTAAAGTTACTTTTACATTTGGAGGAAAAAATGTCAGTTTCTACTATAGAAAAGAAAATCTCGAAAACAATTAAACTTGATGGGCGTAGTGTCGAAGCAAAGATGTATTATGAATACGGATACGCTGATGACTACAGAGGGTACGTAAACGATGTGTACGTCTTTGTTAAGATTCATAAATATAATACTCTCGGATATGAAGCAAGCGCATACGGTTGCAATCATAACGATGTGTATAACCGTGTAAAGAAAGATATATACGACAAGATGGATAATATAACAACCGAATGGCTTAAAATGAAAGGATTTACCGACCCAAACAGCTGGGGATGTTAAAACTTTGTGTATGAGGTATACGTAAAATGGGATATACTGCAATTATTGTAGCCGGAGATTTTGGTAATGACGGTAAAAAATCCGGTTTAGCAAACAAATGTTATAACATTTTAAAAAATGATAGTCGTATAGAAAGCGTACTGTTATTCAACGGCGGCGATTATGATGAGATTCAAAATATTTTGAATTTAATTAACAAAAAGCATTATGATTTTGTTTTTTGGTGGCCCAATATTGATAACAGCTTCGTAAAAAATAGGAGCGTAAAAGATTACGACCCATTTACAATGCTCATCACATCTAAGAGAGACGATGTTGACAAATATTCATTCCAAGAACTTTTGCAAAGAACTATTTCTGTAAAGGCAAACCTATCATTCAAGTTCAAGAGAACAGATATTGAGCTTTTTAATATTACGATATTTGACCCACTTGGTTCTGTATGGTATGATGGAACAGATATTAAACTTGCAATGCAAACCTGTATAAATAGGTTGATTTTTCTTAAATCTATGACTCGGCAGAACACGACACAATCCGTCACAGATAAAGGTCTTGTTTTGTCGTGGTATTTTGACCAGTTCAAACAAAATGAGTATAAATCGGATAAAGTTATTGATATTCCAGATGAGAACGATTTTGTTGATACAGTAAAAAGATACGCTACAAAATTTCAGGAGTTTATGCCGACAGATTGCGTAACAACACGTTTTGTTGGTAATGCCAGTATACGAAAGTTACCACCACAAGTTGGACGATGCGGAAAGGGTATGCCGAGTTTTAGAAGAAATGGGTATATTTTCGTGTCTAAACGCAATATTGATAAACGATTTATCACGCTTGAGAATTTCGTCCCGGTATATATGAATAAAGATAAACTTATGTATTGTGGCACAGACAAGCCGTCAGTTGATACGCCTGTGCAGATGCTGCTTTATAATAAGTATAGTAATATAAACTACATCCTTCATAGTCATTGCTATATTAAGAATGCGCCGTTTACGAAATTAGCAATTCCGTGCGGTGCTATAGAAGAGGCCAGAGAAGTTGAAGACATTTTAACTGATAGAACAAAGAAGTTTTATACAGTCAATCTTATTGGACACGGCTCCATTGTAATGTGGAACAATATGTCAGATTTCCACTCTATTTATGAGAAGAATTTGGTATACTATAAACGTACATTGCCAGAGGTTATGTTTTAAGAGGTATCATTAAGATATGAAAAAGAGTCCTTGTGCCCTTTTATACTATGTAGACAGAACAAAAAAGTTTACGCTTGATAGATGCTATGCAATCCACTTGCTAAAACTTGGTTATACAATTAGTGTTTATCGTCAAGCTATTCGTGGAGACAGTCTTATCGAATGGTGGAGCGAATATTTGCCAAGACGGACAAGACTATATAGAGGTCGGCAATACGAAGCAATGGATGCGAACACGATTATCGGTTCATACTGGGATAAACACCAAAATCACTATATTCAGGGTCATATGCCAGCTACAAAAGAAGTGAAATATCTAAAGAATTATAGAGTGGAGTAATTATGCAATACTATATTAACACAGTTCCTCTTAACACGGACGTCTGGTGTGTCGGGTTCAAATTTGGCAGAAACAAAATTACAGTAAACAGGCCACCCGTTCTTGGCAAAGTAAACAATCGCAATTGGAACGCTCGCTTTGTTCCGAATGATAAAAAGGGAAGTTTTTCTGCTAGTAATTATCTGTATTATGATAATTACAATGAGGCTGTGACAAACTACAACTGGCTTATTAACAAATATGTACGGATGTTTAGTGGATTCATTGAAGATGTAAGTGCGCACTTTATTAAAAATGAAGATGGGGAGGTAATTTTTGGATGAATACGCCTATTATTAGCCCTTGGTTTTTCTATTTTGCTGGAATTGCAGATGGACTCGGAATTACTTTAATGGTTTTTGGGTGTATAGCAATTCTCTTTTCAGCCATTATCCTATCTGCTTCATTTAATGACGACGAGATAGATTTTGCAAAGAAATCTATCAAGGGTATCATTATCGGTGTTGTTATTGTTATACTCGGTGTTTTCTGTCCGTCAGAAGATACTTGTTATAAGATGGCACTTGCTAAATTTGCAACTCCGCAAAATATTCAAGCAGTTACTAAGTATGCTGGTGATACCGCATCAAACGTCAGCGATAGCGTAAGCGATGCCATTAAGGATATTATGGATTATAGTGTTGACCGCATCTATGATATTCGTAATAATCAGAAGGTCGGTGACGCTAAATGAGTTATGAATTTCTTATGCACAATGTAATTCCGTTTTGTATGGGAGTATATATTGGTAACAAACTGCTTGATGCGAAATTCATAGATGCTATATTTTGCGGTTGCGTACTTCTAGTTACTGCTGCACTTGCAGGAAAGGGAGCTATCTAATGAATATTTACACAATCTTGTGTGTAATTCTTGCATCATACAGTGGATATTTCTATTATCATAAGAAGTATGATGGTTTTGCGTTATCTTGGATTCTTGTTACGCTGATTATTTGGTTACAGGGAATTGGAGTAATCTAAATGGAAAATAATTCAGTTTGTGATTACCTTGTAAGACCCACTCAAAAACAACTTGCATTTATTGCTGACATTCAAGAATTTGTCGGTAAACAGTTTACCGGAGTAACAAAAGAGGATGCAAGAGCATATATTTCACAAAACATTGAGATGTATGAATTATTATCAATGGATAGCTGGGCACTAGAAAATGGATACTTTTAAGGTGGTAATTTAAATGAAGTATAACTTTACAGTAAAAAGATGTAAATTGGATTTCAAATCACCATACGAAACCAAAAAGTTTTCTTCTGTTGTCAACAACTACGTGTGGACTTTTAGAGAATTTTGCGAATATGTTACATCGAATAATCTCTCGATGTATATTGTTAAAAGTTATTTTCATCCATTCCACAAAGTTCCTTATCACGATTATCAGATTGGATTTACGGAAAAAGTTGGCGATAAGCGTTATTTCGTGCATGATATAACCGTTAATAAAATCATTGGTGGCAAGATAGTTGACTTTAATTGGCGTAAGTTTGAAGATAAACTAATAAGTACGGAGTTCTTTAAATTATATAAGATTAAACGACAGAAACGTGGCAAAGAGGTAATCACCCACAACGTTGTCGGAATCTAAAAAATTAAAATAGAAATACATCGTTGTATACAACACTATGGTAAAATTTACCATAGTGTTTTTTCGTAAAGTGCTTGACAAATCGCGGTATTTTTGGTATAATATAAGCACAAAGAAACGAAAGTAGTTTAGACTTGCCCAACAGGAGGGTTTTAAGATGAAATTTGGAATTGGTGATATTGTTGCAATCATTGTGATTGTGCTGAAAGTGTTTGGTTTGGTCACTGTGTCGTGGACAGCAATTATCAGTTGGTGGCTTGTCTATTGCCTCGCAAGCTTTGTTTTGCTTTTTGTTACGCATCAATCTAAGTAAGTAGGAGGTAATACACGATGAGTTTTAAAACGCAACAACTGCCCGGTACAATACCTGTGGGTGGCTTTACTACACAAAAGTTGAGCGATGTTAAACATGGCATACCAGAGAAGTTTGAAGAGCGTTGTCTTGCAAGAGCTGTAAAAGATGGCCGTTTCAACACGGCTATTGGCTTGGTCGAAGCGTTGTCTAATGCAGGATACGAGGCATACCTTGTCGGAGGCTGTGTTCGTGATATGCTTCGTTGTAAGACTCCAAAAGATTACGACATCACTACATCTGCAACACCAGAGCAGATTGAATCTGTATTCAATAATGAGCAGATTATCGAAACTGGCATCAAACACGGTACTGTTACGGTTATGATTGATGGCGTAGGTTATGAAATTACCACGTTCCGCATTGATGGTGACTACTCTGATGGTCGGCATCCAGACAGTGTAAAGTTTGCTAAAACCATTGAGGAAGATTTAGGCAGACGTGATTTTACTATTAACGCTATGGCGTATAATAAAGAACGCGGCTTTGTTGACCCTTATAATGGATTTTGGCATTTGCACTGCGAGACGATTCGTTGTGTCGGCAATCCTGTTCTTAGATTTCAAGAAGATGGTTTGCGTATTCTTCGTGCTATGCGTTTCGCTTGCGTATTTGGTTATAATATTGACGAAGATACGGCTTATGGTATGCGCGTCTGTAAAAAGAAGTTGGAATGTGTATCTAAAGAGAGAATCCGCGCTGAACTTGATAAGATGATTTCAACATATAAGTTCGGTGATATTATGATGAAGTTCAGCGATATCCTTGTAGAAATTATCCCAGAACTTGATAATCTAACAGGAAATATCTCATATACAGAGAAGCCGAGTCGCTTTGACCTTTATACAGACATTGCTCATGAATTTATCGAGGGTGAAAATCACCGCGATAATGTTACTTCCTATGCGTTACTGTTCCGCAATCTCACAATGTTTGAAAGCGAAATTCGCAAGCATTTGACTTTGGAAGAAATTGCAACTGCGGCGAGTGCTGTTGCACACAACGTCATGAAAGACCTGAAGTTCGATAACACTACTATGGAGTCTGTATGTCGTATTATCAAACAGTCTTTTGAACCAGTTCCGATGAACAAGTATAAGATGCGTGTTCTTATCAATAAACTTGGTAAAGAAGATGCCGAGCGTATGCTCGACTTGATGTTGATGCAGAGCAATATTCCTGCTTGCTACTCATATAGTTGGGAGCAGTGTTATGATTCCATGAGTATTTTCTATGATGTTAAAGATGAAAACACGTTCACTGTTAAAGACCTTGACATTAACGGATATGACCTTATGGAAATTGGCTTTAGAGGTATTTACATCCGCAAGACTTTAAATCACCTTTTGCATCTATATTTCTTAGATTCAATCGAGAATAAACATGATGCCTTGTATGCAAAAGCATCCGAGTTATTTAATTTAAGTGGTGGCAGTATTTTATGAATAATATCGTAAGAGAAGTTCTTCGTTATACAGTTCCAATGGATAGTGTGATTATCGAAAATTACTTCGACAACGAAGTATATGATGCTAATAAAGGATTCAGAAAAGGTTGGCTCCCATTTTGCGAATACGATAGCAGAGCACCCAAACACGGTAATATGTATACAATTATTGATAAAAAAGCAATTCGTATATGTATAACCGATTCCGATGGTGACTTGTCCAAGTACGGTTTTAAAGAGCGCGAGTCTTGTTTTGGCCCAATGTCTAATAAACGCATTTGGGTAAATACGGAGGTATAATTGTGCCTAGAAGCTCCTTTGAATACGCTGTCACTGGATATATATTTGGCGACTATCTTGTGCATGAAATGACGCTAACTGGCGCACCAATGGGGATGAAAGATATAGCTAAATTGCTAAATAGTAAAAAAGTAACTATTAGTAGGATAACATACCGGGATGCTAATTTCCCTAGCACGAAGTATCTAACAATTGACTATGACAGAACTCTTAAATGTGATAACACGCATTATAGTACAATGAATTTCTCGCTAACGGTTAGAAATCACAATGAGTTGTCGCTTAGAACGATAGTCAACCAAATGAGTCATCATGAAGTATTTATGCGATACTTCATGACAAGACTAAAACGCAACAAGACAGAGATTGTCGTATATCATGGTATATAATCTTTTAACGGAGGTAATAATGCCAATTCCTAACGAGTTTAATAAATTTGGAATACATCTATATGAATACACGAACGATAAACATTACAAAAATCGCAGAACATTTACGTCTAAATTTAGTGATGTATGCGATATAATCAACCATGAAAAGGGCGATATTTTAGAGATTAAGTACGATTTCGATTACATTTATGGCACATCATTATACATCAATTACTTGGCAAGTTCTGTGGATAAGTATAATAAACCATATATTGCAAATCGGAAGATAATTGTAGAAACCGCAGACTATATCCGTGAGTGCGACTTTATTCACGAAATGTATGTAAATGAAAGATTTTTGAAGTACTTCAAAGTATGCTTAAAACATAATGAACCAGAGATAATTGTGTCACGTGAGGTGCTATGATATGGGATATTATGTATATAGATATATTCATCCTCTTTATCCGTGGTTGTACGTAGGAAAATGCAACACAAATCTAAGAGAGCGGCTGAATAAGCATGAATCTGATTCAAGCGATAACATTGATAGAGCACATCTAAAAGAACTAAAGGAATCATCTGTGTACTTTATTGAACTCGATTCGGAAGAAGAGTCCGCATTGGTCGAACGCTATTTGATTAGCGAACATTCACCTACATTAAATATAAGATATGAGAATATTACTGAGTCTCAGAAACGCAGGGCAAAAGAATTGATTCAGAGAAGGAACCAATATAAGCCCGGATGGGTCAGATTTGAACGTGCGCGAGTTTACGAAAAGAGAATTACACTTGGCAAACGATTTGTCAGAATGTCAGAGTATAGCCTTACGACCATCGAACAACGTGCATTTATGTATATTCTGATGAAAGCAAATGAGTTCAGGTATAACGGTGATGCTGGTATGCTGACGATTCACTTTACTTTAGATGACTATTTTGCGCACGTTATTACGTCACGCGGGGGTCAATCTAACAGAAGCGCAATTAACGCACTGTTATCACTTTGTTGCAAAAATATTCCGATTGCTACGTATGCCGATAAAATATGCGTGTTGCACGGATTTATTGATAAGCCAGTGATAGGAGCAAACCGTCTTGTCGGTGTGCAGTTGAATCCGTTGTTTGCTAGCTATTGTAATATGAATAACAACATTGAATACGATGCTAATGTCGTTATGAAGTTCACGCATAAATACTCCGCAAGACTGTACGAAATTATGTTGGCACACAAAAAGGATGGTATGCAAAAGTGGACGTATACCGAGTACGATGGTAATGAACTTGCCAGAATGATGGATACAACTAAACGCAGTGCAAATAAATCTATCAACGAAGCAATTAAGGAAATCAATGATGTTTCTGACATCAATATTGAACTCTCGCAGAATATCATTCCTGCAACATTTGTATGCACTATGAAAAATCGGTTTGTTTTAGATAACTCGGAGGTTAAGTGAGAATGGGTATCAGTTTTGAGGATTTGTGTGTTGATTTGCAGGAAAAGGCGGCTGATTATGGCGATACTCTGCCGCTTGAGGATTGGCCTATTGTATTCAATTTGAGTGGTGCACGATACCATCTAAGCCGTTATAGCGGTCGTGTATACTTCGACAAGGATGCAAAGGAGGTTGTTGTTAATATTGATAATTAACAAATTGTTCATAAACAACCCCTTGCTTTTCTGTTTCAAATATGGTATAATATAAGTGTTCCAAGGGAATAGAAAGAGGTAGTTTAGATGGGTGAATGGTATATTGTGTACGGTGATATGATTCGGTTTTATATGATTAAACCCAGCACATCAACTCCGACATCTATATGTGTTTTTGCATCTAATGAAGATGAGGCAATGGAAAAATCCAAACCGCTTGTTGGTACGGAAACATTCGTCCCTAGAGTTGTTAAAAAATTAGATAAATCTAGGAGGTATGTAGTTCGTGTTATTTATTAAACAATGGTTATTCTTATTTTTGGTAATTGCAGTAGTTGTTTACTACTTTATCGAAAATAAGTTTTGAATAGATAAATCTAAAACAACATTAAAGGAGATTGTATGAAGAAAATTATTTCTGGCGTTGTTGCCGCAGTTATCGCTCTGATTATTGTGGTGACTTGTGTTGTTCGTGTTCCTGTTGGCTATGTTGGAGTTGTTTATTCAGCAAAAGGTGTTGAGCAGACTACGATTTCTCAGGGTTGGCACTTTATGAGTCCTATGAAACACGTTGCCGACTTCCCAATCAGTCAGCAGCGAATCGTGTTTTCTAATCGTGCCGAAGATTATGGCACAAAGGAACACGCAGACTGGCATATTGACGCACCGGCAAATGGCGGCACTATTGCCATTAACCTGACTGTTAATTATAGCTTCGATGCAAACCGTGTCGTTGAACTTTACACTAAGTTTAACGGAATGAACGGCGAGAGCCTGATGGAAAGCAAGATTCAGAACGATATTATTGCTTATGTCAAGGAAGTTACTCCTAAGTTTAGCGTAATGCAGATTTATTCCGATGACCGAGCTGGCGTTAATACTGCAATCACCGAATACCTGAACGAAAAGCTGTCTAATGAATATGGCATCAATGTTGCCTCTGCTCTGATTGTTGATGCACAGCCTGACGAGACTTTGATGCAGAAGATTCGTGCAAAGGAACAGGCAAAACAGGATGCAGAAATCGCTGAACTGAATAAGCAGACTGCACTTGCACAGGCTGAAACCGATAAGGTTAAAGCACAGGCTGAGGCCGATGTCAAGGTAATTGAAGCACAAGCTGAAGCAGAATCTAACCGAATTATTTCTGAATCTATCACTGATAATCTGATTAAGATGAAGGAAGCTGAAGCACGTCTGAAGCACGGTTGGATTACCGTACAGGGTGCCGATACAGTCGTTACCAAGGGTGAGTAAATAAGAATTACGACAAAGATTGGAGCCTATAAAATGAAACGAATGTTTGGCATGATGCCCAGTAGTGAAGTTGAATTGCGTGAAAGTTACAAAGATAATTTTGGACTGACCGTAAGAATTGAAGCTGGCAAGCGTGGATGGACTATCATGTGAGCAGATGGTGGTTCTGATTATAAGGATGTCGATGCAGAATCCGCCATTGAAAATTTTAATGAAGCATTTGAGACTGCGCAGAATAGGATTGGAAAACTCGTAAAAGTGCGTTGTTGCGGTGAATGCTAATAGGTCTTATAAAATTCTTAATAACCTAAAGCAAAAAAGATAGGGATAGTAACATTGGTTACTATCCCTATTATATTATGCTTGTTTATTAGCAGTTATTTGTTTAATTATTGCCACAATCTTATCGTAGCCTAACTGTGAACCCATAATGACACAGATACCTTCAAAAATAATCCACATGATACTCTGTGGAGTAAATGCGATATTTGCCATTACAAAATACGCACAAGTACCAACTACACCAACAAGTCCACCAGTGCCAAGAGCAACAGCGGATGTGTTGTAGTTAATCTTTAGACCAGTAAGAATCTTCTTTAGGAACTCAACAACGATTGTAGTCAGAGTACCAAAAGCAAGAAGCAAAGTACAAAACAGTTCAATAGTCATATTCATTTCTCCTTAGATTATCTAACAAACATTGCTTTCCAAGTGTTCATACCGACGATTCCATCAGCAGTTAAACCGTGTGCTTTCTGGAACTCTTTTACCTTGTTTTCAGTATTCTTTCCGAATTGACCGTCAATAGGTAAACCGAGTTTCTTTTGAACAAACTTTACAGCAGACGTCTTGCCTACATTTGTTCCACGTTTAATTATTGGCATTAAATCAGTTCTATAATATTCGTAACGTCCAGCTTGCGCACATAGCCAGAAAGTTCTATTCTGTCTAGTGTCTACATGAACAAAGTTGGTGTTACCATAGTAGTAAACACCAACACCGTTAATAATAGTCTGAGCAAAATAAGCAATCTCAACTGCTGATACACCAGAAATCTGAATATCAGCGGCCATACCTTTTACGTGATATGAGCCGGAAGTACCGCCGACCCTACGATTATGCTCTGGTGTACGATATGCAGAATTTATTATAACTGGTTTGCCAAAATGGTCACGAATTTTTTGTAAAACTTCAACAAGAGTCAAATCAATAAGAACGGAATCAGAGCCATCCTTACAAGCGAACTCTTTTACAGTAAAGTTTGTAGACAATTTGACATTACCTTGATTTTTTACACTATAAGTTTTAACCATAATTATCACCTTGTATTCTATTCCATTTACCTCGATAAATTGTGGTATTCACAACTTTTGCTAAATTGTAGTATTCACTAAATTTTTGAGACCCTATCACCCAAGGCTTCCTATTGTTTAATAATTAAATTCTCTGTCTAAGCCTGCACCAAAACGAATGATATTTATTTTTTTTGATATTGGTCTTATTACAACAACATCCCACGCTTGTTCTGTTGCATCACCTTCTGTTCTTGACGGAGAAACAAGTCCATAAGTTGTATCATAACCAGTAATAGCTCTGATTGAATCAGAATTAACATCTGTTTGTTCAAATTTTCCACACGTTGAAGCAATAGATAACCATGGTTCTGTAAAAGCATAGTCGCAATGACTATGACCGAATAACTGAATAAATTTACCACCACTTGAAATGAACGTAGAAATAGCATTGTTAATTGCTTCAGACCTTGCTTCTGACGGAATCTTGTTGCTAAAATTCTGATTCTTTTGTGTAGACATATGCTCACAAAGAACCACAGTCTTATCTGTGTTCAGCGCTGTATCTATAAACCATGTCTTTGTATCTTCTGAGATTACATAAGCATTCAAATAATTTGTATTGATAAATACTACCCTTATGTTCAACTCTTTATAATCAACATAGAAATCAGTTCCATTAGTGGCTTTGTTTACGATTGCATTTTTAGGGGTCGCAGACATAAATGCTCTGTAAGTCTGCCCTATATCGAATTTAGGACTTGGGTCATAATTCGTATCATGGTTCCCAACAGCAAACAAGTACGGGATTCCGATACTGTTGAAAGCTGATAACATATAGTCTGCTTGTGATAAAGATGTTTCAATATTACTACTTCCATTTATGTTATCACCAAGATTTGCAATGAAATCGCAATGAATTTTCTTAGCAAAATACTTTATATTTTTAATGGTTTCGTCAAAATTCTGAAATACTATTGAAGTAGGTGCATAATGAATATCTGTGATTTTCGGAAACACAAGACAAGGCTCTGTCATGCAATTTCTAACAGAAGCGATAGTTTCGTTCATTTCCGAAACAAATTTTTCTGATAAATCGTTTTCCAGCTTAGTTATTCTTTTTTCGTGGTCTGACAGCACGGAATCATATACCTTAACTGTTATGCCAAGTTCTTCAAGTGTGATAGTCGAAGATGTATCTGTTTTTGAGCAAGCGATGCAAATATAAGAATCTACAGATGGAATCCAATCCATAGGTTCTGTTTCCCATCCACCCCGCAAAACATTCGTGTACTTTCCATCAGCAAGTGTCCATGCACTTCTTGCAAACTGTTGCCCTAAAATAGTTTCAATATGAACCTTTGTATTTGCTTTTATGAATAGCAATTCTGAAAAAGATATTCTTGTCGTTGAACTAACTTTAATTGGTTTTGCTCCACCGGTTTGTCTTGACCATGATACTCTTGCCCAATCTGTAAAAAGCCTCGACCCATCTTCAAGAAGCATTTTTAACACATCTACATCGTTTCTTAGCGCAGATGTTTTTTCTACAGTGTCAGCAACAGTACCTTGTAAATGCGCATCCTTTGCCCAATTTGCTGAAATCTTTCTGTTACTATTTACATTAAGTGCAACATAATAACAATCTCTCTTGTTGTTAGTAACTGTTCTTTTATTACCATATGTTGAATCAAGTGCAAAGTAGTCGATGTATTTTTTGTCTGCATCATATAGTTGGTATTGGTTAGTCGGAAGTGCTTCGCCATCATCTGAATAGATAGTAAATATAGTTCCTTTTGGAATCTCAAATGGTACAAGCTCCGTGCTATTAATTGTACTTTTGTAAAATCCAACAATACCAGAAATTTTAGTTATATCTTCTTTTAGCTGACTTTCCGCATCGGTAGCTCTATCAATTTCACCCTACAAGTCCTTTCTAATAGAAGTAACTTTAGACGATTCTGCTTTACCAGCCAATTTATCTCCGACAGTTTTTGCATCAGCGGCATAACCAGAAATTGTAAGTGTTGTGTCTGTCTTTAACGATGCGGCACTTTTAGCGGCAGCATCAGCAGCCGCTTGAGCCGCTTTTGATGCTGCAAGTGTATCATTATAATATTTGGCAGCGATAGCATTAAAACTATCAATAGCTGCTTGAAGTGCATTTTCATCTTCGATAGGTTCGCCAGTATCAAGTAATCCTTCCTCAACCTAAAAAGTAGCTGGTTTTGTATGAAGAATATATTGTGATACGTTAGTCATATCATTTGTATCATATATTGATACGTCATAAGTTACAGTGCCTTTAGCACTTGTGACATTAGAATCAAGAACCCAGTCGAACAGAACGAATTGCTCGTTACCTTCTGTAATAACCTCTCTGCTATTACAGAAAAACTGGTCATAACGATTCAGAGAATTGACATATCTGACAGTAAGAATCTTATCGGTAATATCAATACCATCAATCACTGATGGAATCTTAAAGGTAATATATCTTGAATCATTATCATTTACAACAGCCAATTCTTCTGTCGCGCTTGGAACGATTGTTCTATTTACAATTTCAAAAATATAAGTTCCGTTCAAGCTATTCAACCTCCTAAATTAAAAATAAGGGTGTAGCATTAAGCTACACCCAACTTATTAAATGTACTTATCGTCAGTAATATACTCGTACTCTTCTGGAGTAATCCAGCCCTTTTTGGTTACATTATAGACCATCTTTTTAGTCCAGAAACCAGAATCGTAGTAATACTCAGCTTTCTTTCCGTGTGCGGACAGTTCCATATCGTCCATATATTGTACTTCCATATCTTCCATATCTTCCATACCGCCCATACTAGCGGTTTTCTCTTCTTCGACAGGTAGTTCAATATCACTCATAACAGCAATATACTCAATCAAAGATTGTTGATTGCTAATCTGAGCATTGCGATGTTCGACCATCTTCTCCTCGTGAGGATTCATAATCGCCTTTTGAAAAATCATAATTCTACCTCCATAAATCATTGTAGAATTTATTCATTCGCTATATCAATCTATATGAGTTGCCATGCTCCGCATGAGCAACCCAACAGCTATAGCACTAATCTATTTTTTCTTTGGTTCTACGACCTTTTACAACAAGTTTAACCATTTTACGTAATTTACGCTTTTCATTCTTAACATTATCTCCAAGGATTGACATAACGACCTTGCCGGTTTCGGTAAGTCTGAACTTAAATCCCAAGAATGGAATACCCTTACCAACTCTATAGAGTTTAGTTTTCTTAGGATGCAATTCAAGACCAATTTTAGCTAGTTCTTCTTGAATCTCGTGCATACACTTGATTAAGTAATTTCTATCGTGATGAATAAGAATAAAGTCATCCATATAACGAATATAATACTTAATGTGCATACGTTCTTTAATCTTATGGTCAAGTTTATCCAGAACAGAAATGCCAGCAATCTGAACAACTTGGCTACCGGGATTATACCCGGTATCACCAAGATATTGTTCATTTAATATTCTACAGACTCTATCTGCATATTCTACTGGTAATTTCTCTCTGAACAAGGCATTTGTTGTATCATGCCGCATATTATCATAATAGTGCTTAATGTCGCATTGCAGAACCCAAGCATCAAGACCGTTCTTTCTGTAGCATCTTTGCAGATGACATTTTAAACGGCCTCTAGCGAAATCAGTTCCTTTACCCTTTTGACAAGCACAATTATCATAAATAAAACTTCGAGTCATTAACGGATACACTAAATTATCATTAAGACTGCGTTGATATACCCTGTCTCTGAAAGCTATGCTCACAGCAATTCTTTCTTTCGGATGAGTGATATGAACAGTCTTAGTTGGACGTGGTTGGTATGTTCCGTTTGCAAGTTGTTCTTCTAGTTTAAGAACCTATTCAATTCCATGAATATAGAAATTAGCGACAGATTCTTTCCAGCTAACATTTTTCTTGCACTTATATAAAGAATCAAGTAGGTGCTCGAAGTCTAGGACATTTACTACTTGATTCGATTCCTAATTATTATTCATTAAACTTTGACACAACAACTAAACTAAGCCGTATATAGGCGTACTGGCTCGAAAACCAACGCCATCGGCATAGAGTGGTTTAGTTATCTTTTATAATCTTCCAAGCAAGATAACAGGGTTATAACCTCCTTGTGTTTGAAGTCGAGAACCTAGCTTGCGCTATACGTAAGATTTTTTATTAGGGACTTTCAAATACAATCGGGCGAGAACCTATTCGAGTTGCTCGCGTTGTTGTTGTTGACGTTACCGCTAGAGTTGACATTCCACGTATTATTAGCATTGCCACGATTAGCAGACCGCAAGCGCACATTCTGAATCAGGTTATAACCCAAATATATATAAAAATTAAGTTTCGTCTTTTTCTTTAGATTCTTTAAGGAGATGTCCATACCGAGTACAATCGCTGTGATTCCACTTACGAATTAAACCTCTGACTGAAATAACAGATTCAGACCAATACTTAATACGGCTGGCTCTTAGATGATATAACGTCTATGCCAAGTATATAAGGTTTAATAGTGTATTACACGCTTTTGCCGCATCTCTTTGGAGCTTATCGCGCTCCTGCCATCTTCCAACATTATCGTCAACTCTAATGTTGTTTGCATCCATAAGATTATTAAAGATGGTCAATGCGGAATCTTGGATTTTTAGTTTGACCGATTCATCATAATCAGGAATAAATACATTCTTGTTAGATGTGATTCTTAAAGTGTAGACTGCAAGCTCTCTGGCTTGCATAACGACTTCTAGTCTATTTTCTTTTCTTTGACCAGCCGGAACAGACATTGTGCGGCCTCCTTAATTTAATTTTTATATATTTGCTTTTATTGTTAATATTCGGACAACAGTATTTCTCTAAGGAAATTACTGCTTTTAATCTAAATAGAAAATCTTGCACGAAAAGTATTCGTGCAAGATTACTAGGATTAGCAGATGACACAAGCGGGCGAGAACCTATGCGAGTAGCTCGCGTTGTAGCTGCCGACGTTACCGCTAGAGTAGACAATCCACGCATTACTAGCATAGCCACGAAAAGCAGACCGCAAGCGCACATACTGTGCGCTAGAAGTGTTCTCAACAGCATAGGTAATCATCTGAGGATAAGTACCCCACTGAGCCAACGGAGTAGTAGTACCAGCAACACGCTTCCAGTATTCCCAAGCGTCTCCCTCGCCAGATTTCTGAGGATTCACATAAATCTGCTCAAGTGCTGGCAAGAATACCTTATCGTAGGTAACGTCAGAAGTATTACCAGCAATATCGTCATTTACGGTATTTGGGTAGGTAACAATCTTAACAGGCTTGATAGCATCTAAAAGGTCGGCTGGCATACCAGTCAAGAAACCGTCATGGGATGCCAACTCGTCAGGTGCAATATCCCACTCATCCTGTGCTACCCACCAGTTACCCTTAGTAGCAGAGCTATTTAGGTACTGACGTAGCGCGGATGTTTTCCACCTGTTCCATCCATAAGCCATTTCCTGACAGGAGTTCAGGTTGCCGTTACGCTTATCATGCTTCATAGTACCAAGATTCGTACCAGATGCGGTAAATGTCGGAGTAATGTTGTCTTCAACCTTAGTCTTACCGTCTGCCGCCCAAGTATAGACACGCCAGTTAGCTTTTGGTTTGTCAGGTGCTCCATAGCAACCGGAAATACGTCCACCAGCAGGAACTGGCTTAGTAAGAGTGAAGCTGACAATATCACCAGCCGCAACATTGTTACCCCACTTAGTTTCTATCGTAAAATAGTAAGTACCAGCGGCTAATTCGGTATCACACTTCAAAAATGCTCTCTGGTGACTAAACTGTACACCAAACGGATGCGCATAGTGTGCCTGAATAGTCATACCCGGTACGGTTTCGCCATCCTGAAGTGAGTAATTGCCGAAATGAGCAACGTGCCAATTATAGTTCGCATATTCCTTATTTGAACTAGCGGTATCAATCCACTTATCCTTAAACTGGTCGCCAAAATCATAAACATATTCTGCATAACCAGCACGAACTAGAGTAGCAACTTCTGCCCAGTTACCAGACATCTGCTGTAGTTTGTCAGCAGCAAGAACTTCCAGCAGAGCGTTCTGCTTATTCATAGCAGCAACAAAAGTTTCATCTCTCAAAAGTTTTCCCATAATTTAATCCTCCAAAAGAGTTAATATTTTAATCAGAGTCAATCTCTGATATACCAGCTTCAACGTTAAATGTAGATGGCAAGCTATGCCAAGCATATATTGATTTAGTTGCATCGTAAATAGACACATCATATTTTACAACGCCGCTTTTTTGTGTAACAGAGCCGTCCATTATCCATTCAACATAAATATAGGTCGCATTATTTTCAATTACGACCCTCTTATTGGTCATACTATATTCATTAAGCGCACCAGCAGCATTAAGACATCTAACAGTAAAATTAGAATCCCTTACATCGTATCCATCAATGGTTGCTGGTACTTTAAATACAATACGTCTTGCGTTAATATCGCTACTAACTGCTACTTGTGAAGTAAGCGTAGGAACGATAGTGCGTTCTTTGATTTCAAACACATATTTTCCATCAGTATTCATATAATCAACTCCTCACTCTAATTCTTCTCTACAGAACGTGTGAATATCCCATTTAGCTATAGTACCAATAGTAAGTGGTGCTACATCTCCAATCGTTCTAGCGCGAGACACAGAGATTAGTTTCTCATTAACAGTTCCAGTAAAGAAAGTCTCGAAGTTTTCTTTTGAAATATACGTACCGCTTCCGTCAATATATGTTTTTCTATCCAAGTTTGCAATATGAACAATAATAGGCTCTTGCGCATTAAAGATATTGTAAGACTTATCTAAATCACAGAGCCTAACTACGTCAACTGGGATTCCATATAAAGCATCATATACCATATTTCATCCCTCACGATAGCACACCAACAGTAGAGACATTCATATTGCCAGAAAGAACACCTTGGTCATCAACAATAAGGCCCTGTGCAATAGTTCCAGTACCTTCGGTATTAGTGACAGAAAAATTCAAAGCACCAGCCTTGACAACAACGCGGGAATTTTGGTAAGCAGTTCTAACCGTAGTTAGATTTCCCCAGATATAAGCAGTGCTACCAGTCTGAGCATTTGTCAAAAAGAATCCAGCGATAGGTGAATTGCCACCACCAGTAATATCATTAAAAACAATATCGCGGTTATTGGTAACGTAGCTCATTTGTGCGCTACTACTAGACACTCGAAAATAGTCAGCAGTATTCGGGATTCTTACTCTTGCATATCCCTAATTTGTAATTTCTTTACCAGAAATATTGCCGTTAAAATCAGTAGGGTCTAACTTAGTTCTAAGAATCCCAAGATACCAATATGGTGGGATTGATGCTGATGTAGCCTGACCAAACATAAACTGATTGACTAAAGAAGCCATAGTTTTATTTATCATTAAGCACCACCAACCTTTCTTCTAAAGATAACCTCTCCCCAAGCACGAATATACGTACTACCTTCATGTGTCAGGACAGGTTGCTGAATATACTTACCATCTCTTAGATTATTGGTGTTACTTGATGTGAGTGTAATGTAGACAATCCCTGTTTTATTATCAACCTTAATCTGACTTGAATTACTTGAACCATTAAGTGAAAGCACAACAGTCTCATAATAGTCGTAAGTGCATAAATTCCATGTAATCTAATTAGCATTTGGGATAATAACACTATTGTCCATATCAGTAAATTGAAAAGCTATAGTGAACGTATCTCCTTGAATAAATTCTCTGGTTGGCAATTTAGTTAAGAACTCATTATTCATTGTAACACCACCTTTCTCTCAAAATATCTCATATTAGTCCTCCTGACACACATCGCCATCTTCGTCCACATATAAACCAATGGCGTTCACCGCATTATATAACGCCCTTAAACTAATCGTTTTCTGCAATGGCGCGTATACTGTAATCGTATCACCATCAACAAAGTCAATAGGGACTTCTGCGATTCTGCCGTCGATGTAATCAAATGTGATACCTATAGCACTGATTGGATTATATTGCGTCTGGTGGTCGATAATGTATGAAAAATCATAACTTGAAGAGTTCCAATGGCTATCATTATATACGAAAGTATATTCTGCAACATTATCCAATGTAACGGTTGATAAAAACTCATTCCAATCTATAACTGGTTTGACATTCACGGGCATATCTTTAATCGCACAGACGACTCTCGCTCTACTTGCATCAACAGTAATCGGTGCGCTCAAGTCTTCATCACAGGCAGTAACATCACCGACATGATGTGACGTTCCATCAGACCCGATATAACTGACAGTTTTTCTGTTGTTATCATCTTTACCATAGCCGACAGTAAATATTTCATCGCCCTTCGATTCTGCGTTATATTTACCTATACCAGCTTGACATTCATTTACGAGTCTCATACCATGACCAGCAACGAATGAATACAATCCGTTCGCAATGTTATCATCACCAAAAGCAGCGCCACCACTTGCAACCTGATTGTTATTCATCCTTATATATCCAGTACCAGTCGGATTTATCGCTGTCATATAGCCACCAACAACATCTGCCAAGATATTAACCTTTTCAGCCGATGTTCCGTTCCATACATAGTGTATTAACGGATTCCCCCTGATATATAAACATACACCAACGCCCAACTTAGCTACATTACCTTCAACAGACAGCCAAGACAAAAGCGCCGACTCTGTATCAAAGTAATAACCTATATTGCGAGACTTTACCTCTTGCATATCTGTTTGCAACTGTGTAACCTTCGGTTTTAGTTCACTTATATCCTACTTATTAAGACTTGTGTTTTTATCATTTTCGTCAATACGTGAAGATAATGTAGATGTACTTTTATTTAACGAATCTATATCCGCTTTGTTCTCTGCTATATTATCATTTGCAGTTTTGATAGATGTTTGTAATTCACTTATAGATGACGATGTGGACTTCTTTAGGGAGTCAACGCTTCCAGACACATCAGTTAGCCCACCACGTAATTCATTATATCTTGTCTCGGATGTCTTCTCAAGCTCCTCTTTGGTTGCCTGTATGACCTGATGAATCTGCGTGTTATTATTTGTTACATAATTTCGCACACCATCACTGCTAACAGGGTTTGTACTAAAAGCCGTCACAACTTGGTCTACGGTAACTCCTCTTGTATATAACTTGCCAGAAGAATCTATGCCGACCTCCTGTGTCATCTCGGCTGTCTTTGTCGTTGGCATTACACAACCTCTTTGTGTAGAGGTAGCTAGTGTTGGAATTATTGTTGTTTCGTTGCTTCCGTCATATCTCTGACCAAATATAATCAAAGCATGGGGATTTTTCATCGAGCTAGGCAAGTTAGCCAACTGCTCGTAATTTATTTTGTGTAATTCTCCGTTGTTGTCAAGAACTGCAACAACAGTTATGTTAGAATAGTTTGGCATAATAACTCACCTCCATCAATTTGGCAATACACCATATCTAATTCCGAATATTCTATACGGAATATTAAAAGAATTATCGTATGAAAAAGAGGGATTGATAGTAACACGCGGGTGTCCTTTTTCTGTACCAACACCCCAAACCGTCCAAGAGCCATCACTTCTATCACCAACATAAGATAGATAGCGATTATCGTAGAACCTAATTTGTGTAACTTCATGAAGAACATTCCTGTAGGCATAGGTTGACGAAGAGCCGCTTCTGTGATTAAACCAACCATTTAGTTCGCCATAATCAACACCAGTTATTGCAGCGATTATAGTGCCACCAGTACCCTTTAACAACATACAAGACGATGCGCCACTTCTACAATATACAACAGCTCCAGTATAATTGCTAAAAGAGTCAATCTAACCGTTCGGTAGCTTTGCCATAGATGTAACAACCTATTCACCAAATGACGAATCTGGATTAGGATTCCTCCACAATTCCTTACACATCGCATCTTCTTGCAAATTACTAGCATATATACTATTTGCATGTATTTTATCGCCGGTAATAGTGCCGGTGACAACAAGGCTGTTAGTTATTGTATTTTGTGCGATTATTTTATCGGCATGAATCAAATGAGATGCTATATCTTCTACGCTAACTTTTCGTGCAACCAAATCTCTTATAACCATATCGCCATTCCTGCTAATGCCGCCCCAACTGATAGCGGAGCCATCAACTTGTCTTCCATCTAAGATACTCGTTTCACTAATATTTCCGGGCGTACTATAAGATACAAAACCAAAACCACCACTTGATGCGTAAAAATATGTTGTAGATTTTGCCATAGAACTACCGTCGTGAAAACAATATCTAAAGCCAATGTCTTTGTTACCAAGAACTGTAGTGTATAGTCCTAGCCCACCAGCGATTGTTCTACTAACCATCGCAGAGCTGTTACTTATTCTTTCGTCTATCTTCTCGCCTAGAATAGCATTCTTTATTTCTTGTTTCGCTGTGTCAAGTGTATCTCTTATTTTTTTATCAAGCGCATCATACTGTGCTTTAAGTTCCGCTTTGTATTGTGCTTCAAGGTCTTCTGCGCGTTTAAGCGCATCTTCACTAATTCCAACTGCGTTATCTATTGCATCATTTGTAGCTGCAATAGCACTAGAATTATTCCTGCTTGTACTTCCATTACCACTTCCACTACTTGTCGTAGAAGTACCAATCAATGCGCGTTGTACTCTTTGTACGGTAGAAGTATTATTGGAGAAGACCTTACCAAGTGTATACTCGCTAGTCCCAAGATTAAACTTGTTACCAAAAGTGAAACTCAGACTATCAGGATTGTCATACTCAAAAGAAACTTCCTGTACGAATGGATTCAGAACTTGGTCATCAATATACATAACATTTATCATAGAACCAAGCGTCAATCCGTCACCATCAAATCCTAATTGCTCTACCCATTCTTTGTACTCTGGCAAGAATAAGAAGTTGTTCGATGTAATATCAAAGCTAAATGCTGGCTGACTACATTCATCTAAGACCTCATATCCCTGTTGTGCAAGTTGCGTCGCAGCAGTTAATGTGTCGATAAGCTCAATTTTCTCAGAATAGATATTAAGCATGATATAATCACCGGATTTTGGTGTGTATTTATACTTACCATTATACGTGTTCTGTTCTACACCAACTTGCGTCGGGAATTTAGTAGAATTATAAATTTGGTTGATAATACTACCGCTATCATTATCGCTTATAGTCCAATAAGTTCCATCAAAAGACATGTAGAAATGACCCCTGATAGATTTCTTATCATTTTTATAGCTTGCCCACTTTGGATAGTTCACAATCCAATTACGAAATGTTGTTTCGTTAAAGGTAATCGGGTTTGCTTCGTAGTCTTTTGTATCTCCTTTACATAAATACTGAACCATGTGACCGTCAGTAGCGCACCGATACTCCTCAATAGTCATTGTACCTTGGTTTGTAGTAACATACTTCGTAGTATCAGTTGCTGAATCAATGTCAATATCATCTGTCGCAGTAAAACTTTCATCAGAATATTCGCTCTGGATTAGGAATGGTTGCAATGCTTCTTGCTCAAGCGTACTAAACCAATTTTTATATGCGTAAATATTTACGTATTGGTCTAATTTGTCCTGAATGTAATCCAATTTTTGATTCAAAACATCTAAACAATAGTTCTGAGCCACAGTCGCTTTTACATTATCATCATTCGGGCGCTTTTGACAAATTGTACTAACATTACTCGTATCATAAGTTTTTGAAATCCAGAATAGTGGGTCGTCAACGACGAACTCTTTAGTCCTCCCAGATACAAGATTTGTCAATGTCTCAGGCGTTAGATTGTATACATAATCGCCACCAGATTTATATACATCCATATTGTTCTGCGCAACCTTTTGATATTTCTTCATCTGGTCTTTTGTGATATTCGTCTGATATGTCATAGCACCTAAGCTCATTAGACCTTGAAAAGCAGTAGAAATACCAGCATTTATTGTAGTCGTTGCCGCAACTCCAACTATAGTTGCACCTAGACCAGAAATGCCAAGGGTAGTCCCTAGCGCAGTGGCATTACCGGCAAGCATAGCAGTGACAGCAGCGCCGCCAGTGGCTAATGAGCCACCAGCAGTAATTCCAGCCAAAGCGATAGCGCCAACGGCAACAACAGCCAAACCAATACCAAACAGAATTGTACCCCAAATACTTTTCTTCTGTTTCTTAGTGTCCTCTTGATATGTGCTAATGGCTTCTGTGCAATAATTATAGATATACTCAGCGTATGTATGATATGTATTTATCAAAATGTATTGTGCATTTAGATATGTATACCTCTTCAACAGCCAACCATAAGAACCTTCTGTAGTAGCATCTGTAATAATTTGCCTAATCTTTCGTTCCCATAGCTTAACGTGCTCAGTAAATGCCATATTTGTAGTTACTGGTTTCCCATTAGAACCATATACAACATTACCATTACTATCATACTTTACAGACGAGACTGTAAAATCGTCGCCAATCCACTCTTCTTTTAGATAATAGTCAAAATTATAAATATTATCTGTACCAGTTGGATTAACTTTAGAAAGCGATAACTTATCAGAACCTTTAACAGCTAAAACTGTTGAAATTTCATCAGACAGCTCTTTTAGATTCGCTTGTTTCATTAGATTATCCATTGATAAAGTAATATCTGTCGGCCTAATCAAATCATCCTTCTTATGAACACTTACTACGTAATTCTCAATATCGTAAGTGAATACGCACTCATAAGAAGTAGAAGCATAATTCTGTAAGAAACCATATAGACCATCGCCACTGTCATCAAAAGAACGATACTTTGCCATTAGTGATTCATCAATAGAATCATAATCAAAAGTCCAGTCCTTAAAATCTGCACCAGCAAATAGTCTATACATCAAAGTGTCATTTGGATAATCTTTGTCATAAAATTTATAAGATTTTGCGAATACGGTGGTTCCACCATCAACCATAGTGGTTAAACATAAGTTGACCGGCTTATAGTTTAACATATACTCGGCAGAATACAGTGTAACGTCCTTGTAAGGAATCATTTCCTCAAAGACTTCGGACACTTCTTGAATAACAAAATACCCAATACCGTCAAAGTGAATCAGACGCATCTTCCTGACTAAATTATATTCAGGAAAATCAATATCATTCATTGTTTTATAAACCCTAAATGAAGCCTCTGACACATCATTACATCTAAGAGTAAACTTCAACTCTTTTACGTTTGTCATGATGCAGATTTCACGCTTATTTGGATTACATAACTCCATCTGCGGATATTCATACAGATTATTGAAATCAAAATTAGTCTTGATAGAAACCACCTCCTATACGTTTTACATTCTGATACTTTATTTTTAAATCACTAATCCCACTAGATGTTACTTTAATGTAAACGATACCTTGTGGAATTTTTAATAGTTGCTTATTGAATGATTGCGTTCTATACATTTTGGTTAATAGATTCCCATTTGCATCTCTACAAGTAAAAATACCTGTGGAATTATCCAAAGAAACGGACTCAGGCGAACTGAAATCCTTTGCCCAACTCGGAACAGTATAATCAATCTTAACGCCGTTCTTTTGAGTATTAGATAATTTTGCGTTAGGCGCACCAATCATAAAAGTCTTGTCATAAGTCAAATCTTCATTATATATCTCTATAATGAGTTTCGCACCACTTGTAGCAACAAACTCTAATATTGGTTTCATCGGTTCAGTTTCTTCAGAAACATTTACCCATTTGGTAGTTGAACCAGATAGTTGAATAGTTCTAACCTGTCCCCATGCCCAAGGTGCATCGCAAGTGACTGTCGCTGTTACACCACGATAACCACCAGCGTAGATAAGGTCGTTATTTAATGTAATATAACAATTCCAGTAATACTGGTCAAACAGGTCTGAACAGACCTGTAATTTACGAAAACCAAGTGGTGATGCGAGCCAGCTCTTCACAGCAGTCAACGTATGAATATCAACAGGGTTATCAAAAACTATCTCGATTCCAAATGTCAACGGTTGGTCAACCTGTACATCTAAAACAGACTGTTTAGCACTTCTTAACGGCTTTATTGTCGTAAATGTTCTACCATCACCGGATGTTCTCTTATTAGGGTCTTCTTCAATAAATACTATAGAACACCCATAAAACTCAGATGGAACATCATTAAAAATAAATGGAAGCCCCATTACAGCCATATTTTCACCACCTTTAATATAAATATATAAAACGTATTATTACGTATTGTTTTCAACTTTAAAATAAGAACATTGGCCCACGCCCACTAGCATTTTAATTTAATTCCGATACCCTCGATATAAATATCTACGCTACGATTACCAATGTCGCCTAATCAACTATTGCTGACTAGGCATTCACGTGTTATTTACGAACGATTAGCAGCAGTTGCAATCACAAGCCGGAAGCGGATTGTAAGTGTGTGCTGCGGTTGTACCAGCAGTGCTATCAACAGCCAGAGAAGCAATGCGGTTTGGATAGAAGGTTGCGTTAGTGTAAGTGACAATCAGATTGTCATTAGCCTTGCGAGTTTCAACTTCACGCTGTACAGCGCAATCTAGGGTTGCGTAACGGTTTTCCATACGCTCCTGCAAGATTTGGAAACTATCTTTGTTTGCCTGATTCTGAACTGCTTGCGCACCAAGCTGTTGATTGATGGCAGCGAATAGAGCCGTATTGCGGTCATTCTGCTCATTCATCTCTTTCTTAATCTGCTCATAGACACCGATGATTTCCTCACGGGTGTTTTCTTTTGCACGAGCAAGTGCGAGTTCAGAGTCCTTCTGTGCGATAATGAGGTCTTTTTCTACGATAGCACGGTCATTTTCACGAGTCATATTCAACTCGTAGCGATTAACGCAATGGTCTTCGTTGATGCAATGCTCAGTGGTACGTCCACCGACAACACCAGACAATGCACCAAGTCCACCGATAGCATTCAAAGCACCAAGAGAAGTACCGATGATACCAGTAGCCAAACCAGCGTTAGCGACACCCTTAGAAGCATAATTAGTCATTTCCATAACTCATTTCTTCTTACATAGATTACCAAATATCGTGTACGTTCGTATAATAAAGCGCCTAAAGTCATCACGTGCTAACTAAGGCGCTTATTGCAATATTTAATTGTATCTATTCCTAACATTTCTATAGCCACCGACTTTAATATATCTGTACAATGTACTATAGACTTGATTTGCAGACTCTCTCTTAATGTTTGCAAGTTCATTGCGAAGTTCTGTAGTGTCAATTCCACTAATATCCAAGTCGCCCATATCAATGTTAAGTTCAGAGTTGTTTGTAGTCTTTATATTAGATGTATTAGGTGTTGTTACAGTAGGACGAATAGAAGAACCGTCCATATTCTGTACAGCATCATTAGCATAATCAGGGATAACAGCTTCTCCTACCTTCAATATTCTGGCAGTTTCGTCTTGACCTAAGCCAAGCATCTTATCTAACCAGCTATTGCTCTTCTTAACCTCATCTGTACCATCATGCAACTTACCAATCATACTTACGCCAGCTTTGATAAGTTTTGGCAAGTATTTCCTAATTGCGTTTGTTGCAAAGTTCTGTACAAATTTATCTGTGTCACCACCAGTTAAGAAAGTAAGTAGGTCTCCAAAGCCAGAGCCAGAAGAACTACCAGAAGCAGCATTCGCAACACCAGACAACGCACCAGCAGCCTGTTCACCAGAATCAGCCAAATCCTTTAGCGGTTCGACTGTCTCTCCTGTCTGATTGCCAGTATCCTCGCTCTTGTTGCCCAAATCTTCTACTTCAGGAGTAGTATCCTCGGTTTTGTCAGTTAAGTTATCAAGCGCCTCGCTAGTACCAGTAGCAGCTTCCGTGGTCTGTCTCAAAGCATCAACGAATCCTTGATATGTAGCAGGAAGCGTAGATGTGTCTACACCGGCCTGTTGCAATAGCCCCTTGATTAAACCATAAGTATAATCGTTTCCAGTACCAGCCGCTCCTTGCGCACCAGCATCAGAAGTATTTGAAGTTACCTTATAATTTATCTCAAGTTGCGACAATGCGTCTTTAACCTGACTTATAGCTTGCTCAAATTGAGTCACTTGCTGGTCAACTTTATCCATATCCATCTTGGTTTGGTCTATCTGATTATCTAAACCATCAATAGTCTGTTCATCCAACTTAATTGAAGCATTAAGTTGTGCATCTTGAGTTCCAAGATATTGTCTAACAGTATCTATATTAGCAGAGCCAGCTACCTCTTTATATTTTTCAACAGCAGCGATTGCCTCATTCCAAGGCTCAGTAACAGTCTTGTTGATACTGTCGCCATATTTATTATTATACTCAATCAGACGATTATACAGCTCTTCTTGCGCACCTTCGCTAGTATCATTAAACTGTGCAACTGCTGCCTGATACAAATTACCCTCAGACTCAAGTTCATCTGAAATATAAGTAATATAATCGGAAATAGCGTCCTGTGAAGCATCGAGAATGTCACCAATAGCATCAAAAATATTGTCAACTTTATCCTTAGTTTTATCTAAAGCATCAGTTGCAGTATCGTATGCTTGGTCTTTCATCTCATCTTCAAGGTCTTGTTGCTTTTCGTTCAGACTCGCAGTTAATTCAAGACGTTTAGCTTGTGCATCAGCAGAGTCATCATACTGAATTTCAGCGAGTTGTGCTTGAATCTCTGCGATAGATTTCGCACCATCTTCAAGTTTCTTCTGATTATCAGCGGCTTCTTTTTCTGCTTTCAGTTTATCTTTAGCATCATCAACAAGGTCATCATAGGTATCTTTTACATCATCTAAAGCATCTTTGAAGTCTCCGATATAGTCTTTAACCTCTCCAAGTTTAGTCTTTAGATTTTCATAATCTTGCTTAGTCATTTTCTTGATAAGGTCGATTATGTCATCAATACCATCTTCAGCATCCTCAATTATATCAAGTTGCTGTTCCTTAATTTGTTTTTGTAATTCAATCTGTGACTTATCTAATTCAAGCGCAGACTTCTGTTGCTCCAAACCCTTCTTCTGCTGTTCTAGTTTAGATTTCTCTAATTCTAGTTGCTTTTGAACTACTTCAATCTCAGATTTCTTTAGTTCGTAGGCTTCCTTTTCAGGGTCTGTCTTAGAACCAGAGCCAGATTTCTTGCCATTTTTTTTACTAGAAGGAGTATAAGTTAAACCTTGACCTCTTAATTTTTCTAGTGCTTCAATTTGTGCGGACAAGTCATCAGAAGTAGCTTGTGCCTGTTTACCCTGTTTTTCCAGCTCGTACTGTGTTCTCTGATAACCCTTATACCGATTCAAGTCATTCGGGTCTACATCTTCCCCGGCATCAATCCTCTTTTGAATAAGTTTACCGAGTACAGTCATTTCTTCCTGCATTGCTTTAATTCTGGTTTTTGTATTGTTAATCACAGCATCTGTTTGTGCCTTTTGCTCTTTGGCAGTTTCTATAGCTGTATCATAATACTGTGCAGACAAATCCTGAAGTGAATCAATATTTATTCTAATTTTACCATCTTGTATCTCGATGGCTTTTGTCAGAGATGGTTCTTGCTCAATCAGTTTTTGTACTGTGGCGACTGTAAGTTCGCCTTTTTCCTTCATCTCACTATATGCTTTATTAAGAATTTCCTGTTTCTCTGAAGCTGATTGAACAGTGTCAAGATACTGTTTTAATGCTTCATCTTGAGAAATAAGAGCGGCTGTAGCTTGTGTACTCCAATCGGCCACTTGATTATCGCCAAAACCATATTCTTTATCAAATATCTTTTCGGCATCTTCTGAAACATCAGAGAACATTTGATGGAATTTATTGAAAATCTCTTGTGTTAGATTGTCGATATTCAAGTCATTGACATCAATGTTCATTGCCTTTGCCCAGTTTTCTTTCATCGTAGTGTCAGAAAGAATCTTTTGAGCAAAGCTCTTAGCGTAGTTTTCTGCCGTTTTTTGACCAGCATCATCACCCGAAGTGATTATTTCCTTTAGCTTATCTTCAATACCAGCAGTATCTATAATTTTTTCAAGACTGATAGTTTCGTAGTTGGATGGGTCAAGAACAAGTTCAATTTCCTCGCGCAACTGCTGCAATTTCTTATATTGTTTAGAGCTAGTATCGCCAAGTTCTGCGAGCGTTTGAATTTGCTCAAGAATACTTAATTTTCTGTCATTCAGAGCAGCAGTCTGCTCATTCATTTGACGATTATAACTCTCATCAGTTACGGTCAAATCTTGCTTAGATTTATTAAGATAATTTATATTAGCTACAAGCTGATTTATACTTGCCGACTCTGTATCATAGAGTCTACTAGACATACCAGTTAAACTAGAACCCCACTCATCAGCACTTTTGTCGTTACCATACTGAGCATCGACCATATTTTGTTGTGCTTTTTTGAGTGCCTTATTTTTCGACGTAGCTATGTCTTCTTGAGTTTTTTTAATCTCGGTCAATGTGTCTAACTGTTCTTGTAGCGCATCCTTCTGTGCCTTGTCTGCAAGCGTTAAAGTACCCTTTTCGTTAATAGCTTTAATTTGCGAAGCTAAATCGGATAGTTTTGAATTGGTTCCCTCAATATCTTGGTTAGCTGCGTCCAACTCTGCTTGTGCTTTATCAATAGCATCTTGTGCAGACTTTACTGCTCTCGCCGTTTGTTCAGCATAAGAATTATACTTCAACCAAGCGGCTGCGCCAGCCACAACTGCAAGTGTAACAGCAGCTACACCAGCGGCTACAAGTGTCAATGGGCTTAGTGACGCAACAGCGGCAGGGAGAATACTATATAGTGCGGTTACAAAACCGTTTACTCCACCACCAGCATTGACAAACATTATCTTGAATATTTCTAGCTTCTGTTTTGCCCCTTCAAATACTTTAATAAGCGCTGTAATAATATTCGCTAGTTTAACTGAGCCAACACTCATCGTTTCAGTTTCAACTGTAACACCGTTCATAGTGCCTTTAACGATGGTCATTACGTCTTTTAACTTAATAAAACCGTCAAAAAGACAAGCCAAACCATCAGCACCAGCTATGCGTTTAATTGCACTTATAGCTGCACCAACTAAAATATTTATACTTTTTACAGTTATAAATCCCTTTAGCACATCTGACAAAACTGGAATTTTATTAAGGAGTATATTCAGGATTTCGAGTAGTTTAGTACCCAAATCAACTACAAGCCCAATCAGCTCATCTAAGTTAAGGTCATTGACAAGTTCAGTCCAAGTTGTCTTAAACGTATTGATTTTACCGGTCAAAGACTCGGTATAAATAGACATACGTTCTGTAGCGGAGCCATTTGCGTTCTCTGCTATCGTAGTAGCTTCAAGAACCTCTTTGTAGTCGTTCATCGTTGCACGGAAGATATTGGCTTGGTTTGTACCAGCAATAGCAGTAGCAATCTGTGACTGCTGATTACGATTCCATGTATCCCATTTAGCAGCAACTTCATCCAGAATGTCAGAGGATGCCTTAATAATACCGTTATCGTCTCTTAATGCGATACCAACGGTTTTTAATGCCTTTTCAACATCATTCAAAGATTTACCAGTGTCACTAACATCTTTACCAGCACTAATCTTGTTAATTCTCTGAATAACAGAGTTCCATGCACGACCAATAGTTTCAGCGGCTTGCTGAGTTTGGTCAGCAGTAACAGTGATAATTGCTTCCATTCTTTCCAATGGAACACCAGCGGCAGATGCAGAAGATGCAACACGGCTCAATGCGTTAGCAATGTCGCCAGAACTTGTAGCATACTTCAAATCAAGTGTTGTCAACTGGTCAACAATTTTCATTGCATCAGATGCTTCCATCTTATAACCGTTCAAGGAAGCGGTTAATGCTGTAGTTGCATCAGAAGCATCCATAGCACCAATTACAGACAAAGTAGTTGACGCTTTAACAAGTTCGCTTGTTTCTTCAACAGTATTACCCTGTCTGAGCCACTCTGTAGCCGATTCTGCAACAGCGCTTGTAGTTGTACCAAGTTGCTTTGCAATGTCTGAATATTCAGACATTAGAGCCTTGGTATCATCAGAACTACCCTGAGTAACAAGTCGAATCTGTGTCATGGAGTCATTCAAAGAAACAGTTTCGCTTATAATACTTTGAATCACCTGTTGCAAACTTTGTAAGCTAACAGTATACGTAATGGTATCTGCAATCAAACTTTGCAACGAGTTGTCTTGTAAAGTAACATTCAATTCTTTTTGTGCTTGAATTGAATCGCGCGTTACTTGGTTTTTGTCTCTATTATATTGTGTATTCTTATAAACAGCTTCACCATTGCTTAAAATACCTTGCTCCAAATTCTTGTAGCTTGTTTTTAAAGCATCTAATTGCTGCTGTTCAGCTCTCATATCAACGCCAGTGGCGTTCTCTTTTCTTAGCTTATTTATCCTGTCCAACTGGTCACGATACGCTTTATATGCTTGAACTGTCTATTCAATCATCTACGTATCATTTTGTTGGTCTTGCTTTTGCGCATTAAACTCTTGTAGCTGGCGAGTAATCTTATTGTACTCAGTGCAAAGTTCTTGCACGGCAGTTATGTTACCTTGATAATGTGCGCCAGTGCTATCTACTGTAGCACCAAGATTTGTCATTGCATTGATTACTACGTCAACTTGTGCCTTCATATTCTTGAGGTCATCTGCAAGCATTTGACCTTTAGTACCATCAGTTGACATTGCTTGCTTATAAGTATTGGCAAAGTCATTTAGTACCTTTTTAGATTGACTCAAGTTTTGTGCTAATGCAATAGCATCCTGACCACTTTGCGTAAGTGTTCTAGTCCAACTAGCGGTGTTTGCATCTATCTGTGAAATCTGCGTGTTAATTGTATCCCACAAATTTACTTGTACATGTTCAGAGTTTGCTTGCTGTTGTATATACGCAAGCTGTTCTCTATACATCCCATCAAGCGCTTCATTCTTTGTGAGTTTTGCCTGTAACGATGCCTGTTCTTTAGAATCACCATTTACAAGTGCAGTTGCCATCTGATGCTCTAAATCAACACGTTGCTCATAAAGTTTTACAATATCGCTCTGAAGTTCTTTAGCTCTTTCAAAAGCGGTATTCATGCCATTCATAGTGGTTGTAATATCGGTTGTTTCAAAGTGGCTAAATACATCATGCGTCACACCATTTAAGTCTGTTACAGTGTTCGTAACGGCCTGAACGCCTTGATTAAGCGACAATATTTGTCCATTAGCTTTCGGTATATCTACGGAGATATTCTCTATAAAACCAGTAAGGGCATCCTTGGTAATTTTCATACTACCGCCGATAGACTGTATAAATTCATCCATCTGCTTTAATGTAGCATTGTTTAAATTGACGGGTACAGTTATGCCATTTTTATTGAGCGTCTGTTGTAAGTCAGATACAACAGCTTGTGTTTCTGTAGTAAAATTATCGGCATCAACTCTAATACCTATATTAAACATTACATCATTTACTGCCAATTATACCACCTCCTGTTTTAATTTACATGATTCAAGCCATTAAAGCTAAATCCTTCTTTTTCCATTTCTGTTTTAATTCTACCTGTTGCATAGCTAGTAAGCCAATCAGATATTTCGTTATCCATTTGTTCATCATGATTAAGACCTAAGAAATCTGGTGCGACTGTATTTGTTTTATAACTTGGGAAATCACCATACATCATATAGTCATACAAACCTTGAGTAAAAGGTATGCCGTTTTCCATGTGTGATGGAAATTTCTTTGAGCCTTTATGACCAAAGGCCAAAAGACTAGAATCAAACTTTATTTTAACCTGTCTGCTGTTCTTGTCGTAATCATAAGTAACAGCGCCCATAAAGCCACCATTCATCCCAAGACGTTCATAGTTATCCCCTTCTGGATATGCAACATAGTAATTTAATCTAATATAATCTTGCACACGTTTAACGGTATCTTCTGCTATCTTTATGATTAGCTTATCGAGTTTTTCTTCTACATTAGATAGCCTTTGGTTAATAGCTTTCATAAACTGTTTAGCCGCATACGTATTTTTTAATTGAGTGCTTGAAGACATTCAAATCACCATTATTCTTTCGTGGTTTCTATCTTAGCCTTCATCTCTTCTTTTGCCTTTTCACGAGCAGCAACCTTTAAAGTATCTGCAACTTCAGTAGTAAGTGGGTCATTCAATCTAGCAACAGATTCAATCAATCCTAGCTTACGCATATCCATCTTATTCAATTCCTTACGAATCTCCTGAATATTAGTAATGTCAAGACGCTTACCAATCTCAGTCATAAACTCATTTAAAATCTCAAGGTCACGAATACCGGTAAGTTTCTCGCACTTAGCAACGAAATCTTTATAATCATCACCAGCATAACACATGACGTAATTACTAAAACCAGTTGACATAAGCAAATCATAGTTCTCGACAGTCATTTTGTCAGTAGGTGCTACAATATCGACATAGGACAAAAGAATATAAAAAGTGCTAATAATATCATATTGCAAGTTGACATATTCCAAACTAAAATCATCCATATCTTCAGCAGATACAAGTTCTCTATATTGTTTCTTAATTAAAGACGCAATACCATACTTCTTGGATAGAGAAATATAAGAAGTAACCTTGACATTCTCTGAAAGCCACTGTACCAAATCTTGACCAGTGATTAGATTTAATTTTCTCTGTGTCAACTTATCTAACAAATCATTAAAATTCATACTCAAACCCCTTATCTCCTTCCAAAGTTGTTAGTAGAACCACCAACATCAGCAAGTGTTCCTACCTTAATATCAGACTTAATTCCATCTTCGTCAAAATAGTCTGCAAGCATATCAGATTCATCTAAGTCAGAATAAACACTAACCATCGACAATCCGCTACCATTCTTAGATTCCCAGCCCATCAGTGTAACAATTATGCCATCTGGTAATTTAGATTCCTTCATCATAGTAACATATCTATGTCTTGCCGCATGGCTATAGAATGGCATACCAAGAATCTCACTAATAGTTACACACCAGTTGTTTACTATTGCAACAGATGCTTGTTTATACTCGCCATTTGCACTACGAGAAACAAAAAGCCACTCGCTCTCAATGTTATTTTCTTCTCTATACTTCATCCATAAATCAAAATACGGTTTAAACATAGAAACGAATGTGTACTTTTTCAACATTTTGCCTTTGCTAGTTCTGCCTTTTGTTTTTATCTTTTCAGGTGTCTCATACAGACATCCAAATTTAATATACTCATCCTTGAAGTAATCAGTTTTAAATCTAAGCAATTCTTGCTTCCTTGACCCAGACGCGACAGCCAATGCAAGATAACAAGCAATCTGATATTTTTCTGCCTTTACCAACTTGTTTAAGCAATCGTCAATCTGTTCTTGTGTCAAAACTGTCTTCTCACGAACTGGTTGCTTCTCTGAAATCTCGATTTTTGTAACTATATTTCTGAAATCCTCGTATTCATCGTCGAGGATATTTTCAATATAGTTAGACATAGAACTTAATGCCGACTTAACTGTTGCCGTTCTATTTGAAGACCATCCCATAGTCTCTACAGCATAACTAAAAAATCTAACAAGTTCACGTTTCTTTAAATCGACAAAAAATTTATCATTATTATACAGATAGTTCCAACAGAAAAACAATCTAATCATCTGATAGTATTGTTCAATAGTCTGTGGCGACTTATCTGCACTTCTTTTATACGCCACAAAGTCATCTAGCAACCCCTTATTATCTGGATTTAACTTTGCCCATATTTCTGGCGTATATAAGTTATTATATACTGTTCCTCTACCCATTTTAATACCTCACTATTATATTATTTAGCATTCCACCAATATCATATTTATAATTAACGCGCATCAAAGTTTTGTTAATTAAGATTGCATTATGGCTTAAAGCGTCCTTTTCGCTGATGCTCTTTTTTGTAGTATTAGATACAAAATTCATAAAGTCATTTATGCTAATCCAATATGTATTAGATTCCCTAAAATCGAGAACAAAACCAGCAATTACATTTTCAAAAGATTGCGCTCTCTCAAGGCTCTTAATCTGATGATATTTAATATCTTTGCCGTCCTCTAATTTATCAGACTGAATACTAAAACTTGTACCTTTAGTTGATTTCAATTCAATAGGCAAGAAGAAACCTTTATACAGCATAAAGCAATCAAACGGATTGCTTGTAGCAAAAGAAGAACGCGAACTCCTTGTAAAATTATTTGCTGAGTCTTTTATTCTCATAAAATAAACTTCTTTTGGAACAGAATTAGCAAAATTCTGCTCAAATTTCTTTCCGGGGTTCATTCTTTCACCACCTTTTATAGTGGTACAAATCGAAACTTATACCATTATAAAAGGTGACGCAAAGCGTCACCTGAATATTACTTTTGTGTAATATCGCCAAGTTTATTGACAGATGCAACTTCCCAAGAGCCATCAGCACTTACGCGCAAATACTTACCAGCGTCAGCAGATGTTACTGCTGGGAGAACTTTACCAGTACCCTCTAATTGAGTAATTCTAGCTTCAGTATCATCTTTCCAAGCATCAACATCATCAACAGTAGTTTTTAACTGTGTAACAGTATTATTCGTAGTGTCTGTCTTTGACTTCAGTGAAGAAATCTCTTCATCAGTAGAAGTAAACTTATCACCAACTGTCTTTGAATCAGCGAAACCATTAGAAATCTTTAGTGTCTTATCAGTTACTAATTTACTAACAATTTCCTTAATCTTGACTGCGATAGTTTTATTCTGGACTGGATTTTCAGAGGTTTCGGACAACGTGGCATCAACAACATGACCGCCACAATCCTTTACAACCTTGTCGGTATATTTCTTGGCAAGAATGTAAGTGATAATATCCATATTTATACCTCATGCCATGCGTTATCTATACCTAACTGACAAATAAACTTAAAATCGGGAGTGTATGCTATAGAACCGACAGCACACGGCGCATTAGCATCACTATTTTCAAATTTCCCAACATCAGTAGACGTTGGAAGTTTTTCCATATCCGCAGACGAACCTATCATAATTTCCTTAACGTCAGGAACTACGCAGTTGCCACGGATTTTCATAGTAATAGCATCCATAAAAATCACCTTATAACTTTAGGATAAAGTCACGAAAACTTGTGGTTTCTACGAACTTATATCCCATATTAAATGTACCAATCTTCATATCATTGTAGGATTCTGGGCAAGTATAAACCAAATTGATTATGTCTTCTTTGGTTATATTAAAAACATTCATCATTCTGTATACTAAATCCCTTATATATCCTATATTCTCCTTGAGAATGTTCTCTCCCTCAGACCAGATAAAGAATTGATAATAAAAATATGAGAAAACAAGCGTCCCCATACATTGTCCTCTATAATACAGATAACCGTCTGGGTATGTCTTAACAACATTAAACATCGGCTCCGTTGATGAGTAAATATATTGATATAGATATTTCTCTATATATGTATGACCTTCTACTGGTGCATTGCTCAAAGATTTATCTCTTCGCACCCAATTATAAAATGGTTCATCAAAAGTAGCATAGGTAATTCCACGTCCATGCAAGTGAGCCAAGATACTACAATTAAAATATACATCCTCATGTGAAATCAAATCTTCTTTAAACTTGATATGATTATCACATAAGAAGTCATACCTATATAGATTTCCGTGCAACCATGCGAGAGAACTTAAAGTCTGTACTTTGGGGTACTAGCCTTTGCAATATAGGTCGCACATATTATCGCATCTTGTATCTCTCGTTTCGTAGATATTAGAAAATACTACTTCTGGGTAATTATTATCAATTATAAATTTCTTTATCTTAGGTAAAGCATTAGCTTCAAAGAAGTCATCATCGGCAAACAAAACATACTTTGTGTCTTCGGGTATATGCTTCATTCCATCATATCTGGTATTACCCGGACATTTTGTCTTATGTTTGTCTGTTTTGAAATAGACTAAATTAAGATAAGCACTATACTTATTGTATATTCTATATACGCCGTCAGATTCACTATCGTCACAAATTATTACCTATAAATCTGGCTCATTTTGGCGCACAACGGAATAAAGTAGCTTACCTATTTGGTCTGCGTTAAAAGCTGGAATTATCAAAGTAAAAAACATAGTGTCACCGATTATGAATCTTTCTGACAAACATCGCCATCAGCATCGAGATAAAGACTCATCTTCTTAAATGGGCCTAGTTCATCATCTATCGTTTGCATATTTTTACTCATATTATCAATATATTCACCAGTCAGGCGTGCTCCATCTGTACTTGAATCATATTGAGTTAGTTTCAAAGTAGTGGTTTGCTTCAAGATTACATCCCTCCATATCATTTTAGATATTTATTAAACCTAATGCTTTAATAATTTTTATCCAATATCCACCATATTTCCAAAAAGTATCTATGTATTTTGTTGCTTGATTAAATCTATACTCAAAAGACGTGTTCTTTCTAGCTTCGTTTTTAAAGTCTATGAAATAGACGCTCCATTTCTTGGTAATCGCCCATCTCTGTACTTGCAACGGAATAATGATTTTCGTCAAGAACTTTTAGTAAATACCTTGCGTGTGATTCCTCGTCATTGGCTATCCTAATCAAAACCTCTGCGTCATAATCACTGTTATGTTTCTTTGCGAACTCTGCATACCCAAGATACTTTTTTGCATCGTGGATTTCGTCAACAAAGCATTCGTATAGCATGTCGAGAAATTCCGCTTCAGTCATTGTTTCCTGCGTAGTAATAGTAGTTTCTGTTGCCATGAAAAATCATCCATTCACATTAGACATAATATCATTATACAAATTATCTACATCGCTCTTATGGAATTTTAATTCACCCAAAATCGGGACAGTGATAACAAAACCATTGTTACCAATGTTATCTTTAATAACATCTCTTAAAATATCAATATCAATATTTCCGTTATCATCGAAAATTTTAAGCATCTTTACAACACTGTTTTCTCTATATGATGCAACTATATCTTGCGAACGGTTAATTGCAAGAGCAATAGCAGCACCAACCACAACCTTCTGCCAACCGTCAACATTCTTTAAAATTTCTCGGTCTGCAAACTTTGCAACACCTTTTCCAATATATTCAACACTAACCACTAAAAATCACCTTCCGTCCAAATCATCGAAACCCGCAGAAACATTGGGATTTATTGATATTGAAATCTTCAATAAAAAATTGCTTTTATCGTTAGTCGGCTTTAAAAAAATGTAACATATCTATCACACTTCGCATTTCTTCTTCTGACAATGTAAACTCACTAAAATCATTAACTGTTCTAGTGATTCCATCATCACAATCAAATCTATTTAATTGCAAATCATAACCAGATATATTAACATTTTTACCATCTTTTAATTTAGCCGACATAGAAGTAGACCCCTCATTTATTACTTGGGGCATTACAATATCATCCTTATTGTTTTTCATAAGTTCGTAGTAACATTCTCGTGAACAACAAATTGTTTTCCACGAGCCAGCGCGTTCGCACGATAGGCATACATAGTATTTTTTACCACAATAATTACATTTTCTATTTTGATACGGCATAAATTATAAAAATAGTCGGGGCGATAGCCCCGACATAATCTAAAACAAATTACTTATACGGATTAGGCTTCCTCATCAGTATAAATGATGAAGTCATACATCTTGTTACTCACACAGCTACGAACAAACTCCATAGTCAAGTTCTGAGTAACAGGGTCGCCATCAGCAGACAGGTCGAAATTCCAGTCACCATCAATCTGTGCCTGACCTTCGATGACACATGGGAAAATATCACCAGAGCAAACATCACGTGCTACACCATAGGCAGAAACAAGAACTGTTGCTGGCAGTGCGTCAGCAGACATAGTAATCTTCTGTGCTGTGTCAGTAGTCTTATAGGTGTAAGCACAAGCAATGCGGTCGCCAGCAGCAAGTGCGCTCTTGGCAAAAGTCAAAACGCCATCAGCACACTTAAAAGTTCCATCACCAGCAGTAGCGGACTGAGTAAAAGTCTTACCATAAGTACCGTCAGAGTTTACAAGATACACGAAACCAATTTCGTTGCCTGCCGCTCCGATAGGTGTATGATGTAGCTTTACACCAGCAACAGATACGTCTCCAGTGCCAACATCTATAACATCATAAGCAGTAATCTCATGTGAGTCAATGTCAATCTCAGTACCGTTCTGGATAGCCATAACCTCGGTGTTAAAAGTTGCACTCTCAACACTCAGAGTAGCCCTACGGGAGTGACCGAAACCAGTACCAATGTAAACATTTCCAGCGCCGCCGGTAGGATACACCATTTCCACGGTGTTCTCAAGTGAAGAAGTCTTGCAGTCGGTCAAATATGCAAGAATCTTTTTGGTAGAAGGCTGACGCAACAGAATCTCAAAGCACTGTTGCATAGCAAATTTCTTAGGTGTTGCTTTACTAGCCATTAAAAACACTCCATTTCTTTTAATTTATAATTGCCGCCCAATTTACCTTATCCCAGTTAATTGGGTTCTTCTTTGTATCAATACAGCCACTATATAAAGCGCGCATTGTACCGTTGTATTCATCGACTTTCGATAGTCGTCTATATAAGTCGTATATCATGTATATAGGATAATCCCATATTTCTTTATACGGCTGTCCTCTAGCGATTAAAGCAGAAACCAAACTGCCTAAATCAACATTAGATTTCCTATTATTTTTCTCTCTACTCTCTCTACGCCTATATTCCTGTTCAAGGAGCATCTTCTTGCCACGTTTAGTCGGACATTTCTTCCAGTAATAATCTGGATGATAGTCGTTTATCTGTCTAAGATATTCAACCATTTGCAAATAAAATGATTCTGTGAACTGGAAATTATCCTTATTAAAGATAAGCATATTTCCGTCCCTATTTAAAGAACGTAGAGTTATTTGCTCATTATCGCCAGTACCAACTGTCATAACCATATATTCACAATCAAGTGATAGAAAATAATTTAAAGCATCTCTATAGTCTGAATTTATCAATACACAATTAGAATCTATGCGGTAAACGTCATTATCAACCACATATACATCACTGCCACGAGCACTAATCAGCGCTTTCTGTATGAAAAACAACCATTCACTCTTAATGTCAGTGTATAGTTTTTTGCTATTATGCCACATTACGTCGGCTATATCATCAGACGTTATCATCATAATATATGTATAATTCTCATACTTATCTAAATCACAAACATCGGCGAGTGTAGGATGCTTGACATAAACTTTATCAGTTAATTTTAGTGGTCTACCGCGTATTAAATCGACATGTTTCATACTGGGTCATACACCAATCCATTGCGAAGTTTATCTGTAATCGGCTGTGTATTGCATTCTATCGTGCTATTAACCTTAAAGTTATAGAGCATCTGGACTCCATAGAACTCGCTTTCATAAATTCTAGTCTGGAATCCGCGCAAATATGGCGTTCCTTCTATCGGCAAATCGGTCATCTGGTTATTCAACATTGTATCAATCTCTGCCATAATATCATAGACTCTATAACTATTATTATAGAACCATACGTCAATATGACAAATAATATCAATATTTAAAACAACATTACGATAGCCTTTATTATCTTCAACTTCATAGCCACCGTTAAAGTACGCGCAAACGTATGCTTCTTTTTTAGTCTTAGCATCAGGCATCTTTGGCATTGGATATATATGCGTCATAAGTAAATTATTAAGGTTTTTTGGTAATGGTTTATTACAATTAGGTTCATAGTTATATAGGAGTCTTGCTAAATTCTGGTTTCTTAAAAATCTGCCGCCAATAATGCCGTTAAGCAACGGGCTTAGTTCTTTGTAGTGCGCCATTATAACAATCCCCCTAACATTATATCAAACTTCTTCACGGTATTTCCATCACTACACACTACCGTTACTGGATATTTAGACTGCTTCATATTCTTAATCTCAAAAGTCTTATCGTCAGTCTTTTTATATTTATAATAATATGATGGATTCTCAGATTCAATGCTAATTTCAACATCATTATTCGAGATAACTTGATATTCAACAGTGCAATTTAGTTTGATAGTTCTTATATCTGGCACAAGCGTAATATCATCAATTGTATCTTCACCAACCGTGACATTTACATACTTTATGCAAGACGGATTATTCTTCATCTGAACTATAATTTGTGCGCTTCCGATGGCATTTAATACATAATTACCATTGTCATCAATACTTACTATAGAACTATCTGTAGTAGTAAATAATAGCGGTTCGTCAATGACAGTATCGTTCTCTGTAATTTGCACAACTAATTTATTAAAATATCCAATTGTATTTATAATTTCATCATCGCAACTAATATCATATTTATTATCCAAATAATCCGCTATCTGCAAATCAAAATTATCATTTACTTGTTTATTGTCATAATTCACATAGAACTGCGCAACGGTAACAGAGTTTTCGTCGAATGTTTTATTACGCTCATATTTAGCTCTATATCTTATTTTGTATACATCTTTTCCAAGAATAAAACGCTTTCCAACATCCCAATCTTTAGTCCACTGATTAACCTGACAGATTAAATTTAATCTACCATTAGGAACTTCCATCATATCTTCTTGACTGGTTTGTGTCTCGTTGAGTTTATAATCCATATAACATGGTTCCCTGTGAATATTACCATACTTGTCTTGAGTATTAAGGGTATTATTACATCTATATACATATACGCTTGATGACGTAACTTTTAAATTTTTTGTTGCAAATACTATCCAAATATTATCGTCAAATCTATATCGAGTGCCAGCAACAGGTCTATGCGTATAATCGTAGAAGATAATCTTCCTAAAATTATCACCATTTCTTTGACCTGTCTTAACATCAATAATAGTAGTTACTCTCGCACGGATTGGTTGAAATTCAAGAGAGCCAAATGTCATCTCTTCCTCAATATCATCCCATACAGTAGATGTATCATCAAACTGCATATCTTGCAATTCCGCTGATGCTTGATACCACTCATCTTTAGGTTTACCATTCACTTTTAGAAATGAATCATAATAGTTCATTTTTCATCAGTGCCTTTCTTAACAAGTGATATACAATGAAATACGATAGATTTAACTTCTTTATGATTTAGTTGTTCTTCCTTACGAAGACCATCTAGGATAGCAACAATAGATACAAAAGTACAAATATCAAAAATATCCTTAACTCCACGAAATTCTATAATCAGTCTATCTAAATAAGAGTGGAATGGTGACATATCACCAGATTCTTCACACTCCTCAAAAATTCCAAGAATTGCAAATAGCTTGTTAATACTTCGTTTGTTATAGTAGGCAATATCATCTTCACTAAGTTTTATCTCATACACCATAATCACCTACCGCCCATTTATCAAAAGGTGTATTACGAAGACCATATTCCACCATATCTTGACTGGCTTTCTCTCTGACCCTATCGCAATATTCACTCTTTTGCTTTAAATTTGACTCCTCGGAGAATGTTTTAAAGTCATTATCCTGAAGGTGCAAGCTAATTTGTCTTATATCATTGATAACCCAATCTAACCAAGTACACACCATCAATTCAGAGAGAATATTTTTCTCTGCCAAATCTAACTTACATGGAAATTCATCTGTAGTATCATCAATATCCATAATCCTCTTGGTACAATTAGCAAATTTAGGTATACTTCTTAACAAAAATGTTTTAAGCATATCCTGCGCAATGTCAATATTATTATTAAATAGATTCCTTAGATTATAGTCTTGTATTTGGCTCAAGAATAGATGGTATATCTCATCAAAACTTGTATTCAATAACACCACCCCATTACTTTGTCATATTATCTGCAATTTCTTGCATTTCTCTTGCCTTTCCAATAATATCAATTCCACATGCCCTACCGATAACATCAATCTTATTCCTATCTACTTGTTCATCATTAAAAATCTTACCAGAATAAATCAATGCGATTACGTCCTTCTGTGAATCGGGAATTTTTGGTAGTATCTGACGTAGTGTTTCGTCATCGTAAGATTCTAGTGATGCAATTTCGTCATAAGACAAAATCTTATTGTAGAAATCGCCAAGTCCAAGATAATAAATCGCACAATCATCTAAGATAAAGAATGAGCCATCTTCCGCGAAAGACCTATTGTTATTCACAATGGTCATCAATTCAGAATATAGAACTGGCTTAATATCACCATACTTATCAAACTTAATAATAGTGCGACCATTTGCGTTCAAGCATAGTTCGCCCTTTGTCAAGGACTGAACCCTGATTACAGAGTCAGGTCTTGGCTGTTTAGGATTTTTTAAATCGGTATAATCTTTTTCATGCACCATTGCGGTAACATGTTCGGTCTTTTTAATTACAGGTGAAATCTCAATATTAGTTGTATGTTTCGGTGCAGTTAAACTCGTAAGCAACGCAACCAACTTTTCGTTAATCGCATTTTGTTTTTCCTGTGAATCTCTAAGTTCTTTTCTAAGTTCATCAATCTCAGACATAAAAACAACTCCTTTGTTCCAAGCCACATACGTGACACATAAAAAGTCCGGGATTTCTCCCGGACGTATATCTAAAAAGAAAATTAGGTAATGTCAATGACACCAGCCAGAGCGTTGGTAGCAACACCAATACCATAAGACTTAAAGATAGTGGTGCTTGCAGTCATATCAGCAGCGTCCTCAAAGTCGCGGTTGATAGTACGAGAACCACCCTCATAGCACAGCTTGACAATCTTACCATAAGCAGGAGAAACGACATAGATACGCTTGTCGTTCAAAACTAGCTTATGAGGATTCTTCCAGTCTGCGACCTGCTTCAACTCAAGAGCATCGTAACCCATGAAGTTACGCAGATAACCAACACGCACGAAATCAGACTGAATGTCGTAACGGTAGTTAGCATCAGCAGGAACAGCCTTGTTCAGAGCCAGCTTAGTACCAATGAACACTGGGTCAACACCGTTGTTATAGGTAGAAACGGTCTGTGCCAGACGAACTGCGGAATCGGCGTTCCAGCCCTTCAGATGCAGATTATCGGTAGCGGAAGTTGTAGGCAATGCGGCCATAGCAGTATCAAATGCAACATAGACTTCCTTGGTAATCTGTGCCTCAAGAGATAGAATAGCCTTCATGACAAACTTAGCCAAAGACTCCTTGCCGCAAAGAACCTTGTAGAAGTTGACAGAAACAGTCAAGGCACGGTTCTCAGGAACAATAGTCATCTGACCAACAAACTGCTTCTGGAACTCGGTAGTTCTCTGGTCGTGACCAACCTTAGATACATAGAATAGGTCGTTAGGCTCAACGGTAAAGCTAAAGCTATCACCATAAGCGCCCACACGCTGCTCGGTATACATACCAATAGACTTGTCCAGAACTTCAGGAACAATCATATCAATCAGGGAATTAACGACAGCAAAAGCAGCCCAACGGAGGTTAGGGTTGTTAGCAATCATTTCGGGGGATGCCATACCATTAGAGAAGCTAAGACCAGACATACGAGTAATCTCGTCCATCATTAGCTTGTTAATCTTAGTTTCCTTCTCTGCGAAAGAAACAGTATTATCGTAAATAAATCCCTGACGTTTTGCAACTTCGGTCATATAATGACCCATGTAATCTCTAAACGCGGTCTTTACGACATCTTCGTTAGAAGAAAAGCAAATGCTCTTATTCATTATTATATTCCACCTTTCTTAAAATTAGTTAGCTACGACTTCGTAGATGTAAGTCTTAACAGGAGTCTTAACTAGCTTTGCAGAACCAATGTGCAGGATAGAGGTTCCAACCTTGTGCATAGCAAAACCGTCACCAGCAGCGGTATCTGCCTTTAGAGTATAAGATGCGTCAGCAACCAGATACTCCTTCTCGTCGTCACCAAGAGTCATCTCGATAATGTCTGCGACCTGTGGCTTAAATGCGTCAAACACAAGTCCCTTAACATTGGTGAACATACGAGGGTCTTCAACAATACCCTTCATCTGTAGCACGTCTGCGCCAGTATCAGCACCGATAGTGGTAATAGTGACTTCAGAACTCTTTGCCATCCAGACATTCTTTGCACCAACGGTAGGCTGAGTAGCCTTCCAAACTTCGCCCTCTGCCTCATTCTCAGAGCGAGCGGATAGAGTAAAGATAGAACCGTTTTCCAAATCTACAGTTGCCACAACAGCACGGTTCAGTGCATCAATGTTATGTGCAGCAACACGTCTCTTAATAACTACATTCATTATTAAATCCACCTTTCAAATAATTAAATAGAATCCCAAATACTATTGGTTTTCTTTGGTTCAGCAAATGGCAGACCAATTTGCTGCACACTGCTATTGTTTTCAAATTTCTCAAATGCCTGTGCCTTAACATAGTTAGACCAAGCATCAACAGAACTAAATTCAGAGAACTTAGCTTTTAGTGCTTCCTTCTCTTCGTCCGACATATTACAACCACGAGCCGCAATATCTGACATAACTTTATTCATAGTAGCCATATCAGCCTCTTGCTTGATACGCTGTTCTGTAGCAAACTTGAACTGCTTCAAAGCCTCATAGTCAGACATTGATTCAATCTGTGACATATAAGCCTTATTCTGTGCTTCAAGGTCGTTAATCTTATCAGACATAGTAGCAATCTGGCTCATAGCAGTTTCAAGGGACATTTTTTCAGACTTATCATCGGCATCTGTCTTTGACTCGTCATTCTTCTTGCCGTCCTCTGCTGGCTTATTCTCATCGTTATCGCCATTGTCTGCCATATTTGCGTTATCATCACATGCACAATTCTGCGGTGGAATTTCTGACATATTCTCGCTGTTCTTTCCATCTTCAGACATATTTTCATTGCCGTCTGTCTTATCAGAACCAGCGTTTCCATCATCGGCCATGTTGCCATTGCAAGCACAACCATCAGTACCAACGGCAGACATATTCTCACCATCTTCGGGCTTATTTGTATCGTCAGCGCAATTTACCTGACCATCCTGTGCCATTTTATTTTCATCAGCCATATCTTGTTCACCTGTTTCTTTTGTAGTATCAGCAAATCTCAGACCGTTCAAATAATCGGTCTTATCTTGGGCAAATTCGACTTGAATCCTAGCATCTTTAACTGCTGGTTTAACAAAATCACCAAGCACAGTTATTCCGTCAAGGACAAATTCATCAACTCGAACTTTTCCGTCTATTTCTTCGCCTTTAGTAATAGTTATCTCAACACTAACAGCTTTCTTCCCTTCGCTATTCTTAAATACTCTAACAGCGTCTTTTGCATATTTTTTCCAAATCAATGCTTTAATAACAAGGAAAGTTCTACCATCAGTATGCTTCTCAAAAACTATCGGATTACTATATGTAGGGGATGTTTCTTTAATGAATCCTATTGGTGTTTCATCGGCTTCGTGCGACATAAAATCGTCAGTAAATCCATTGTATCTACACACAAGCGGAATATCATAAACTGAATTTGCACAATCAATTAGCACTTTAGTTTCAATAGGATGTGTGTGCGCATTTTCTCCGTCAGCGAAGGCATGAATAATACCTTTTGCAAATCTAGCGTCTTTCACATCTTCAAACTCAAAACCATCAACTGCAAACTCTAGTGAAACCTTTTTGTCCATTAACTAAAACACCTCCTTTACTTATTAAGATACTCCTGTAGTTTTTCATCTAAAAGATAATAATACCAATCGTCATCAATACCTATTGGACTAAACCCAGCCTTTAACAGCTCTTGGTTCTCTTTAGATTTACATTTATATAAATCAATACCGCTAAAGTCCTTTATATTGCTTATTAGCATTACGCAATCACTCCAACGGTCTTGAGAGCATCAATTAGCTCATTATAATCTGCAACAAGCTGCTTAATAGTAGTTGCGTTGCTCTTCTCGACGACAGGAAGTGCTTTTGCCTCAACAGGAGCTTCGACAACATCAGTAGCCTCAACTTCCGGTTCAGCGCCATCATGTTCTCCGTCCATTACAGCAAGCACACGAGCAAGAAACTCGCCCAACTGTGCATCACGAGTTGTCATTGTAATTTCATTCATCCTGCGCAACTTGCCAGCATCAAAAATTGAAAAATCGACCATATAATTCACTCCTTTAATCCTTCAAATCATTAGATTCACGTGACCAAGACGCTTCTGTGTTATCGTTATCTGCTGTTGGGTCACTAGACTTACTTGGCCTACCAACCTTGCCAGTTCCAGAAGTTCCACCACCCGAAGCCTGAGTATTAAGATTGACGAGTGACATAAGTTTTTTGTCAATACCTAATGTTTTGCTCATCTGCATGTGGCGTGTTAATTCAAACGGGTTCATATCTAATGCTCTTGCAGCGAGTTGAACATCAACAACACCAATTTGAGCATAATCTTTGAATAACTGCGATACACGTGCTTGGTCATCAGGCGTATACACATCATCAAATCTAATCTTGAATTTAAATTTCTTAGTCTGTAAGTTAATATAGTATTCAACAAAATCAGCAAACATACTGTAGCAAGAATTTATAAATGCCATGTCAACAGCAGATGCCAACTTGGACTGATGAGAATTTAGCTTCTCTGTAGTATAAAGCATCTGTGAAGAAGCAACCGATTGCTGTGACATATTCTTAGTGTAGTCTACTTCTATATTATCAGAACTTTCATCAAAATCTACTGTTTCAATACTATCCATAGGCAATGCGACAAGGCCAATTTGTTTATTCAAACCCTTCCTTGCAACACCCATGAACTTACCAAGCATATCTGGTGTAATATTTACTTGGTTAGCAACTTGCCCACTCTTCGTGTCTTTATTGAAACCAATAATACCGACCAATAGCTTTGAAGCAGCAATAAAGTATTTATCATTTTGCAGACCTCTAATCACAGGGCCATAAGAAAAATTAGGGAACATTGGTGAGAAATATGGAACTATCGTTGCAAGTTCCGGTGAAATTTTCCAAGCCCAGAAACCATCCATAGGTGAAGTTTGATGCCAATACATATAGCTTGAGTTTCTGTTTGGAATTTTCTTTGCCGGATTATACTCTGCGGTATTAGCATCAAATACATCTCTGTACATCTTTCTAAATATCTTCGGGTACATTGCAATATCAACGCCATAGTTTCCAATAAACCACTGCATATTAAAATCAAATAGCAATCCATGCGAATGTCGTCCAGTGATTTTACAGAATTGTGGAGGCAACTCCTAGATAGTATATTTTGTATCACCTTTTCTCAAAACACCATAGAAGACTCCTTGGCGTATAAGCTGTCTAAACACCTTTTGAAACTCTTCTTTACAGTTAAACTTAGAGAAGAACTCGTCAACAACATTTAAATCGGCCTTAAACTGTTTTGAGTTAAAGTCGGAATCCTTTTCTATGTTCATGCAATCAAAGCTAGGATGGAATGCAGCCATATCTGGGAAGTATCTAGCAAGACGCTTGTAGTACATATTGTTGTTTTCAACAAATGTAGCATAATTTCTCAGAATTTCTTCGCTATCTTTTGGATTTGCCAACGCCTTCTCAAGGCCGCTTATAGTGGCCTCTACAGGATTCATATTGACATTTTGCATTTGTTGATTTATTACGTCTGGTGAAAAATAAGAACCATTATTATAATAACTCTCTCTGTAAGAATTAGAAAACTCCAAAAAGTTAAAAGCATTCAGTGTCTGATTAACTTGCTCAGGTGTCAAAATTTCATTTTCTGCCAATTAGTTCACCTCCTATTATGTGAAGAACATATAATCAAATATGTTAGCCTCATTATTAGTGTTTAATTCATCTTCCAATTTCTTTGCATAATCTAAGGCGTATACCATGCTCATAACACGGTCTTTTCTACGGCCAGACTTCTCTTCAACACTTGTTCTACCCTGTACTGATATTTGTTTCAAGTTGATTGCTTCGTTAATAAACGCAGATGTTTGAGCATAAGACTGCAAACATCTTCCACGTAAGTCTTGATTATCTTCTTTATAGAATTGGAATGTTTGATTCAAATAATCTAATCCATCCTGTGTATCAACAAGAATCGCTATCTTATTTGTGCTAAAAATATCACGTGAATGTATCAACATTCTACTCTTGTTATTTATACCACTACTAGGTGCTGCATAAATAACTGGAACTGCATTGTCATCAATGGTACGCTGACGCTTATCCAAATCTTCTGGATTCAACACTGTCCACGCTGGATATATTTCGCCACGGTTGTAATCTTCTGTTTCTTTAGTTGCAACATCGAAACATCCAATACCAGAGCCACAAGAGTCAAGTACATAATAGTCACAATCAAATTCATAGAAAAGCTGTTTAGCTCTTAAAACTTGTTGCATTGTGTTGATACCATTCATTGATTCAGCATAAGAGAATATACGCTTGTACCCATCGCCATCACGCACTAATCTAAGAATCCATATTGCAGTATTGTCGTTCTTGTTTGAAGATACAGCTGCAAAGTCCATAGAAAGAATACGAATTTCTCCGGGTAGTTTTTCAACGTAATATTTCCATTTTGATTTATCATTTTTGTATTCAAGATATTCAAAATCGTTCATAGGAACAAATGCTCTGCACTCAGTTCTCTTTTCCGCGAGAACATTATATTTATAGAAACTATCACCGCCACCACGTTCAGGCTGACAACAATATTCGGCCAACAACATCTCAACAGAGTCTTGATTTTCCTTAAACGATTGCTCAACGATTGCTCTCGAAATATATCTATTTTTTACACCCAAATTATAAGGTAACGCTACTGTTATATATTGTTTATCACCGTTAGTCATACTATCTATATACTGCAAGAAGTATGCGTAAGACCATTCATCTGCACCACGAATAGAAGATAGATATAGCTGTCTATTCGGCTCTTCCGGCAACGCTTGCCTTTCTTTTGATGTTAGGTCAACATAATCAGGTGCGCGAGGTGAAGAAAGCATAGGAACAAAGACACGGCTGATGACCTCCTTCTCGGTACGAACAAACTCGTCAACGATAAGGATTTGGCAACGTGCGCCTAACGAATTTTCGCTGTAGGGCAGTGTAATAATTGCAGAGCCGTTATTAAAGTCAATACGACTTTCATTCAATCCAGTCTTAACATCCTTAATCTCTTGAATGAGATTGATTCTGCCGCGTGACAGGTCTTGCACCTTTTTCACAAAACGTGTAGATTGTCCACGAGTAGGTGCGACAACAACTACAGTCGTTCCCGGATATAGAATACAATAACTCGTAGCAAAAATTAGAGCCAATGTAGATTTAGCCAATCCACGACTTGCAACGTATACAAATGATGGATATTTAAACATCATATATATAAGTATCTTCTGGAAGTCATACAATCTTAGCCCTAAATAGTCAGTAATAAATCTGTGAGGATTATCTCGCCAGTAACCCAGCCACTCCTCAAAGTTCTCCATGTATCGTTTAGTCTTTGACTTCGATGCTTTCTTCCTGCGTTTTATCGTTATTGTGCGATTGCGCATCAGAATCACCGCCTTGTCTACCAAAGTCTAAACCATACTGGTGTCTTAGATTATCTATAATATCTATCGTATATTTATCATATACTTTATCGAATACTTCGGTAAATTCGTTTTCTTTACCGATTGCTCTTGATGTACCACCCAAGAATCCAATCAAAATTTCACCAATATTATCTACATCGTTCAATTCCTTATCTGGTTCTCTAACAGGTCTGTGAAACTCTATATCGCGGGCGGTCATTCCAACTCCTTGTGATGCCGCTTCGTTATTCTGTAAATCGGCAAGTCCACTATCCTTAATTAGATTTCTTAAAGCGGCCAATTTCTTTTCTACTGGAACACCATTCTCACGGTCATGTCGAATCTCATTCATCTGTAAGCATACTTGTTTTACCATTATATCAACGAACTTATCGACAATACCGTTTAATTGCTCTTCCCAGTCCATATATTCAGATTCAAGGTATGCCAAATCGTCGTCATCAAAACGACCCCACTTTTGAACAAGCTCATCTGCATCCATTTCAATTATATCGAAATCTTGCGTATTGGTAGAGCCTCTGTTTATTTTACGTTTTACCTTAATAACATCATCATAAGAAGAAAGACCATCAATTTGGTCTTCGCCAACGCTATCGTCAAAAGTGCTACCCCAACCATTTTGTTCTGCAAACGCCATACTCTTCATGTATGCACTAAGAATATTATCCAAACCTTGAATCTTAGCGTCTGGGTTTGTAACATTCTGCAATGCACCAGTATATGCAGAATGAATATATGGCAAGTCTATCTTTCTTAATGTATAATATAGTGCAAGATTGTAATTTTCCGCATACTTTCTTAGATAATTCTGAAATATCTTTTGAATACAATCCTTGCAGTAAGGCACTTTACCGAAAAACTTTCGGTTATCATCACGTGCCTGATAAAAGTTCTTCTGGTTGTCACATCCACAACCGATGCAAATAATTTTTGGCTTCGCATCTTCGATAGTCACTGTGACATTTTTCCGTGGTCTTCCACGCGCCATAATGATACCTCCTTTTATTCTAGGGTAACATCATACACGCACTCAAGACCATTATCACCAATTACGGAAACAGCCTGTTCAGGCTTACTGCGCAATCTATTGTCCATACAATAACTATCAGAACCACTGATACATCCACTTTGAATTACCTTAGTATCATAAACAGTCATATACTGATTTGTATGTAGATGACCCATGTAAACAATATCGGGTTTAGCGCCCGTCATCATAGTTAGCTTTTGAACAACATTACCAATACTATCCCTATCACCATGAACGGCATACACTAACATATTCTTACACACGAAAGATGCAACGCTCTCGTCAATGGTATTATCGTACACAGTAACATTACCGCAATTCTGTAGTTTAGCCTTCACATAGAACGGAATGAACTTGTCTAAATCTTCGCCCTTCTGATTTAATGCCTTTTCCGGCTGCAATCTTGAATGATTTCCAGATACGCTATATACAGAAATGGTTTTGAAGTGTGATGATAATGTATAGATATAATTACTAATAAGTTCTGCGGCATCCATAGTCTGTTTAATTACATTTTCATTATTCTCCAATCTAAGAGAAGTATGAATCAATCCAGAGATTTGGTCGCCAAGCAAAACTACATTAACATTTTCGGTATTGTGCCGCCTTGCAATTTCAAGAACCTTGCCAAGATAGCGACTGAGCCTATCACTAGCAACATCTCTATTATATGTATTGTACATATTATTTATATTAACACCAAAATGCAAGTCTGAAATAGGAACTATCATATCAGTTGTGCTTGTATTTGATGAATCAAATCTAAAACAAGTAAAGCCTGTTGGCTCATAGCCTTCGATACAACGTTTAATCATATCAGAGAATGATTCGCGTCTTGCATTTTCTCTATATAAGCGAGATACTTCATTACGTTCGTCACGCATCTGTATCTTAGCCTTTTCAAGAAGTCTGCGCTGTTCCTTTATTTCTTCAAGCAATTCAGATTCACTGCAAGTAGTAGAATCTTTGATTGCAACTATTTTGCTCATTTCTTGATATTGCTTCCTATACTTAGATTCAGTATATTCTTGACCTAGCTGTTCGTTTAAAAGGTCTGCAACATCCTGCCAAGTACCTATCCGGTCTTTATATCCACAGATTCTATACTCGTATTCTAGGATACCTTCTTCTTTGCGTCTTTTGTAATCAAAATCTAACATATAAACCCCTTTAATCCGTTACGGTCAAACCTTTTCTTTGTCCGTTGGTAGTTTTTGCATTTCTTCCACCAAGCCGGGAACTACACCATTACCACCTAATGCGTAGTAGTCTGTAGTCAAATGCTCTAGGTTTTCACGCTCATGTATGGGTATATACCCATACTCTTCACTCGTATATTTATTATACATTTGTATAATATCATTTCTAAGTGTGCTACGAGTAGCATCAGTAAGTTGCGACAAAGAGTTATTTTGAACTTCTTGCAAATCTAACAGTTTATTTACTGTATCCTGCATTGATTTCATATCCTCTTCTTGCTTCTTTTGCTCTTGTTCAAGCTGCTCATATTTTGCATCATCTTTATAAACCTGTTCGGTTTGCTTATCCTTATTGGAAAAGTATCTTGTAAAAATGAATGTAGCAAAAGAAAAGGAGCCAGTAATAAGAGCTACTATAACAGCAGTATCTATAATAACACCCCATTTATTACTCTATTCCCTTTCTTTTCCATATATAACAAAAAGACCATGCTTTCGCATGGTCTAAAACTAAACTTATTTACTTAATAAACGACAGGATTGTGTCAAGGAAGGGGTCGCCGCCAGTATATACAGGAATGTCGCTGTCAGTAATTGTCTTGTGATACTTACCATACTTCTTGCAGAAGTCAGCCAACATATTGTTATATTCCTTAGTAACGCGAATCTTTTCCTTCAACTTCTCATCAATAGCCTTTGCCGCCTCTTCGCGCTCCTTGCGCAGTTTCTCCTGCTTAGTAGCTTCTGCGGTTGCCGCACTTTCGGCCTTCACAAGCTCGGCCTCGCTGTCGAACAGTTTCTTCAGTTTTTCAGAGTAATACTTCATAAATAATTGTCCTCCTATTGACAATAAATTTTGTGCCGTTCTAATCTTTGGCACTTTGGCGCACACAACAGGAATCGAACCTGTGTGCGGTTTCCCGCCTAGAAGTTTGCTTTAACAGTTCTTATAATCTCTTCAAAACCTCCTCAAAAGTATAGTCTTTTGCCCAGTTTATATTTGGCAAATTTGCCTGTTCAGAAGAAAACCTTAATTTCTTCAGAGTTGAACATTCGTTTTTGGGAACAACATATAATTGCCCATTACACATCGTAGCAAACAAATCTACTTCGCCATCTGTATATAAATGTTTTTTACCATTACATACGGTATAACAATTAAATACTATAGCTGTGTGTTTCTCGTCTGTCCATTTTGAAGTTTTTACTTGAACCTTGAAGAGCTTCCCGTTTATATCCCAAATCTAATCATATCTATCCTTGTCACCAAATGGTAACGACACAGAATAGCCGCATCTGACAACATAAGATAAAACTTCCAATTCCGTTATTTTTCCAACTTGATTCGTATTCATATTATTTTTGAGATTTAAGTCCGTTGAAGCAAACTTCCCTCTTCACCAACTTGAGTATGTGTGCAAACTTAATCTATCATCTTTTTAATATAGAAATCATAAAGTGGACTTGCTGTTGTAACCTCTTCATATTCAGTTCGTCCATCTTTATATCTAACAAGAAAGGCATTTGTTTTTACCGGCTTCTTTGTAATCGCGTAGTAGTTCCTAACGGATTTTCCATTATAACTACTTGCTACATGAGTAAAGGAGCTTTTTGTTCCGTATACCTCACCCATATCGCTTACGCTCACAACCATATTTGTTTTAGATTGCGCTTTAGATGGTGTACACAGGATAAAGAGAAATACAACTGCGAAAATGAATCCAACTACGTATTCCATACTTACCTTCCTATCTTTTAAAAGATTAAATAAATGGCGACTGCTAGAGGATTTGAACCTCTGGACGTTTCACCGTCTACAGTTTTCAGGACTGTTGCAATAAACCAGACTCTGCCAAGCAGCCATAATGGTGGGCATACTGGGACTCTAACCCAGAAGCATTTAAGCACTTGTTCCTAAGACAAGCGTGTTTGACAATTTCACCATACGCCCATATAAAAGACACAATTACATAAACCCCAAAATATTATGTGATGTTGAATATAATGTTGCTGTTTGTGTCTTTGCACGAAAGGAGTCTACGACAATAGACTGGTGGAGAATATGGGAATCAAACCCATCTGATTTCCTGTGTGCAAAACAGGTAGTCACCTCTTGCAACTCCATTCCCCATAAAAATAAGACGATTGTTTTCTAACACTATTTGTAATTACCCGATGCTAGATTCGGATACCACAATATCTAAGATAAAGTGGACTAAAATTAAACTTGCAAAGTAACTTTTTTCTTCTTTATAAATTTGATTTTGTAAAGGTTTGCAGTAATCGTCTTTGTTGGCGGCTATGGTGGGACTCGAACCCACTGCCTACGCCGTGACAGGGCGTCGCTCTAGCCTATTGAGCTACATAGTCAAATGGTCGAAAATGTCCGATTTGAACGGCTCTTCTTGACCCCAAATCAAGAGTGCTACCATTACACCACATTCTCGATAAATTAGATACGTTTTTCCTTTAATGCTCTATCCCGCTGAGCTACGTAAGATTTATCTTACGGTTGGACTCGAACCAACGACCTTGAATTTTGCAGATTCCCAAAGTATATGTGTTGCTGTACGTATCTGAATGGCTGAGGGTGCAAGAATCGAACTTACATCAAGGGAGTCAAAGTCCCCTGTCCTGCCATTGAACGAACCCTCATTATAGCCCTTACAGGCTATCCCTTGTTTCGTTTTATTTATACTGGTGCGAAAATTAAGGCTAATAAAGAAACCAGTAATGGAGGTTCCAGCCCGACTCGAACGGGCGACATAAGGATTAACAGTCCTTCGTTCTACCGACTGAACTATGAAACCATATTGCGGAAACACGTTATTGCGTATGTTTCCATATAAAACCATGATATTGTTTACGCTTGCCTGATGCGGCTTGTGAAATAGAAGCTCTCGCGACAGCGACAGTTGTTATGTCATCAAAATTGTCGATGCACCACCTAGCGGCATCAGCAGAAGAATCAAAAGTAGTTAAATACTTCCCATCTAATGAATACTGCTCAACGGGCTTACTTAGCGTCTCTTTCATCTTATCGTTTGCTTTATTTATAACATCTATACCATACTCTTTTGCAATATTTCTGACTGTATATGAACTACAACCAAATAACTCTGCAATTTGAGCTGTACATAGATTCTCTAATAAAGCATTTTTTATATCATCATGACTGAATCTGGCAGAACCATCGCCACCAGTTGTAGCATTATAACCACTGTTATAAGAATCGTAATATTCTATCCAGAATATTTCACGTTGTTCTGGAAATTCCGTTTCCTCTACTAGAGAAACTCGAAAATGCTCTATCCCATATTTTCTCATAGCAGAATACAATGGTCGTTTCTCGCATCTCCGTTTAATTGAATCTCTACAATGCTCTTGAAATCTTTTTTCTATCTCAAAGTATGTTTTTCCGATATATACTTTGTCATTTATATCATTTGTAATCTTGTAGATATAGGCCATAACAAATCTACTCCTTGCTACCGTTAGCGTTACCCGAAATGAACCACGTGGAGGTGGTAGCAACATTTCTGCGGGCATGGGAATCGAACCCATCTAGTACGAGCTTATGAGGCTCGTTAGTGCGCCAGCTCTTATTGCCCGCATTATATAGGGTGGTTTCCCACCCTTAGAGGAAATTCGGTCTAATCAGTTTACAGCACTCTTCAATGCGCTGGAAACCTTAACAGTGACCTTGTTCTTAGCAGGAATGGTCATTGCCTCGCCAGTGGAGGGATTGCGGCCATCATGTGCAGGAACATTCTTCAGAGCCAGATTCAGGTCAGTAACCTTAAAGGACTCGCCAGCGTTCAGTGCGTCAACGATAGTCTTTTCCAGCGCCTCAAGATAAGCCTTGGCATCCTTCTGAGTGATACCAGCGTTAGTTGCGAAACTCTTCATAATCTTAGTAGAAGTCATAATTTTTACCCCTTTTGTTCTATGTATTTTGTTTGTTTCGTAAGGCTTCTCGTCCTTACGCCTATATTATATCATATCAGCGGCCCTTTGTCAAGGGCTTTTGAAAAATATTTTTAAAATTTCTTAGGAAAGTGTGGCTGTCATACCACATTTTGCCACTGCCACCTGTGCGTCTGTCTGCATCTTGGCAACCCGCATATTATTATCGAAGGTAACGCCACGGTCTTCGCACTCGGAGATATACGCCAAAGCCTGTGCTGGCTCAACACCAACCATACCAAGGGCCGCAATCTTTCCGCATAGCTTAGAAAACTCTGCAACACCAGCGTCAAAACTCTCAATGTCAAGTGCTTCAATAGCCGAATCTACCATAGCTTCTGCTACGCCACACTCATATCCTTCATCCGATTCGCAACAGTCACAAACATGCTTCAAATCTTCTGCATTAGATTTATCACATTTGCAATGCTTGCAAGTCTTATCCTTTTCTTCCATTTACAATACCTCGTCACAAATTTTCAAAGCAAGCGCTTCTTCTGCGGTGAATCGCTTATCTAGCTTCTTGTTGTTGATTTCATCTAGGTCAGCCTGTGTCAATTTGGTATACTTTAGAACAATATCATCAACACGCTTGCGAAGGATACGCATATCGTTTATCTCCTCTTCCATGAACGCCAGTTTCCCATAATTCATGGATGACATATCATGATGTAAATATGTTGCATACCTGAAGCTCTTCCTAATACTACCAACAATACTAATCAAGAATCCCATGCTGAAAGCATATCCCATATTGGTAGTAATAATAGTATACCCGTCATCTTTCATATTCTCAATAAGAGAAATAAGTGAAAGACCATCATATACTGTGCCGCCACAGGAATTGATTAGAATTTCGATAGGTTCTTTTGTGCCGAGTTTCTTGTCAGCTTCTCTGATGCGCATAAGGGTGTAGATACATCTAAACATACTAGCATCATCTACATCGTCATACACCATCAGCTTTCTGTTCTAAAAAGCTAACTGAGAAATCATTCTGTCTTTATCGAGCAACTTCATCGGGAAATCCGAATCTGCGTCATTTCTGACATTGCTTGTAGAACCAAAATATCTTTCTCTCATCAATCCTCCGCCTCCCTATTCAAGAAGTTGAGAATCGCCCGTTCCTCAACAACGTAATACTTCTTTCGCTTGCTACATTTCTTCTTGTTCACAATGCGATAATTCTTGTCGTACTTTGATGCACGAATCAAGCCAGCATTACGAAGCTCATCGAACTCGCTTCTGTTTACTAGAATCAATAAACTATCCCCTTTTACTTCAATTAGTGAAATGAATCACTTTATTTCATATAATAACGACATTTCTCAATATCGTTTTATATCAATGTTTTACTGCGTTTTAACGCCGTTCCGTTTTTCGGAACTTTTCTTGCGCGTATTGCGTTGTTCAAAATCAACACGTCTAGCACAAGTTTTACAATACAGCTTTGGTCTGCCATGTGTGGGCTGTTTGACAATGCACCAACATCTAGCGCATCTTGTGAACTTTCCATTGCTGATTAGCTTGTCATAATAATAGCACAGATTGATGAAATTGTCAAGTGGTATCTGAGATTTGTCATCAATTTGTAACAATTCTGGGCTAATTTCGACATAATGCACGTTATGAAACTGTTTTAGCGACACGAGATTAGTGGTTCTGACAAACTCTGCTATTTTCTTGACACTAGATACGCCAGCAATTTTAAGCGCATCGTTAAGTTTCACAGTGTACAGGTCATCAGGACTATGATAATATAGATAGATGCAAAGCGATGCAAACACAAAATGCTCGGCATCTAAATCACAAATAGCGTGTATCTTGTTAATCTGCGTCATAGATAACACTATTCCATCCGTCCTAACCTGTGGCAATCTCTTAGCCATTGCATAGGCTGGCTTATAATATTTTGACATATCAGGTCTACTAGGAACGTAATATTTCTGTGCAAAAAGCCTATCAATTAGCTTCAGTATCTTATCTTCACTTTCTCCAATATATCTAAGATACCTTATTACATAAGCAGCATCAGCCACTGGATGCTGCTCAGATAATGAGTTCTACGTCAATATCTTTTTTGCATTTTCTATTCTTTCGTCAAATATCATGCAGTCTCTTCCTTATATTCATCAACTATAGTCATTTTCTTTCCAAAATAGTTACGGCCATTCGGATTCTCAACAACCTTATAACGATGCCTTGAATTATTTTTTACGTTATTTGCAACAGAATCACCGAAACAATACCACAACAAAGATTTCTGGCAACTATTATCAATAGCATAACATACATATATAACATAGTTTACACACAAATCTATATTAGATTCTATTAACAAACAGTCATTTTCAAAATCTTCATACAATCCATCAAATAAAGCGGATTTCATTTCCTTCAGTTCATCCTCAGAAAGATATGGAGCCGCAACAGATATATTCTGCATTATATCTCTGTTTAATCTAGTATATTGACGAAGTAATTTTTGAAACTTACCCAAAGTTCTTCTGTCTAAAGAATCAGGCGTCACAGACATTAAGCACCTAAAGTCAAACTCACCGCGATTTTGGTTCCGTCTTTGCGTTAAATCCAAATCTTCAATGTACTTAGCCAAGATATTCATAGTACATTTGGAATTAAACAACGGGGAATACTTATAATAGTTTCTAATAAATGCCTTTTGTTCTGGTGACTTATCAACAATACGAACCAAGTCATTGATTCCCATACCAAATTTTACCATACACTCAGTATCGCAAACACGCTTATGGTTTTTGTACTCCTGCATCTTCGCAGGATATACATAACCAAAGAAATATGCTTTCTTATCACAACAAATTGTGTTCTCGAACTTTATTCGTTCGTTCACTTTATTGATATTGGAAATCTCCTCTTCTGTTGCACCATCTGGTATTTGAACATATTTCTGACGCTTTGACCACTCCTTTTTTGGAGGCTCATAAGAAATACCTTTAGTTTTATCAATAGCGTTTCCTTGATACATACGCATAATTTTTATGCGTTTTCCAAGTTCAAGCCTTTCCTTAGACCCCTTATCAAACAATGGCAACATTGCATACATATTGCTTGCAAGGTTTGTAATGCCACCGATAGGGCTATCAAATGATTTAATATCCCAATTTGCAAACGTATTAAAGTTTAGTCTTTGCTCTTTAGCCTTATGCTTTTCGTAAGTTATAACAGGTAATGCAGGGTCTATTGCACCAACTAAGTATGGATTATCTGATGTTAGAGCTATATCACCATCAAAATCGGCGTCAGACTGACTTATAATTGTTAAGTCCCAAATGTTGTAAATGTTACCCCACTCTATATATTTGAACCACTCCTTACACTTATCGTCAGAATAAACATTCATTATCTGATTTTCAGCAGGAGCGACTAAGGGGCTACGTTGAGTTGATATTACCTTTGAACCTTTTTCTACCCATCTTTTTGAATATACGCATTTTTCTGGCAATAATCCTTTTACTTCCATGCCAAAAGCATGTTCAGCCATGGCATAGAGGTCTGGGATAAGAAAATCATAAGAACCTTCAACAAAAATCTTACCGATTTTAGCTTGGTCTATTTTCTTCTGTGCGATTTGACGAATCTTATCCTTGACATATTTATCTTTTAATACGTCAAGATTATAAAGCAAGCATTTCGCAATAGGAGAATCTAAAGAGGACTCTATACTGTCTATTGTATCATTTTCGTGGTGTCCTACCATTAAAAGTGATACATATAACGGGTCGCCCTTTAAGATTCCGTCAATCCACTCCGTTGTCGGCTTTGCTAAAGCCTTAATGGAATCTTCGGTAAAATTATTGCTCTGTACATACTGATAGTTTAAAGGAGTAACAAAATCAGACTCTTTCTTATTCACTCTAGTTACGCCAATTCTATGACCATATCTTTTAAAATAATAAATATATTCATACCAATTAGTATACTTCTTCCAAAGTTTGAACTGGGACTTTGTAAGTATAACATCAATACTATCAATATCATATTCAGTCCCATAAATATCTATTATTTTGTTAGTATGCGCAACTTCTTTTGCAAATTTGTGGAAATCAAATACTGATACAAGCCCCTTTAACCAAGGCCCTCTCATTATAAATGCCGATGGCAAATAATCTAAAGACAAATCTTCTTTCCAAATATTTGCCATAGCTGGACTTATCATTCCAGAACCATCGAAAGCATTCATATTGAAATCTATCTTGCGCTTCTCTATATCTATGTTGCCGGAGTCATTCGTAAAAATCCAATCAACTGTTTGGTCTTTTAGATTGTATTCAAAATCTGGAATAACACAAATATTTGGTGTAGTTACGGTATTCGTAGCAGATGTATATAGAGAATAGTACGCGCTGAATTTCGCAAGATTTATTTTACCGATTCTTGTCTTGGTCAATCCGCAAAGCATAATATGTTCAAGACTATCATATAATTCTTCATTAACGAAAAATGCAGAATTTCTACGCAACTGACCAGCACCAGCACACAATCTCTTGTATTTAATAGAATAAACCTTATCATTGATTGCCATTTGAACGGAGAAGTGATTTTTGCAAATAGCTTTATAGTCTTTCTTTGTTGTGTCGGTCTTTACAGTTATTAAATCTGGAACATATAAAATATCGTTTATCTCGTTCTATATGCTCTGAATCTCTTTTACATCACCAGTTGTTTGAACTATATGATTCTTTTTTTCATATAGTTCTTTTAGATGCTCACGGTCAAACTCCTCGTCTTTGAGTTTACGGATGAATTTTAACACTTGATTATCACCTAGCGCAATAATCTGTCCAGAGTTTTTGGCCGTTCTAAAATCTGTCTAAATTGTGAAATTATTCTTGATAATTGTAGAGCTGTTCACTTTGTAGATATAAAAAAGGTCTACTTTATTTTTAGCCAAGATGTAAACACCCTTTCGTAAGATATTTAACGATATACTACCGTCTATGTATATTATAGCACACATGTTCTGAAAAGTCAAGTGGTTTTTGTAAAAGTTATAAAATTTTTAGAGAAAATCTATATATTATATATCTTAGGTAAAATTTACCTAAGCAGACTGCAAAAGTTACAAAATTATTACAGTTTCAGAGTAACCTAAGTAGTCCTTGACAAAATCGCAAAAATAGTATATAATAGATGTAGAAGAAGTATATATTACAATATAGTTACAATCTAAAGAAAAATTCCAAAAGCCCTTGACTTTTCTTTAGATTTTTGATATAATAGTAGTAAGAGTATCCAAAGGAGTGGTTTTGAAATGTGGTGCTAGATATAGATAGCGCAAAGAAGCCAAAAAAGCAGAAGTGACCCGATATTTATTGGCAAACTCGCAAAAATATTTTTCGACTTTTTGGCGAGATTTTGGCAAATTTTTCGACTTTTTGGCGAAATGCGGACGGAGGCAGTTGTTTGAGCAGGGATTTATATTATATAGATACAGAGACAGGCGAGATAGAGCCGTTTGTTGGCACTGTAATTACAGAAGAACAGCGGAAAATTATTCATGCAAAGAGGACAAAACAAATACAATATAATGATGGCCCGACGTTTATATGGGTAATGTTTCGTTATGGCGACCAGATATTTCCCGGAATGCAGTCGGCAAACTTAACCAGACTTATTTATGCCGCAACATTTTGTGACAGTTCTGGGCATTTGATGTCTAAATCAGGTTTAAAGAAACAGATGAGTTTAAGCAAGGATGCGTGGTGCTCGTTTTGGTCTGAAATGGAAGAAAGGAACATTTTCTACATAAAAGATGGAGATGCATATATCAATACATCCTATTTTACGAAATGGACATTAGCGCCGAATGTCAATAAAAACTACACTAGAATGTATTGCACTTGCGTCCGTAATTTTTATGAGTCATGTACAAGAATGACAGACCATAAACGGATGTCATACATATTTAAAATAATTCCATTTGTAAGTAGACGATATAATATAATGTGCAAGAATCCTTGGGAGATAGATAAGAGTAAAATAATTCCAATGGACGTTGGGGATGTATGCGAGGTGCTTGGACAGGATAGGAGCCACGCACGTAGAGTACTTCGTGAATTGCTAAAGATAAAGATTGATGGTGTACCGGTAGTATATTTCGCTGGTAATAATCTAAACGAAGATACATGGAAGCTGTTCGTTAGTCCAAATATATACTACGGTGGTGAGTATGGAATCCAGAGACAAGAGGTGGTTGAGAATTACAAAAAGCTGATAGAATCTTGATTTAGATTCAAAGGGGAAATTTTTATTGAGAGGTATTTATATGAATGTAATTAAGCGTGATGGACGCGAAGTAGAATTTCAGAAAAATAAGATAACGATAGCCATTTAGAAGGCAAGCGATGAAGCTAAGACACACGGCAAATTAACAGTGCCGAGTATTGCAATTCAGGCAATAGCTTCAGAGCTTTATAATAAATTCAAACTTGAGAACCACGCAATAGATGTGGAGAGTATTCAGGACTGTATTGAAGATACCCTCATGCAGAGAGGATATTTTGATACAGCGAAGGAATATATTAGATACAGATATGAACGCCAGCTAAATAGAAATGGCAATACAACTGATGGCAAGATTCTGTCGCTTGTTGATGGCGTCAACGAGAGCGTGATTCAGGAAAACAGTAACAAGAACCCTACAATAAACTCCACTCAGCGTGATTATATGGCTGGTGAAGTTAGTCGTGACATATCTAACAGACTGCTACTTCCAAAAGAAATTATGGAGGCACATGAAGCTGGAATCATACATTTCCATGACTCTGATTATTTTGTTCAGCACATGATAAATTGCTGTCTTGTTAATTTGGATGATATGTTGCAACATGGTACTGTTATCAATGGCACTCTTGTTGAAAAGCCGCATAGTTTTGCAACTGCTTGTAATATCGCCACTCAGATAATGGCTCAGATTGCATCAAATCAATATGGTGGTCAGAGCGAAAGCATGGCGGCACTTGTTCCGTTTATTGATATTAGTAGACGCAAGATTAGAGCAGATGTTGAGATTGAGTTTGCTGGCTTAGATGTTTCAGAGGAACGTAAGGTAGAAGTTACCGAAAAGCGTTTGCGTGATGAAGTTAAGCGCGGAGTTCAGACAATTCAGTATCAGATTAACACTTTGATGACAACCAATGGACAGGCTCCGTTTGTATCAATTTTCTTATATATGAATGAAGTCGAAGGTGAACAGCAGAAGAAAGATTTTGCGATGTTGATTGAGGAAATCCTCCGTCAGCGTACAGAGGGAACAAAGAACGAACAGGGCATTTGGGTAACTCCTGCGTTCCCGAAGATTCTTTACGTGCTAGAAGAGGATAATATTGTTCCGGGGTCTAAATATTACTATTTAACAGAAATGGCCGCTAAGTGTACCGCAAAGAGAATGGTTCCTGACTACATTTCTGAAAAGAAAATGTTGGAATATAAGGGCGATTGTTTCCCATGTATGGGTTGTCGTTCTTTCTTGACTCCCGATAGAACGACAGAGAATTTAGCAAATGTTGAAAATTGGGTAAAAGGTAAGAAATACTATGGACGCTTAACTGCATGATTAAGGTGTCCTTAAACGATGTGAACGCAAGATAAAGCGGTGTGGGGAATGTACCCTGCTAACGGTGGAACTCCTTAATGGACAATACCGTGCTAAGTATAATGCTAATAACTGCTTTTGGGAGGAAATTAGTATGAACGATTCTATTTTTATAAATGGTAAAGAATTTAAAAAAACTCTTGTAAGTGATAACTATTACATAAGTTACGATGGATATGTATATTCTACATATGCTAAAAGAATAATATCTTGTAGTGTAATTACTGTAAAAGGAAAGAAATATGTAAGAGTAGATATACATGGCAAACATTATGTTATACACAGGCTTGTATATGAAGCATGGGTACGTAAGCTTGAACCTGATGAACAGGTAAACCACAAAAATGATGATGGTTTAGACAATAGGTGTTGTAACTTATATGTTGGAACGCAATCTGAAAATATTCAGGACTGTATAGATAATGGTCATCGTGTTGGAAATGTATTCTATCTTACATTGTATGATAAGGACAGAAAGGAAGTTGTAAGTTTCTGCCCTGCAAGTAAATTTATTGAGTATAGTGGACATCCGAACAAGAGCGGAAGTCTTAATAAATTTTTTACTAAGAATTGGTTTAAGAAAAGATACGATATTATAGAGTTTAAGCGTATCAGAGATTTAGAATCGTATAAAAGTGTAACGACTATGGCTGATGAATGTAAGCCAGTAGGACAGGGTTTATCACTGCCCGAAGTGCATCGCACTCAGTTGAGTGAAGAGATAGTCTAAACTATATAGCAATATATAGAAAAAATTGTTAATCAAGGTGTTGTTACTATCAATCTTGTTGATGTTGGTCTTAGCGCACATAAGGACTTTGATGAGTTCTGGCGAATCTTTGATGAACGTCTTGAACTTTGCCATAGAGCATTAAGAATCCGTCATGAGCGCTTGCTTGGTACGCTTTCTGATTCTTCGCCTATGCACTGGCAGTTTGGTGGCCTTGCTAGATTGAAGAAGGGTGAAACTATTGACAAGCTGTTATACGATGGCTACTCTACAATCAGTCTTGGCTATGCTGGATTATATGAATGCGTTCTTGCTATGACTGGTAAGAGTCACACAGACGAAGAAGCTAAACCATTTGCTCTTCAGATTATGCAACATATGAATGATAAGTGTAATGAGTGGAAAGCTGCTGAAAATATTGATTACTCTTTATACGGAAGCCCGATTGAATCTACTACATATAAATTTGCAAAATGCTTAAAGAAGCGGTTTGGTGTTATTCCGGGAATCACTGATAGAAATTATATTACTAATAGCTATCATGTTGTTGTTACCGAGAAGATTGACGCTTTTAATAAGCTAAAGTTTGAGAGCGAGTTCCAAAAGTTGTCTCCGGGTGGTGCAATATCTTACGTAGAGATTCCTAATCTAACTGACAATATTGAGGCCGTGTTATCTGTTATTAGATTTATCTATGATAATATTATGTATGCTGAATTAAACACAAAATCTGATTATTGTCAGTGCTGTGGATTTGAAGGCGAAATTAAGATTGTAGAAGATGACAATGGTAAGCTAGTTTGGGAGTGTCCGAAGTGCGGAAATCGTGACAAAAAGAAAATGAATATCGTTCGGCGTACTTGTGGATACCTTGGTACTAATGACTGGAATCAGGGACGCACACAAGAAATTAAAGAGCGTGTTATTCATCTCGGACAAAATTAAATAATCTAAAAGTAAGCGGTGGGTGGGTCGGGATTTATTATGAATTATGCTAAGATAACGAAATATGATATAGCAAATGGACAAGGTGTACGTGTCGTATTGTGGGTATCTGGTTGTGACCATCATTGTAAGAATTGCCATAATCCAGAGACTTGGGATTCTAATTATGGAAAACCATTCAACTTTGAAGCTTATGATGAATTGATGGAAGCATTAGAGCCAGACTACATATCAGGTCTTACGTTCAGTGGTGGCGACCCATTAAGACCCGGAAATGCGGCGACGTGCTTGATAGTAGCACAATCCGTAAAACAGAGATTTCCGAATAAGGATATTTGGTGTTGGACTGGATATACGCTTGATGAGCTAAAAAGTATGCCAGAGGCTATGTCGGTATTGACATATATTGATTATTTGATTGATGGCGAATTTGTAGAGGAATTAAAAGACATTACTCTTAAATGGCGTGGTTCGTCCAATCAGCGAATTTATAAAAAGGTAAATTATGATTTTGTTGATGTTACAAAGGAGATAGGATGATTAAGGTAATTGATAACCGTGGTACTGGTAAGACTTATAGATTGTGTCAGTATGCGATAGAGAATAATTGTGACATACTCGTTCCTACATCATACAGTATTACATACGTCCTCAATTTATTAGAGGAAATCGCCAAGAAGAATGCTAATGGTGTTATTGGTATTTATAAGTATCACAATAGTGCAAAATTTATATATAGTGACAGGGCTTATCGTGACTGTATCATAAATATTATGACACCAGACAGTCTTAAACAGTCAAGACCTCCTGAACGCAAGCTTGTTGTTGATGAGGCAGAGCGCGTACTTGCATATATGCTTGCGCCTTATGTATATTCCTATGATGGTTTTACTATGAGTAAAGAGTAAATGGATATGTGCTACTGGAAAAATCTGGTAGCACTTTTTCTGTAAAACCACTTGACTTTTTGTGGATTCTATGGTATACTATAGTTAAGAAATCTAAAGGAGATTGTGGCATGAATTTTGAGAAACCTGTTGAATTTGATATTAGCAAATCGGTACGATTCGACACTTTAGCGGTAGGTCAGTTGTTTGTTACTGTTGATGGTAGCTGTGGTGGGAAGAAATACTCGGAACGTGTTTACTGTAAAACTGTTCCGTTCGGTAACGAATATCTTGGTAATATGAAAAATGCTGTTGGAGTAACGGAGCCGTATCGTGCGTATATGCCCACAGCGACAAAGGTTATTCCCGTTGAAGCCGTCGATTGGAAGGTTGCAGATTATGATGAAACGCTCTAATAGATTGCGTGATATGTAGGCAGAAATTGCAGTTAGCAAATTGATGGATACGGTATACCGTGAGAACGGGTATATGCCATGCTGGATAGTAGACCGTGAATCATAGATAGCTGGTTTAGATGTGTCGTTAGTAAAGAATGGCATTTGGTATCTTGTTGATGAGAAAGCGGCTATAACTAGACTAGATGGTAATTTATCAACATTCGCGTTTGAACTGTACACATCTAATAATAAGGATAATATTGGCTGGTTCGTAAATAAAAAATGTAAAAATAATTATTATTCTTTAATATATTTAACATCTTTTGTAAATAATATACAGAAAATTGATAAAGTTGAATGTATTTTGTTAAATAAAGATAGAATATTTAAAGAAGTTAAATCCGAATTAGATAAGAAAAATATACATTTCAATAACATACTTGATGTTATGAGCGAGATACCTGTTGCATCAAATGGTAAAAAGTATCTTAGATTAAACAGATATATGAAGATAGTTTACAGTTTAAATGTAATACCGGAAAAACCCATAAACGTTGTGATTGATAAGCAATATTTATTAAGTGTTGCAGATGATGTTTTGGTAAAGGAGTTATAATGAATACTACTATAGCTTATCCTTTTATGAACGGAATATGCTTATCGTGTTCTAATTGCGATACATCCGTTCTTACTTGTGTGAAGTATCGTACTAAATGTTTTCGTGTAAAAGAGTGCGGAGTGGACGACATTGGTGTATCAGACGATGACGTAGACAAATCTAAGAAGTTACCTGTTTTTACAGCAGAAGATACTCCTTCTAATAGTGGTAAGGTAATTCATACTTACAGTGAGTTATATGGTAAATTCACAGAAGATGATTTTAAAACAAAGTGGGATTTAAGATAAATCGTATTTAATAATATAAAAAATTAGACTCTGCTACAAAAGTACAGAGTCTTTTATTTTAATGTTTGTCTGTGATTTAGCGATAGATACCCCATCCCCCTACTCTAGCGTATTCTACCCTATCATATCCATCCAGAGGAGAAATGTCATCAATCTTAGTAATATACGCTAAAGCTCTTTTACCGTTAATAATCATAACAATTTATCC